CGGTGCAATTACTGTCCATGCCCTTACTTGCTATCGTAGGCATTTCCTGAGATAAAATCCTTGCTAAACCAGCCATTGTAGCCTCTCCTGCGTCAGCCTCAAATATCTTTTGAGGTGTCATTGCTGCAATAGAGTCAACCACTATCAACGAAAACTCTCCCGTGTCTAATAGGTCTAAAAGTATCTGACACGCAGCTTCTGCACTATCAGGTTGTGTAAATAGTAATTCTTTAATATTCACACCCAAGGCTTCGAAATATTTAGCGTCAACACTGTTTTCAGTGTCAATATAGGCAGCTCTACCTCCTGTTTTTTGTACTTCTGCAATAGCCGTTGCAGAAATTGTGCTTTTTCCTACGCTAGGTTCAGAAAACAACTCCACAAGCCTTCCTACGGCATACCCACCTCCAAGGGCGTCATCGATAGCCATAGAACCTGTTGTAATAGTTTTAACAAACGCTTTTTGGTTACTACCTAAAGCCATTAATGTTCCTTCTCCGTATCGCTTATTGATACTTTGCAATACAGAGTCAATAGTCTTTTTTTCTTTTTCTTGTTTTGCCATATATTATGGTTTTTAAATGTTCGTCAATGTTATATATTTCACTTACAACAATATTTAAGTTATTCTATTCCCAATTCTTTCAACACTTCCCATTTATCCCTCATCACCCTTGTAACTTGAAACACCTTGCCTTCTTTAGTAATTACTTCATATTCTCCATTACTCCTAATAGTCTTTATTCGACCATTACCTAACACACCTTCCACTCTAAAATAAACTACTTCATCTATCTGTGGCCCCATCTTAACTATGTTACTTGTGTAATAGTTACGCGTTATTGCAAAGGTTGCTAAAGAAGATGTGACCATAGCTATAACCATTATAAACACCGCTGCAGAATTATTACTATTTTTCATATTTAGTCTGTTTTAATTCCCCAAAATTTTGAGGAATTAGATTATTTAATATTCTCACTCGCACCAACAACCTTGTTAAACTCCTCCTGTACTAATTCTCCGAAAGCGTCTAACAATATGCACGGAGGACAACCACCCATTTCTTCTAACTTCTTAAAACCTTTATATAAGGTTTCCACAAAAGGTATAAAAATAGGACCACAAGTTGTTTCTAACAGGTCTTTATCACCCTCGAAGTTTTCTACTAATTCTTTGTATCTATCTAAATACAACTCTTTTTTATCATCTATTTTACTCATTGTAATAAATATTTTTGCAAATATAAGAAAATTATTTTAATTAACAAACAACAATCAAGTTTTATTTTATGAAACAAAAAAGCGTCTCCACTATTAAGTGAAAACGCCTTCAAAAACATTAACGAAAATTTACACAAAAAGATGAATAAACTATATTCTTCTGAATGCAGTTGGAATCTCCTGCAATTCGATAATGATACTTCTTGTAACGTCAAGTACTAACGCACCTGATACGTTGTGAGCCCAAAACTCTCTTGACATCGTTTTAGATGTACTGATGATTTCTCTACCTGTTTGAGGGCTATATCTACCGTTAGAGTAACCCCACCACATGTTTTCACCTTCAGGCTTAACATAGTAAACATTAGCTCTTTCATTACCACCTGCAACAAGTTTAGCTCCTGTAGGAAGACTTCTTCTTGCATTAGAGTAGTTAGCGTCAGTAGCATCAGTAATCATCATAGAGTAAGCAGAGTGAGCATAACCACCTTCTCCGTAGAATCCTCTTCCTCTTCTATCAGACATCGGAGAGTAATCCATCGCTGGGTCGTGATTAATTTCCACCCATCCAATCTCAGGGATGTTAACTTTTGTGAACATTACAGGCTCAAGAGTAAGTGAAGTAAGACTCTTACCTTGAACAGGAGAATGTGGTAAGAATTTCTCGTTACCCATAAGCACCCCAAGAGCTTGAATTTGAGCCATAACTTCTTCTCTGAACAAGTTAAGCATGTTCATATATGCGAAGTATCCACAATCAAATTTAATGTATCTGTCTTGTGGAGATAAATCTTTTCTATTTTGGAATAACACAGCCATAGCTTGTCTCAATAGAGACTTAGTAATTCCACCTTTTCTTGAATAAGTAAATACATTACCTCTTCTAAATTGATGCCAAGCTCCTTCTGATAATCTCTTAGTTCCATCAATACCTTTAACGATACCTCCTTTTTGGAAGTTAAGAGCGTATGCTTCCATCTTCATCAATTCAAGAAGTACTAAGTATTCAAGAGTTGAACCGATAGTAGTAGTATCTTTCTTAAGTTTACCATTTTTATCAAGTTTACCGATAATCATGATGTCTTTCAGATACCCATCGTTATCTTTTCCAAATTGTTCAAGCTGGTTAGCAAATCTGTTCCAAAACTCTCTAGCATGTACTGCAGCACCTGAGAATGTTTTCTTGTCCGCATACATAGTGTAGAAAGTCTCAACCCCTCTATGTCCTCCTAATTCAAATTCCAATGTCATAGTTGAAACATTGTCACCTCCTTCGAAGTTAGAGAATTGAGTAGAGAACTCACCTAAAGAGTGGTTAACTTTAAAGTATTGAATACCTTCTTGTAAGTATTGTTTATCGAAGTACTCATCTTCATCCATAGTTACAAGTTGCACCCAGTGTTTCCAAGTATCACCGTTTCTTTCTACAACATGGTCTTCCGAAACGTGCAATTGTTGTCCTCTTTCAGGGTTATAAGTGATAATATCACCAGGCTGATAAGCAACATCAAGTTCAATAGGGAACACAGAACCCGCAAGACCAGGATATTCTGAGAAATCAGAAGTGTCTGCAGTTGTGAATGAACCTGAAGGCTCAACAATTTCTACATCGTAGTGACATTTTCCTTGCACACCATTTACTTCAAGGATTGCTCTATCTTTGAAATATTTCTTATAACCTGGCATTCTATAGTCTGCTTGGTTACTGAACAATTCAACTAATCCCAAGTGATTTTTATCAGGGTCCTCAGCATACCAAGAACTTAAAGATGGAGAATCTACTAAACCATACTGTTTAACTTTATTTGTACTTGTAAAAGCTACAATAGTATCCCCGTTGTAGGGTTTACCTAAAGAATTAAAACTCATTTTCTTCTTTTAATATATTAAAAATTAATTATTCAAAATCTGACAAATCGATTACATTTCCTGTATGAGTTTTACCTGGGTTTTTAGGAGTGATGTTTATACTGTCACTTCCACGCTTAACCACTTTCAAACTCTTCATTGTTTTAATTTGAGTATCTCGAACTTCTTCTTTCGCAACTTGTTTCTTATAAGTGTCCTTATCTATAAGGAACAATGCTAACTCAGAAGCAGTTTCAGGATTATTTCTCAAATTGTAGTATAAAGTATCCAACTCAAATGAACCATTTTCGTTCTCTTTAGTAGCGTAGTCTACAATTTTCTTCTTAACATTTGAGTTCAAATCGAATTTGTTAAGATTTTCACTCAGACTATCTCTATAAAGTTTAAGTTGTTTCTTCTTTTCTTCTTTTTGAGCAACCGCTTGATTGTTCAAAGCTTCCATCTGCTTATCAATAGCCCCACGAATCTCAGCGTCTGCTTTAAGAGCCTCCTCTTCAAGTTTACCTTTATTCATGAAACTTTCAATCAAGTCCATAGTTGTTTCTTTATCCATACCTTTTAATTGATGATACTTCATAAAGACAGCTTTTTGTTGGTCCAATTCTATAGATAAATCTAAATTGTCCAACGGGTCTTGATACATATTGTAAGTTTCTAAAGCTTGGGATACATTCCCACCATTTTTCTCAATCTCTATCAAATGCTTAGTAAAGTCTGACACATTCTTAGTTGTGTTCTTTTCACCTTCACTTCTCGCATTTTCTATTTGAGCCTGAATAATTCCTGCGAAAGATTCTTCATCTAAATCATATTCTGATAAAGGAATTTCACCATCTTCTGTTTCAATAGTATCGAACGCTTCGATAACTTTACTCTTCATTAAAGTATCCAAAATGTTCTTATACTTATTTGAACTTTCAGAAGATACAATATTCGGTTCAGGTTTTTCGTCCTTAGGTGGATTTATGGGTTCAGAAGGTGTAGTTTCTCCCACCTCTTCTTGAGTTGCAGTTTCCTCTACCTCTTCTTTTTCAGTAGAAGGTTCAGCCTCCACTTCTTCTGTTTCAGTGGTAGAATCCCCACCAACTCCAAACTCTTCATCTAAAAAAGATTCTAAGTCCGCTACATTCCCGTTCTGTGTTGAAAAATCAAAATCTGGGTTGTTCGTTAAGTCTATACTCATAACTTTCTGCAAATTTATATTGTTAATGGTTAAAAATCAATAAACTAAAATAAACCACTCATCCATAAAGTTTAATTTTATGAATGAGATGGTATTTTATAAGATTAGTTCTTGTTGACAAGTGCTATCATTTCGTCACTCTTACGCTTTTGAGCACGCTCTTCAAGCTCTCGAGCTTTAAGCTCCAACTCTCTATCTTTACGAGAAAGTTCGGCTTGTTTCATAGCTTCATCAACTGCTAATTTTCTTTCTTGTAGTTGTTCTTCGAAAGATTGCTGTCTTTCTTTTAAAGCTTGGTCTGCTTCTTTATTAATCATATCGAAACCATATGCATCGGATTCTTTATCAGATGCTCTACCCAACGCTTTAATTCTCTCAACATCAATCTTATTATCTCTGTCAGCCTCTTTGGACATCTCTTGACGCTTCCAAGCTTCATCCATTCTCTGCATTTCGAGTTCATGAGCCTGTTGTTGCTGTTGCATAACTTGTTCGTGTTGTTGTTGTTGCAACATCTCGTTATATAATCTACTCTTACGAGCAACATCGATAACGCTTGACATGGATTTCGTTTGAATAACTTCTGCAATCGCCAATAGGTCATTACCCATTGTGTTATTCTGAAGAACAAATTGTTTAAATGTTTCAAGGTTCTTACGCTCGGCACTATTCGATGTGAGCATAATACTGAATTTTCTCAAATGGAAATCAGGGTCTGAAAATTGTAACCACGCTTTTGTAGCATCTGATTTCGTGTAATATACTGAAATATCTTTACCTTCTTTCTGACAATATTGAGCAACTGCTAAATGCATATCTAATGCTCTTTTCTTAAAGTCAGAGAAATGTTCAAAGAACGGTTCAGTTTGAGAATAAGCAGCACTTGTAGATTGTCTAACTCCTTCTGCGGTTTCGTGCTTAGTAGGAGCACCCAACCTTTGAGGGTTAAATCCTATTTGTTCGTAAGCTTTATTTTTATAAAACTCTGCCAACTGCATACGGTCGGCAATCTGTGCTGAATAACTCAAGTTTTGAGGTGCAAACTGCATCATACCTCCAGCAATTCCTTTTAAGTTTGAGGTAGAAGTATCTATCGGAACAATACCTGTATTTTTAGCAATACTTCGTATGTTAAATAAAACATCTTCTGTATTACCCCAACTCTTCATTTCACTCGGTAGATACTGCACATCCAATAAGAAGAACAAACCAATTTCCTTTTCTAATAGGTTATACATTTGATTCATTGCAATGTTATGACCTATTTGATAAGGAAGAATTAAAGGTGCTAAACCAATACCAACATAACCTGCCACAGGTAATTGCAATTGATATAACTTACTATTCCCTTTAATTTGATATTCTAAGGGTTCAACTTGAATGTAAATATCATCATCCAAAGCAGTACTCATACTGTTTATCTTAATACCACTCCAAACTTCAGGAACATAATCCCAAACAAGAGTGTTAGGTGTAGGATTGTTCTCAGCTTCTCTAAGAGTAGTTTTGCTTAAAGTTTTAATATTCTTTTCCTCTAAAAAGTCTTTAAGTATTTCTTCTGTAACCGTTTCTTGAGTAAGCATCCCTGTTTCAGGGTCTTCAAAAGTAATGAGTCCAAACCTCTTATAGGACACAAAATAAGCCTCGGTAACCTGTATAAGGTCGTTACGAATTATCGTATTATCAGATAACTGACGGATTCTATCTCTATGTGAACCAAAACCGTATACATCATTCATCCTTCTCGGTAAAAAGGCGTCAATAGATGTAACTTCTCCGTCTCTCCCAACCATGGTTTTCTTCGCCATAGGTGTACCTAATAAATCCTGCAACCCTAAAGCAAACTCATAATCATAATACTGTTCATGAGGAACAATGTGAGTTTCTCCACCTGAACCTTTCAACACCATGTCAGGAAGTTTATGATTCGTTTTAGTACCTTTACCTGTACTAAAAATAGTGTCCTTATTAAGGATTTTCTCTTTCTCCTCTTTCGTCAATAAATGACCATATCGGTTAATAAGTTGAGCAGGTGAAAAGTAATGTATCCTTCCAATGTAATCCCCTTCTTGTGGGTATTTTACATCTAAATTTTGAGAATAAAAAGTATTTAATGGTGACCAAGCCTCAACTTCATAACTATCGTAACCTACTCTGTAGTGTCTAAAACATCTACCTGTTAATAGGTAATCAGTTAAATTAATAAGGTCTATCTCAGACAATTTAAATCTTTCTGTGTCAGCCTCTTTAGTATATTCTGCCCACTTCACAGCCTGTGTCTGCCAATCAGCTTTCAAATAATTGTCAATTTCAGGTGGTGTAAGTGCATGTTTCGCTTGTTCTACCTGTTGAAGATACTGCTGTTTCTCCTCTTCGGAATTAAACGGCATTTCTTCAGGATTATAAAGACCTTGAGTTATAAGTCGCAACTCTAACTCTTTATTCCATTTATCGGTTATGTATTCCTGTAATAAACGGGTCTTTTCTCTAAGATATTCGTTTGAAGCAATCTCATCTACCTGAGTAACTGCGAAACTGTCAGAATGGGCTAAATACTCCCCTCGAAGAGCTCTTATTATTATCCCTAATATGTCGTAGTGTTTAATAAAAGTAGGAACACTTGTATCCTTTAAAGCCTCATCTAATTCAGACAGTTGTGGTATAACCTCCGACAATTCACTGTGGGAAAGTTTTCCCTCAACCATACGATATAAATCTTTAAATCGTAAGTTTTCCTTCATCTGTCGAACACCTATCCTTTCCAAGGCGTCCATAGTTTCCTTCTTAAACTCTTTTGTCTGTTTTTTAGAATACGGTATGGCTTGTGCAGGTAATTCGGAATGGATACCGCCACCAATCGCATCACCATACCAATAACTTGCATGTGCAGCCATTGTGGTATTTAACAAATTTCTGCAAAAATACTAAAAAACAACCGTGTAATAAAAAAACTAAAACCCCACCTTATAAAGGCAGGGTCTTAAATATCTTATAAATACAAGGTCTTAACTATCTTAGCAACTAACAATCAAGTGAACTACTCCTAAGCAGGAGCTCCAAGGGTCAAAGCTTCTATTTTATATAGACAGCTATCCTTGATTTTAACTCTATGTTCCGATAGAGCTTTATTTTTAATATTAAGAGCTGCATTTAAGTCCCTATCTAAGTCTGACTTACAGTTAGGACATTGCCAAGCTCTATCATTTAACTTTAAATTATCATTTTTATGGTTACACTTATGACACAACTTAGAGCTAGGATAAAAGGTATCTACTTGTAATATGTTTTTACCTCTTAGTTCAGCTTTATAGGTAAGCATATTGATAAACATAGCCCAACTAGCATCACTTATATGTTTAGCTAATGGCTTATCTTTAAGCATACCTTTTATGTTAAGCTTTTCTATACAGATAGTTTGATTTTCGCTATCGCTTAAAAGCTTAGTTGATAGTTTGTGTAAAAAGTCTAATCTTTGGTTTTTAACTTTAGTGTGAATCTTGTTAAGTCTTTGCTTAGCTTTCCTACCTTTAGTTTTAGAATATCTTCGCTGAGCATAAGATAACTTAGATTGATTTTTAGATAAATATTTAGGATTCTCTATTTTCTCACCTTTAGAAGTAGTAAGATAACTAGATATACCTAAATCAATACCTATAGTTGTACTTTCATCAACTTCAGATTTAACTAAAGTAGGACTATCAATTTCACATAAGATTGAAACAAAGAACTCACCTAAAGGGTTTTTCTCTATAGTTGCCCTTTTAATGATTCCTTTAACGGGTCTATGAAGAATAACTTTGATACCTTCTTTAAACTTAGGTATAAATAAAGTTTCACCTTCAAGTCTAACATTTTGTGGAACATTAAATCTACTATAAGATGACCTTTTAGATTTAAACTTAGGAAATTTACTTTGTTTATTGTAGAATCTCTTAAAAGCTGTATCTAAATCTAGTAAAGCTTTTTGTAGAGTCTGTGAATTAACGAGTTTTAACCAAGGTTTCTCTTTCTTTAAATCAGGAATTAACTTTTGTAAATCAAACCTAGAAAGACTAACCTTAGATTCCTCATAAGTTTTACTTTTTAGGTCTAGGAAGTAATTATAAATAAACCTAGCTGAACCCAAGTGTTGCTCTAAAAGCTCTACTTGCTCAGCTGTAGGTAGTATCTTATATTTAAATCCTAAGTAACTCATAAGTGCAAAATTAAATATTATATTTTAATTAACCAAGTAAAATTAATAAAAAGTTTAATCTTAATCGATTCATCCCACTACCCTAAAAGGATAGAGGGAATTCTCGATTTAAATTTAAGTAAATGAACAAATAATTCAAAAAAAGCAAAACAACAATTAAATGTCAATATCAGTTAAAGCTTCAAGCTCTTTATTTTCTTCATAATATTTGGTAAAGGCTTTTTTATCCTTTTCCCAAACACCTGTAGCTTCAGGGAAAATTAAAAACAATTCACCATTTTCTAAACAAGAATTATAAAAATTCTTAACTTCTGTTTTTGTAATCTTTATTTTTGCCATAATTCATGTTTTAGAAAGGTAAATCCATTTCATCTTCATCCTCTTCAACTTGCTTCGCTACAGGTTTTGCAGGTTTAGCAGCAACAGGTTTTTCAACAGCTGGTGCTGGAGCAGGTGTAGAAGTTTCTTCTTCATCATTTCCACCATAAGAATAACCACTTGTTTTCTCAAATCTTTCAAGTTGTTCCTTCAAAGACTTGTAAAGATACTTGTCTTGATTTGAAAAATCCCAAACTAATTTTCCTGAAATATCTTCAGACTGTGTTGGAGAAGGAATATCTCCACCATTATTACCTTCTTTGTTAAGGTATTTATGGAATGCTTTTACAGACTCGTTTTCTCCATGATTGAAGTAAATGTTTTTAACAGTGTAACCTCTATCATCTTTTCTTTTATCGAATGAAATCGAGTAAGTTTTTTCAAAATCTACATTCGGAAGAACTTGAGCCAATGCCTTAGCATATGGAGAAAGTCCTTTTTTCATTGTGTAAAGTTGGAATTGAATATTCTCTCTTCCGTCTTTACCATCAATAGAAATACTTACCATAGGAACTTCTCCTGTTTGGAATTTTGCATTTCTAATTCTTAATTCTACAATCTTACCTTCGTCGGTTGCTGTAAATAACTTACGGTAACCTGTAAGTTTACCTTCATCATTGTAGTGAGGTTTATAACCATCCATCTCTACTTTTGACGCTAAATAAATAAATCCGTCTGCGTCTACTTTGAAATAACTTGTGTTAGCATTTCCTACTTCTCTTGCCATAATAAAATGTGTTAAAAATTAATAATTAAGTTGATTTGTGAGTTTCTAAACTGTTTAAGAACTCATTTTGTTTTGCAAATATATGGAAAAAATTTTAACTTCCAAACAAAATCATAAGAAATTTCATCTTTATTAGTTAAATTTTATCATATCTGAAAATCAAGTATGATGAAAACCTAAATTTCAAAGGTTGTAAATTCCTTATCTATAAATATCATATGTTGAACACTCCCATCCGTGTGGATTATAACATTTCCTTGAAGCCAACTCGAAGCTCCTTTATTGTATCCATCTCTTAAATGTGTCAATGTTCCAACAGATAATACTCGCCCTTGCTTACCACAAACATGAGAATGCCCTACTATCATTTTTGTAGACATTCTTGTGAACTGCTCTAAACTTCCACGACTTCCGTTCGCACCTATATGACCATGGTGAGCAACTTCCCAACCATTTACAACGAAAGAATCATCGTAATCTAAACAAAATACCTGTTGTGGTGAAAAATTCTTTTCTATCATGTAGGCCACAACACCTTTTTTAGCATCACCTTTTAAAATAGAAGAAGATAATTCTAAATAAGTTAGAGCATTTTTAATATCCTTTTTCCAATCCTGATTTAATATCCACCTATCAAATCTATCATTGTGATTTGCCTGAACAATAACCTTTTGTATATCTCTTCCATCATCTAAAAACTCAATCAAAGACTCCAGCTCCTCCATCACATCATCCGCACCATCCTGCATTCTTTTAAACTGTTCAATAGGGTTGTTTACAATGTGATTATTGACAGAAATACCATCTATAACATCATGATAAACTTCTACATCAGCGTTCATCTTATCTGTAAACTCCATAGATTTAACTAAAACATCTATATCCGTCGAACCCCAATGTAGGTCTCCATAAACCATACCTGATATTTTGTTTATCTTTTCAACCTTACCGTTATCCACCCGATGACACAAATCTGTGAAACTACCATCTACATTCGCCTCAACCTGTCTGATAAAGAACACATCCTCATCACGGATTTCAACAATTACAAATCCAAGATTATGGTGAAACTCCCCTTTCTTACCTGATTTACTATCTGTATAATTAGGTAATGTTATCGCCCCTGTAGACAATAATATCTTCTTAGGATGACCTTCTAAAACAGGAACAGACTTTAAATGTTGTTTAGGATGTCCTACAATTGTAGTAGTTTCACCCGTCATCATTTCAAGTCCACTTAAAGGTATAGACGCAGTAGGTTGTATCTTAACATCACCTAAAATCGTCAAGTATTTATGTATATTGTGTCGGTTGCTATCCCAATATGGTCGTGTTAACGGGTTCCAACTCTCATGTTTAACTTCTGTGTGAACAGATGTCGGGTTTTTGTATCTCCCAAGAATAACTGAAAGCTCAGCACCTAAAAAATCCTTATAAGCAAGGATATTATTCCACAATTCTAAATGTAAAGGTGTTTCATTCTGCTCCCAAGTGATTAAATAATACTTAGAATTTTTTAAAACCCTCCCTTTTGTTTCAAGCAATGCTTCATCTAACAATTTATCTTTTCCAATATTGTTAGTAACCTTCTCTCTTTCTAATAGTTTTGACACAGACCTTCTAATAGTATCTGTGTAAGTAATCTGTCTTAAACTACAAAACTCGACGGCAGCTTTAGTTATATTACCATTCTGCTCGTCAAGTATTCTTTTTAAATCTTCTAAATCTTCTTCTGTATATTTTCGCATTTAATGTTGTTTATTAAACGAACGGAAATCTTCGTCGGTCATCTAAATATTGTAACCATTTGATTGCGAGTGAGAACTCAAATCTGAGTTTTCTGAAATAATAAATAGTGCCGAGATTTCGGCCCTACTTAACTACTTGATATTGAGTGAGAACCCAAATTTGGGTTTTCAGAAATTACCTTATAAGTCACTGAAATTCAAACAGAACGAAACTTTCCGTTTTCTAAAATACTACTTTTATATTATAAAACACTCAGATAATGCTGTAACTTATCTTTAAAATCAGCTTCGAAAGTTTTAACTGCTATCTTATATAATGTTGGAATATCACGAAGAACCTCATCAACAAATTGTAATTTAGATTTAATTTTCTTAGCAGGGTTCGTTGCGTTATAAGCTTCTAATCTCGCATTCAAACGCATACCTTTAGACTTTTCATAAAACTCATATAAAACAGCCCATCTCTTTCTAATTAAATCATCTTTGTTCCCACGCATTTTTATAATCTCATTAAGAAACTGTCTTTGAGTTTGCAACTTAACATCGTCTGTCATATAAACAATAACTTCCTTCTGATGTTCTACTTTATCCTCCAAAGGTTTAACATAACCAAGCTCGTATTTGTTAACAGCTACAGCTCTTTCCAAATCACTTTTAGCCATCATTATGTCTAAACAAAGTTTCTCCTTAAGAGATAACTCAGTATGTAAATTTTTCAAATTATTTTCCAACTCTTCCCATCTTCGATTTACTCTAATTCTAAGTTCTGTATTGTAACCTGTCATCAAATCCATAGTTTGCATCTTGGTTAATAAACATTCCCTATGCTGTTGATTTCCAGTGCTTTCGTGAGTATAAGACCCCTGCTCAATTTTGAGCATGCCTAATTTTTCATAATGTTCATTAAGTTTATCACAATCTCTCAATACATTTTTATGTAGTTTCCCTGTTAATTCCGCAATCTCTCTACTTGACATTTTAGGGGAGTTACTATTGTTCGCTCCACTTAAATTTAATAATTCGTTTTTCATATTTTATAATTAAAACATATTTTACATTAAAGCTGCAAATATAAAACAATTTTTTGAATAAACAAATAAAACGCCCAAAAAAGTGAGCGTTTTAATGTTAAAATTTGACAATCAGATGTTTATCAGTTACAATCCCTATTTTTAGAAACTTCTCAATAGACTTTTCTATAAGCCTCGCAACAATACTTGGACTCAATGGGTTAAAAAGAACCTCGCCATATTGACTTGTGACAATGGTTTTCTTGTAAAACTCATAATAGTCAAAAGTTAATTCCCTGATAAACTCCTCATTGTTCTGCCAAAATTCGTCTGTAACTACATCTTCACTGATATAGTCCCACACCTCTTCGAAAAATTCGTTATAGTCTAAAATACCGTTCATTGTTTATAAAATTATATTTGCAAAAATACCATTAATAGTGTAACTAACAAGCATAATAAAATGACACCTTATTGTTTTGAATTATTAAAACCTTTTTCATATATTTGCAAAGTGAATTTCAAATTACAGTAGTGCTCCAAACACGAGCAGAAGAAACATGAAAATTTTTCTCACTGATTTACAGTAAGTTACAGATTTTCGATAAAATTTCTTCTTATTTTGTTTGGAAGTTTAAAAATAATTTGTATATTTGCAGCGTGTTGATACTTCAAGCATCTCAAACAAAATAAAGTTGCGTATAAATGAGATGTAAGTAGTCGGAGGAAATGAGGGCCTCCAAAACAGCCGAGTGACGCAAATGAACTCTAATCTTCGAGATGGAGGGATTCGGTAGGAAGGGTTGCAGACTATTCAACCGCCTAAAAGCCTTCAACGAAAGTTGAAAAGATTTAGGAATATGGAGAAGCAGCGATAGACGGTTTTAGTAAACTCAAGTTTAGCCTATTTGAGGATTGGTCCGTCTAGACTATTGAAATAAACAAAGACCAATAGACTATGTCTTATTAACTTAAGACTCGATGCACATTGGCGGGAGTAACCATTTGGGTGTGCATTTAAACTTCCAACAAAGGGATTGGGAAGTGGGTAGTTCGGAATCGTGACGCCCAAAATCAGTGTCCAGCATTCACTGAGAAAGAACACGAAAAGGATATGGGCCTTGCTGGTAGGTAGTCCCTCCTGCCCTGACGCATTAAAGCGAGCCGAAAGGCGTTTTATAAGACCAAATTCGGTATTTCTCAGGAAATATCATCTTATAATCAGTAGGTGCGTCTTAAAGGGTGCTTGGATTTAAGCACGTGTGGAAGTAGGCTTTCCGCATAATAGAACGTGAAATCCCCTAGAACTAACCTGACTTGACATAACTTTTTCAAAATTGGAAAAAGTCATACCGTAGAGATGCAACTACGCCCGAGAGGGAAGGTTGGATTTGGCACTTTGCAAGAAAAATTTCTTAGTAGAGCTAAGAAATTATCGGCCAAATCCCTAGGGAGTTCTATGCCCTTTAGTGCTCACCCGTCGTAAAGATAAATCTTTACTCCTCCCACACAGCGAAAAACACACCGCTGATTGTCCTACGCGGACGGCGGCTCGTTTCACTCGCTGGAGAAAAGAGAAAAATTTACTTGAAAAAAAACCGCATACCCGCACGAACGCATACCCACACGGACGCACAAAATTAAGCACGAAATTTTGTAACTGCTTGATTTTCAGAGAGTTGCATTTAATCACCTGATTTTCAGCAAGTTAATTTAAAAACTTGGAAATCAGTGTTTTACATAAATAACGAAAAAATTTTACACAAAAATGAGCCAAAAACCAAAAATTCCACTGCATGTGGTGACTTTTAAGTTCGAAAATAGTTTCGACAAGGTGCACGCCTGTCTTCGTTTGTATGCAGAGGCAACGAACATCAAGGCTGGTTATGTGCACATTAGACCGAGAATGGTGGATGTTTTAACGTTTTACATCCTGTATGGTTACAGTAGAGACACAAAAAAGAAAATATTAGAAACAACGGGGTTTACCAAAGAGAATTTGAATCAAATTAACTCTGAATTGACGAAGAAAGGGTATTTGAGGATGGATTCGAGAAACTATAGAATTAAACATCTTAGTCCTGCTGTTCAAGGTTTGAAGGATTTCTTCGACAGTTCAGAAGACATAGAAAAATCACTGTTTGCATTTTCACTAAAACGAGAAGAATGACGAAAAATTCAATATCATTTACCACCGACATACTGACGGAAGTTGCTGAGGAAGGCGGGTGGGATATAGAACAGGTTAAGTTTTCGTACGATTTGTTTTTAGAGTCTATCCGTGATGCGATAGAAAACGAGAAAGCTGCCTGTTTGGAGATTTACATGCTTGGAAGGATGTACTTGAAAACCGAATATCTGAAGCATGTGTTTGAAAAAAGTCCAGCAACAGAAGAGAGATACAAAGAGCAGGTTCAGAGAGTTGATGATTTACGACAACTGAATTTGAAGAAAAAAGAAATCCTTGGGAAGAGTTTTAGATTTTTCCATGGACAACCTGCAATAATCAACAAATATGGGTTTAGACGAGGTTATAGTCTTGACCAATTGGAGGAAATACAAAATAACATTTAGATGAAACGACAGAAAATATACGAATCTACAGACCCAATAAAAGATTTACCACTTTCGGAAATCGAGCGAAGAAAAGCAATTTGCGACAGTTGTCCGTTCAACTCTAAGAATGCGAAAGACTTGACGGTTATTCAGAAAATTCAACATCAAAACGGAAACTTCTGCACGAAATGTAGTTGTTACATCGAAAACAAAGTACAAAGAAGTAATGAATCTTGTGGTCTTGTTGAAGTGGGAGAAACACCACTTTGGACTAAGGTAATTCTGAAAACAGAAAATGAGGCTCATTTAGACGTCAAAAATCGTTCATTTCAAAAAAGTGATATAAGAATATCAGAAAATAGAGAAAGTGTCTTAATCGAGCTCTTTGATACCTCAAATCGAATGTTACCGTTTTCATTGGTGGTAGAAAATACAAATGTTAAACTTGTTGCCGTTGAACCATATTGTGATTGTTTAAAAGTTCAGATAAACGGATTACAGATAACGGGGGAGTTAGATACTGAAAAATTTTCTAAAGGTAAGTTTCAAAAATCATTTGAAGTATTTTATGTTGCAGAGGGTGTAGAGGGTGAATTAAGCACTGTTTTTACGCTGATTGGTGAAAAAGTTTAAAAAATATTTGGAAGTTTGAAAATTATTCTTAACTTTGCCGAAAATATTTAAAATTTATGAACATGTTAGAAACATTTAATCACGAGGAATTTGGTAAAGTTAGAATTTTATTACAAGAGGGTGGAGAAGCATGGTTTCATGGTAGAGATATAGCGATTGCACTTGGGTATGCTAAACCCGAAAATGCTATCGCAACTCACTGTAAATCAGACGGTACCCTGAAACAGGGGATTGCTCATTCGAACGGAGTAGGTAGTTCTTTAGCAACTTTTATTAATGAAGCTAATTTATATAGGTTGATAATGAGAAGTAAGTTAGAATCAGCCGAAAGATTTCAAGATTGGGTGGTGGAAGAAGTCCTCCCATCAATTAGAAAAACAGGTTCTTATTCTGTTGCACCTAAAACAAGTGCAGAGTTATTATTAGCTCAAGCTCAACTGCTAGTTGATTTAGAACGCAGACAGATAGAAACTGAACAAACTATTAGACATCAACAGGAAGAATTAAATTCTTTGAAGTCGGATGTGGACCATATGCTGGAAGTTAGAGAAACTGCTAAAGAACAATTGGAGTTTTTACCACTGTCTGAAAATACTTCTCCTGAACAAACATTGAGGAGTAAAATAAATCAAATCGTCAAAGCTTATGTGAGTTTGACAGGTGTAAGTTACCCTGAAGCTTGGGATTCCGTTTACAAAAACTTATACTACAAGTATTCTATCAGTGTTAGAGCGATTAAACCCGTTAAGAAAGGTGAAAATAATCTTTCAAAGTTAGAAAGAAAAGGTCATCTCGAAGCTGTTTACACCGTTGTTTCTGAAATGTTGAGAGACGGAAAATAGTAAAAGTGAAATTTTTCAACCTGATTTTCAACAACTTAACAAAAACTGATGAAAAAAGTTGTCAAAAAATTTGGAAGTTAAGAAAACAGGTTGTATATTTGCACTATTAAATACAATCTTTCATAAAGATATTAAAATTAAAGTTAATCAAACAGGTTCGGGAGGCAGGTCTGTAGAAGTTCGAATCTTCACCGAACCCCTAAACATCGCGAAGAGGAGCAAGAGGACGCTCGCGAGGCTCATTACCTCGAGGTTGCAGGTTCGAACCCTGCCTTCGCTACAAATTGACATGTAACTTTTTTCTATTATTATTTTGAATTTTTGATTTGTTAATCATTTATTTTTATTTTCCCACCGTTCATAACGGGCGGTGGGTTTTTTTAAAAAAAAGGTTACTAATAAGAAATTGCTTATCAAAAATGCTACTTTTTTTGATTTGTAACTTTTATTTCATATTTTTTTAATTTCAAATCTAATTTTTGTCAGTTTATTAACGGTGGTTTATGAGTATATAGGTTGGAAGCGACCGAGTTAGATGAACTTGACAAACAAACAGATGGCCTTACTTTATTGTGAGGCTGTCTTTTGTAGTATATTTTTGTTTAAATGAATTTTAGAGTAATAGCGATGGATGAATTGAAGGATGTTTTCTTGAAACTTGAAAATTATTCTTTAACAGAGGTCCTTTATGCCGCACTAACCACCTTAGAAAAGGGTAAAGAGTTAGGTTGGCTTTTAGAAAAAACGGATAAAGAGCTTTACACGGCTCTCAATAAAATTGTAAAAAATGAGCGAGAAGAAGATGAAAAAAACTAAGAAGTCTGCTTTAGTTGCAGAACTTATAAAACTAACAGAGGATTATCTTACTCTTGTTGAAACTGTTAAAGCTTTAGGTCAAGAGTTACACGAAAGAGATTCTTCTCTGTCTAACCCGAGTGAGAAAGATTTAGATTTTGTAAATGAAACCCGTGAGAAGTTTTTCCTTTATGAAATCTACAATCAACAGGTGGGAATGTGGGCTTCATGCATTCATCATCTTTACAAGATTGTCTTACTTGACAAATTGGAAAACACTCTTGGGGAGAAGATGAAAGATACTATTGAAAAGATTTATCATTTAGCACCTGACGGTGTGGCAGTGGAAGGTTTGAATGTTAAATTCATCGACCCTAACCTGATAAACATCATGGATAATAAAGGTTTTGCTTTACCCGCTGAAAAATTTCAAGAGTTGTTAGAACTTCAGAAAAAAAATGGCCAAATACATTAAGAAATCTGACGAACAGTTTATCAAGAAGTCATTAGAGGAGCTAAAAGAACAGTTAGATAGGATTATGGAGTATATTCAAGAGAATCCTTGGCAGAAGATGGACACTAATGTCCGTTCTGAAGAGTTCAAGTTTCAGACTTCTTTATTTGATAGTCACACGAAGTGGCTTAAAGCATACTTAGAGTTGTCAGGTGTCTTTGAATTTTATGAAGAAGCCATGAAAAATAAAGAAAAAGAAAGTAATGTTCGTCAAGGACATACTGAAAATTCTATGATTGCTCATTATAAAAGCGGAGAACTTGACAACATGTTGAAAAACTTAGATTAATGAGTTTAAAAAACGAATTTTTCATTTACATGAAGAATAAGCCTGAATGGGTGGAGGGATTATCGTTTGAAAAACAGACAAGAGATGTTCAGCAGTTTTATCTTTGGGAGCTTAAAAAAGTTCGAGAGGGTGTAACTGTTGGAGGACATAAAATCCACCCTTGGATGTATTGGCATTTAAACCATTGGCACATACAACAGGACATAATGTTACCTGACGGGCAAACAGAAAGGGTGAATAATCCCCCTATCCTCAGGGACAACGAATGGTTTTATAACGAAAGTGTCATAAGGGCTGAGGAAAATCCTAAGAAAGGGTTATTTATTATGGGTTCACGTCGTCTTGGGAAGAGTGTTTCTATCTCTTCTTGGACCATGTGGAACGCCCAAACAAAATATGGTGGTGAAGCATCTGCTAATACTATCATTGGTGGTTCAACGGAGGACTTAACAGCGTTAACAACTTACATGAACCACGGTTACGAATACACACATCCTATGTTTAAGATAAACAGAATTACCAAAGATTGGTATAGTAAGCAGGGTGTTATATTTGGAACAAAACTTAAAAACAACGAAACCGATGTGTTTTCAAGGATACAGGTTATAAACTTGGACATGGGTTCGAATACTTCAAACCAAAAGACTGCGGGTGGTACGCCTGTATCTTGGGTATTAGACGAATGTGGTAAGTTTGCTTTTAAGAAAGCGTGGGAGGCTGCGAGACCTTCTTTTGATACAGGTTTAGGTACTTGGCGTATTAGTCCGTGGCTTTTAGGAACGAGTGGTAATATTGACATGGTTCAAGATGCTATGAGTTTAGCAAACAACCCTGAATCTAATAATTTGTTAGTTATGGATTGGTCTTTAATTGAAAGAAATAATCCTGACCCTACATGGACTCGAAAATCTTGGGCTTTATTTGTTCCTGGTCAGATGTCCTTAGCGATAAAGAAGGTAGATTCTAATCTTGGAGAGTATCTTGGGGAGAAAGACCCTGAACTTGAAAAGATAAAAATGCAAGTTACACCTTGGGAGAGTGCTAACGCGGAGTTACAAAATGAGTTAAAGAAGTTAAAAAAGATAGACACTGTTGCTTATTACAACCGTAGAATGTTCTATCCTTTAGACCCTGACGATTGTTTCCTTCAAGATAGTTACAATCCATTCCCGACGGCAGAAGCTATAACACATAAAAATGAAATTGTTGCTCGTGGTGATACAGGAAAACCTGTAGATTTACACATTAACAATAACAATGAGATAGTTTACAATATGTCTGATAAGGAAATAGCAGAGTTTCCTCATAAGGGTGGAAACGTTGATGCTCCTTTCATATTGTTTGAAGAGCCACCAGCTCCGAATAACAGACATATTCAACAAATATATTGTGCAGGTCTTGACCACTATAAACACGACACTTCTGATGGAGATTCCTTGGGTGCGTTTTATATTGTCAAAAGAAGAAGTAACATTTTTGATACTACAAAACTTGTAGCATCTTATGTATCAAGACCTAACACCATGGAACTTTTCAACAGAAATGTTGAGATGTTAATGAAGCTTTATGGGGCGGAGGTATTGCAGGAAAATGCGGATATATCGTTTCAGCAATATTTGATGAGAAAACATGAAGCTGACATTTGGTTAATGAATGGTGAGAGTTTAGCAAAACGATTTGTAAATGCTCGTTCAAATCAAAATAACAAATACGGTATTACTCCAAACACTCGAAACATACAATACGTATTCAATTTGGTAGTAAGTTATTGTTGGGAAGTATTATCAGATAAGAAAAACGAAGATGGAATATCAATCCCAATGCTTGGCATCAGCCGTATAAAAGATGTAGCGTTGTTAGATGAAATCATCAACTATAAGAAGGGACAAAACCACGACCGTATTTTAGCATTCGGATATGCTCTTGCGTGGGCACAATATCTTGATGATGTGGGTGTGGAAGTTGGTCATCCTGAAATTGATTTAACAGACATCAACAGGGCTCGTAAAAATTTAAGAAACAGAATAGACTCAGGTTCGTTTTACTCTACTAAACGTTCAGGTTTTTATTAGTTTATTTTTCATATTCATAAGTTTAAATTTTAATTTTAATCATTACCTCTCACTTTAATCAGTGGGAGGTTTTTTGTTTTTTTAGAAAAAAAATTTGCGAGTTTCAAAAATAAGTTTTACATTTGCAGAAAATTTTAAAGTCATGCATGAAGAAGAATTGATTAAATTTATTAAACCTTTAATTTAAAATGATACTTAATAGAGAAAACATAGATATAAAAACTATTGGAGATATTAAACTCAATAGTGTAGAGATTGATAAAAATAGTGGAGCTAAAATAATAGCAATGCTTACACACAACTTATATTCTAATCCGTTACAAAGTTTTATTAGAGAGACGGTTTCTAATGCCGTAGATAGCACTAAGGAGGCTGGTAATGATAACCCTGTTGTTGTAAGTTTAACCACTGTTAACAACGATGCGAGGATAACTGTTAGAGACTTCGGGACAGGTCTTTCACCCGAGAGGTTTGACAAAGTGTTTAGGTTCCTTGGTGGTTCTACAAAAGAAAACTCTAACGATTACATAGGATGCTTCGGTATTGGTAGATTTAGTTGTCTTGCTGTGGCTAATGAAGCAGAAATAACATCTTTCTACGACGGTGTGTGTTACAAATACTTGATGTATAAGACAAGTAATGGAATCAATATAGATTTGCTCGACACTCAACAGACTGAGGAGGAAAATGGACTACAAGTAAGTGTGGTTATTAAACGCAGTCCTAATTGCATATACGCTGTTAAAAACACACTGGCTTATTTTGACAATGTTGTGATTATAAATGATGATTATATTGAAAACAATGTCAAAAAGGGTAAAATAGGAAGTATTAAACCTATCGAACTGTCTAACGGTGGAGATTTTCAAGTGGTTATGAATGGTGTATGTTACTATGTGGATTTCGATAAAATAGAAAATGTCATAGGTGTCGATAAGACTCTATTGATTAAGCAAACGGCTATAGACTGTGTTGTAGATGTGAAAATAGGAGATATTAATGTTACTCCAAATAGAGAAGAAATAATGTATGATGATTATACATGTAATAACATTTATAACAGAGTCTTAGAAATAAAAAAGGAGTTTTTAGAGTTCAAAAAACAAGAAATAACCGAAAGTGGTATCACTAAGGATAATTGGAGGTTAATCCCGAAACTAAATTTTTTAGGCAACATGTATTTTGATTATGATTACTTTATTGAATTTAATGGAGAGTTATTCAATCAACAACAGGTGATGTACATCTACAGATTTTTGATAAAATTAACGATTCCTAACGATAACAACAATCTAAGTATATGTTTAGATAACTGTATAACAAGTAAAGATATAAAAATTGAAGATGTATTAAATGCTTTTGATAAAGGACAACTATTTAGTAGACCTGTTAGATTAAATAATCATACAAGGGACTTCCTTTACAAAGATTATGGATACGGTACGGTATTAGTAAAAGATTTTAATATGTTAAAACAAGCTATTGAAACTCTTGCTATACCAGGTAATCCTAATGTAATACACACCTTGAAAAAATGGTTACTTGAAACTTTAAAGGTTAAAGAGTTAATTGTCCCCGAGCCTGAAAAGAAAGTAAAAGATAAAAAAGAAAAGCCTATAGGTAAACAAGTAAGATTTAAAATAGAGAAAGAAGTTCATTATAAGAAACTATCGGAACTCGAAAAGGATAGGGAACAGTATGCCATATTATCCCCTGATGAGGAAGCTAAATATAGTCATATCGGTAAAAGACATGCTATTAAGGTTAATAAAACTATGTATGATAGGTTATTACAGTTAGGGTTTAAGACCGTCAAGTCTATTGTAGACGAAGCGAAAGATGAATTATATTATAAAAAATTATATTGTGGGTTAGAAGGTGTTAACAATACTCTTAAAGGATTGGGTTATTCTATAGACCGTAATGCTTATAAGAGGATAAAGCAGGGTAACCGTAAATATCATGATAATTATATTCGGTGGATTAAAGTCGATAAAGAAGTTCCTGAAGAATATAAGTGGGTTGAAAACCTTAGAAAATTAATAGAGGCACCTATCTATGGATATTTAAGGTCTACTATATTAAAACAATTATTACCAATTAACTTTGAAATAAACGATAAAAATGAAATTACAGGTCAGAAATCAGAGAGCAATCTTTTTGTTTAGCGATAACTCTACATTCATTGTCGAGCCGTTTACAGATGAAGATTATAACTTTTGTATCAATCATACAGAAGAAGAAATAAAAAATAAATTTACTACTATTATAGAGATGCCTGAGGTGGCAAACCTTGATATATCATCAAGTAAAATACTTACTGAGGAAGAGGGACGTATTATTATTCCCTCCGTATCTAAAATAGGATTACCTGAGATACTAATAAAGAGAATTATCGAGGCGGAGAAGAATGGGACAGAGTTGAAATATGTTAATTTTTGGAAACTTCTTTCTCTCAATCCTAATTCTCATGCAAGAAATAATTTACTATGGTTCTTAGAGAAATTTGATTTTGATATTTTAGACTCAGGCTTATTTGTAGGATACCGAAATGTAGTATCTAAAAATGAAAATGAATTATCTGCTATCTTAGATGCGTATTCAGAGTTAGTAAGGACAGGTCATAAAGAAAGTAATAGTTTATTATTAGCACTTAAAAGACAGCAGGAATATACAGACCAATACTCTAAAACATTCTCTATTAAATTAGGAGAAGTTGTAAGAATGAAAAGAAGTAAGTGTGATGAGGACTCTAATAATCCTTGTTCTAGAGGTCTGCATATTGCTCATAAGGGTTGGAAAAGTTTATCCTCTTTTGGAGATACAACTATAGCGTGTTTAGTTAATCCAAGAAATGTAGTGTCTGTGCCTATGGACAGTGATTTGGGTAAGATGAGAGTTTGCGAATATTATCCTATGGATGTGGTTTTGGATAATATTGGAGATTATGAGCAATCAGATGAGTTAATTGAAAGTCAGTTAAATTACATAAGTCAATTATCCTATGAGGGTAAAGTTAACAATAATGATAGTCAGCAATACAAATTCAAAAGAAAGTTTCAGACTTATCAATCTATTAAATTTGACTTAGAAGAACTAAAAAGAATATTAAATAAATAAACAAAAGATAAAATTATGACAGAACTTATTAAAATTACAACAAATGAAAGTGGGAACCAAGTAGTATCTGCTAGAGAGCTTCACGAGTTTTTAGAAAGCAAACAAGAATTTGCAAATTGGATTAAGAATAGAATTGACAAGTATGGATTCGTTGAAAATCAGGACTTTGAGGTTTTTGACAATTTTATCAATAACCCTAATGGAGGCCGACCACTAAAGGAATATGCCTTAACTATAGATACAGCCAAAGAATTAGCAATGGTTGAAGGGAATGAAAAAGGTAGACAAGCAAGGAGATATTTCATTGAATGTGAAAAGAAACTAAGAGATGTAGTATCAAACCAACAACTATATATCCCTAAGACTTTACCTGAAGCGTTAAGAGCATACGCTGATGAAGTTGAGAAGAATATTAAACTAGAAGAGAAAGTTAAAGAGCTTGAACCAAAAGGGCAGTACTTTGATAAGTTAGTAGACAGAGTCATATTAACCAACTTTAGGGATACAGCTAAGGAATTAGGATTAGGTCAAAATGCGTTTATAAGTAAATTGATTGAACTAAGATACATTTACCGAGACTCTAAGAAGCATTTAAAACCTTATTCTAAATTTGTAAAAGATGGATTATTTGAAATCAAAGAGTTTACCAACAGTCACACTTCAGGAGTTCAGACCTTAGTTACACCTAAAGGTAGAGAAGTTTTCTTAAGATTAATTAAAGGTGTTCAAGCTATAGATTTAAAGTTACTGAAAGGTTGAAATCAAAATGGACCAAAAAATAATTCAAAATAAATTTGGAAGTTAAAAATATTAATTGTATATTTGCAAACGTTAATTATCTTAGTAGACTATTCCCTATGTTTCCCTGAAGAAATTCAAATCATAGGGTGTCGTTTCAAATTTCTTGTCATACGACAAAGGAGTTATTTACCCTCGGAGTTACTAACCGAGGGTTTTTATTTAAATCGGTACTATGTTATACAAGGTAGGTAAAACCGCGGCTTTGTAATGTTAAAAGACATTTTCCTATATATACTACACACCACTACCCTATACAAATAAAACACTACTTCAAAAACAAATACCCCCTCCCTTTCCAAAACCAAGAACAATAAATTTTCCACTTTCTAAAAAATAACCTTCATAAACCTATCAAATTTCCATGATAATAATATCACCTATACAATCATACCAAAATAACATTTAAATCAAAATTTACCCTACCTATGTAGCCCATAAAGAGTGTCCACATTAAACTATCAAATATAAAATATCAAAACCCGCGGGGAAGTATTGTTATCCAACTCACTCAACAAAAATTCATACATATATTCATATATGAATATAGTATGCTACTCCACCACCTCATCTAAAAAATAGATACCTAAATAAATATACCCAATATATATATATATATTCAATTCCTCTATATATATTAACCTATATCTACCCAAATATATTTCACAGGTATATATTATCCTATCTAATAACTTTCCCATTATACATGTCTATCTTTTTATTTTTTGTATTTTTCTGTTTTCTCTGTATGTGTCAATCAATACTTGTAAAAATAGGTTTTGGAGGTATATGTCTATCAAAATGTACAAGTTTTGTAAAATCACGCTCCCGAGATATATGTCTATCTTTACTACCCACGTACATAAAACCCCTCCCACCTGTCGCAGGATTTTGGTGCTACCCCCTACCTAAATTCGTGCTACTCAAATGCCTATTCATGGGCTTTTTTTGGCTTTTGCCTTTCTGAGTTATTTTTTGGGTATTTGGTTTACATTATTTGTATGGGTATTTGGTTTTTGATATATGGTTTTTTTTGATATGTTTTTTCGTGATTTGATTTTTTGATTTTTGATTTGTTAGGTTTTTGGTTTTTATGTTATGTATATATTTGAAATAAATTGAAAAACTTAATTTTAGCCACTTTTTTACTTTTTTGGTATAAATATATTTAAACAAAAATATCGCCCGATTTTGATGCCTTAAAATCGTTTTTAAACATATTTATACGCTTATCATTCCTCGCTTATGTTTACATAATTTTTACTTAATTTTATTTTAACAAAATTTTAACATATTCGCAAACGTCCTATTCATCGGGGTTTATAAACTTTTTTATAAAAAACTTACTAAAATATTTGTTTTGTATTGTTTTATTTGCCTATATTTGCAACATCAAAATGATACAGATACACGCTCTTTAACATCAACGGCAAACATAGTTTCACGTGAAACAATACATAAAGTTTTTAAAAATGTTTCACGGGAAACATTAAAAGGAATGTATAACAATTTAAAAAAAATCAAAAAAATGGACAAAAAAGAGTATTTGAAAAACAGTTTAATATTAGAAAGAATTGAAATGGCGCAATATCTTGCGAGTGAGATAGAAAAGATATATGTGTTAGAATTTCAAGGTAAAAGTATGAGTGAAACGCTTATTGAACTTGAAAAAATAGTAAAACAATTTTGCGTAACAAACTTATCAGCATTTAATAAAATTTCAATTTTAACAACCGAAGAGTATCAAGAAATTAAAAATTTCACAATAACAATACTTTTTGACAAGTATATAATTTGGTAAAAGTTTCAACCTAAGCAAGTTGTAAAACTGCTTATTTTAATAAATAACTAATCAAAAAAAATAAAAAGAAATGACACTAAAAAACACAGGTCTGAAAGGTTTAGCAGACCAAGAACAAATAAAAGTTTTAGCAGAAATGCTAATCAGTAAGATAAATGAAAACACTACATATCCAGGAGAATGGGAAATGCGTGAGTTATACAACGCTCACGAATGTGTAGAAGACCTTATTCTACGAATGTACAGCGTTGCTTTCCCTTATCAAGATGAAGAAGATGATGAGGACTACTAAAATATACCACCCCGAGCGGGTGGTTTTTTATGCTCAAAAGTTGATAGTGAATAATACAGTAAGTATGTGGTAAAGGCGGTGTCACAAATTTAGAAAAATGTAACATTATGGAAAACGGGCGGTTTAGTTAAGTTTTTCTGAAAAAAAATATATAAACTTAAATTTTGAGTTTTAAGGTATCATAATTTAAAAAGTGAGTTTATACCTACAAAAATAATTTAGATTGATTTTTGAATATGTTATGTCTTTACATACTATTAAATAACTATATATAAACTAACTTATTTTACACTTATTGAAAAAAAATTAAAATTTTTATAAAATTATTTGGTAATTAAAAAATTATTTGTATCTTTGCATCAGCAAAACAATAGGAAAAGGGCTTTAATTAAAAAAAATTAAAAAAAGTTTATAAAAATTTGTTCAATTAAAAAACTTTTACTATCTTTGCAAAGTGAAATTTAAATAATAATAACAATCAAAAAAAAAGTAAATTATGTTAAAAGAAAAAGAAATGATTTGCGAAATTGCAAATCTGATTATTCAAAGGGTAAATTTTTCAGAAATTGATTTTGAAAATCAGCCTATTGAGGTGACAAAATTCGGAAATTATAGAATTTTTCGAGGGTATCAAACAGATGATTTGGTAGATGCTAAACTAAAAAAGGCAATTTACGAGGTTTGCGAGACCTTTATAGATTGTGATTTTTCAGGTGAGGTTAAGGAAATTTTAGAAATGTATGATTATTTTGACTATACCGAAAAAGATGAAATAAAAGATTTTCCAAAAGAATTTTATATTAGCCTAATAACTGAAATTTTAGATAATAGCGATTTTTTAGAACAAGTAGATAGTAGTATATTTGACTATTAAAACAAAAGACCTAAGCAAGTCTAAAAAAGGCTTATTTAAAAAGAAAAAAAATAAAAGTAAATAAGTAATAAATTAAATCAAAAAGTCATGAATCAGTTAGTAATTTTAGTAGTAAGTTTAGGTTTGTTAGTTAGCACAATTGCATTTTTTGCAGGAATTATAAACCTTATTTATATCACGGCAAAGCCGTATTTTAGAAAAATTGAGGATACCTTTGCAAGTATCTTTGAAATAGGAGCGAGTGCAGGGCTTACCTTACTTGGTTTCATAAATCCAACTTTTGCAATCATATTGGTTGCTATGTTGGTAGTAGGTGCAGTAGCAGATTTGTTACTCACTGAATGGGAAAAGGGAAATTTAAAATTCCCTTCCCTTAAACTAAAACCTGTAATGGTTGCAGGAATGCTATTTATAGCAAGTTTAAGCCAAGCGGTGGACTTGGATAATGTAAGGCAGGAGGATTTAATTTTCAATAGTGATGTAACCGAAATAGTAGGTTACAGAACAGGCTCGGACTACATAGAAATTGAACCGATACCAATTGCAGAGTATGAAAATTTCAATCCGAAAGGTGTCATACATACTGAAACGAGGATAAAGGCATGGCACTTAGTAGCGATGATAATCGGAAGTGTGGGCGTGTGGTATGTAGGTAGGAAGTATTTAAAGTTAAAATAAAAATAAAACCTTTAAGGTGGTATAGGTTAAACCTTAATAATAAAATAAAAAATCAATAAGTTATTTTAAAACCAAATCAAAAATAAAATAGAAATTACTTAAAGATATTTGCCCACATCGTGGGACGCTTTTTTGATTTTTTATTATTATTATTTCTTTTGAGACTATCCAAATTTTGGGTAGTCTTTTTTCGTATAAAAGTAACCACATTTTGCACCTAAAAACTCAAAAAATAGCAAAAATATAAATGCTTGATAATCAAATGTAAAGTGCGTTTTTTCCTAGGGCAAAACACTTTAAAAATCCGATGCTAAAAAGTGTCAAAAATTGACAAATTTAATCACGAAAATAGGGCGTTTGCATGGTGTTCGGATTGGATAAATTGTAACAGGTTTGGAGCAGTAAAATTTCAATCATTAGAAAAGCCCATAAAATCGTGGGTCAAAAAGTCTTACTATCTGATAATCAATTATAAACTATGCTGATAGTGAAAATAGGAATAAGAGGGTTTCAAGGCACTATAAAGATGATATAAATTTGTCAGTATGGGCGTGGCATTTGGTATCCGATAGCGTGGGCGGTGGTTTAGTATCGTTTTACTGAAAAAAATTACATAAAAGCCTATAAATCAATGTTTCACATGAAACAATCATAACACTAAATTACTAAATTATAGCACGAAATAGGTGCTGATAGTGAATAAAAAATAAAGATATAAATAAAGGAAGTTATAAAATCTATATATATAGGATATAACAAAAACTATCAAAAAGAAAAACACGGCACGGCTGGAACGGATTGCACACGGCACACGGCACAATAACGGCACGATTTGGCAAAAATGGAAAAACGGGCGGTTTATATTGTTATCTGAAAAAAATAACTTAAATGATACCTATATATATTATCATCATCTATATATAACAATAACATAACAACGGCACGGCTGGGATATAGTCACAATTATACTATATATATTATAATGATATAACGGCACACGCTGGACGGCTGGAATGTAACGGCGTAAAATTGCACGGCGGCGGTTTATTATTGTTATTGAAAAAAATACTAAAAATCATCATCAATATATAAAGCCTATATATATTATAACAATAACATAATAATATAAAGTTATCAAATCATATATATAGATATAACAATATAATATAATAACAGCACACGGCACACGATTGCACACACAACGGCACGGGCTGGATAATCAATAATACGGGCGGGCGGTATAGTATTGTTTTTGAAAAAATAAACAAAAAGCAAATACCTATATATAAGAATAACATAATATAAAAGATACTATATATATAAATAAGATATAAGATATAAACAAAATATCAAATCGGATTGACAAAATTGCGTAATTGTTATAGTGTGCTGGTATGCTGGATTTGGAAAAAAATAATAAAATAAATAAAACGGAATGAATAAAATAAAATAGGTGCGCCGTATAACGGATTAAAAAAATCAAATTGCATACTGGGATAATAATTTATACTAACTTATTAAATTGTTGGATTGGATACCTTATATTCTTATACTTATATATTGTTATATTGATGGTATATATATATTATCTTAATGTTATTATATTATTGTCAATATTGCTATATATATTTGCTTTATTTTAATATAACGATTTTAAACGCTTATTTCCGCGCTTTTTGTGGCAACCTTATAAATACCATTATACAAAATTTTAAACCGATTTTTGGGCGGTTTTTGTGTCTCAAATCGGATAATTGCCATTTAATCGCTATTATATTACAATGGTGCTGGTGTGGTTTTTATTATTTCTGAAAAAATATTTATAAAATTGACTTAAATTTTTGATACTGAAAATCAACCACTTAAATAATTTTTTATAAAAAAGTTATAAAATAATTTGGTATATTAAAAAATCATCGTATATTTGCATCATCAAACAACAACGAAAGGCGTTCATTTAAAACACACACACGAAAAAAAAACAAAAAATTTTTATAAAAAATTTGCACAATTAAAAATTTAGTTATATATTTGCAAAAGAAAAACGAAACAAAAGCGTTCATGTATATAACTAATCATTGGAGGGGCAACCAATTAAAAAAAGAGGCTTTACAAAAGTATATACTATATATACATTCCTACAATGTAGGTTTATTTATAGGGTAAATTATATACTTTTGTAAAGTGAAAATAAGGAAAAACAAAAAATAAATATTAACAATTTAAATTTAAACATTATGAAAAATTTAGTTTTAAAAATCAATCAAAAAGAAGTAAAAGTTAGAGAAAATCAAACTACACTGAAAGGCGTTAGGCTCGTAGTTAGTTATACCATTGAAAAATTAGGTATAAATAAAAAAGAATGTATGCTAACATTGCCAAATGGTTCAGTAATTGAGTATAAAAAACTCAACAATGTTAAGGCGTTTGAGTGTCTATTATTACCATCTATCAAATTATTAGATGATAAGACCGAAATAGGTGCAAAATATACCGAAATGTTAGCAATAGTTAGAAAAAGAATACTAAATTTACCTTTAAAATGGGAAAATGTAGGTAATACTAATTTAAATTATGGATATGATTTATACAGTAACACGATTTTAAACCTTATTGAGGAAAATGTTTTAGATAAAGATTTAGGTAATGAGTTTTTAGAGGAGTTAAAAGAAAATTTAAACTTTTTCACAAATTTGTAACCATTTAAACGGGCGGTTTAACCTCCGCCCTTACTTTAACATTTAAAAATTACATTATGGAAATCTTTTTAGGAAATAATTTTGAAATAACAAAAAGCGGTTTAAGTGAGGGTTTTATTAGAAAAAAATCTAAAAGACTAAAAAACGAAATCACTAATATAAAACAATCTAAAAAAGGTAGAAATCGTATGCAAAAAAAGATTGAAAATGCATACGAAATAAATAAAAGAAATGCCGTAAATTTTGAGCGTTCAGCACGAAAAACTGAAAATCAAATAATAAAGGAAAAAAACAATTTTGCTGGTATAACATTAACTAAACAACAACGATTATTTTTGGAGCGTAAAGGTTTAGATATATTTTTAGACCGATACCCACAATTTGCATAAATACAGGCTCACCTATTAGGTGGGCTTTTTTCATACCTTTACTTTTTCGCTGGTGCGTAGTTTTTCACTATCAACGAAATTTTGTGAGGCTCTCAATAAAGGGAGCTATATTGTTTAATAATAAAAATCAAAAAAAATGAAATTAAATACAGTATTAGAAATAAACGGCATGAAAACAAATGCCGTTTTATATAAAGGAAAAACAAAAGCAAATTTGCCAAAATCTTACAAAAAAGTAGATGTAGTGGGGCATGATATAGGAGGTTGGACAAGTGATGATTATTTAACCATATACAAGAACTCACGAGGTGGCTTGGTGTATGAGGTTTATGTTGAGGGGAGTATATTCCCATTTTACGGAAAATTAGAAATTTTAAATTAAAAAGTCAAAAATTATGAAAAATGTTTTAGATAAAGTAAGTGTTTATGTAACCACTTACAAAAAATATGATGAGAAGAATTTGTCAGGTGAGTGGCTGACACTTGGAAATTATAAAAACTATGAGGATTTTATCCAAGCGTGTAAAGATTTACATAAGGACGAGGAAAACCCTAAACTTATGTTTTTTAATTGGAAAGGTGCTAAAGTTTTCAAATTGTTTATACAGGAAATTGGAATAGATAAAAATATCTTTTTACTAAACGATTTAGGAGAAATTGAAGATTATGTGATAGCTTATATTGCTTATGTTGGGGAGGTAAGTCAAGAGATTGTTGAGGAGGCACAAGAAAAATATGTAGGAGAGTTTGAAAATTATGAGGAGTTGGGGCAATACTTTGTTGAAGAAATCTATGCTATGGAAATCCCGAAGGGATTAGAATATTACATAGATTATGAAAAATACGGAAGAGATATATCCTATGATTTAATAGAAGTAGGTAATCATTATTTTTGGAATTAAATTGTTATTATATGTTTTTAGTGAGGCTTACAAATAAGGTAAGCCTTGCTTTTTAAAAAGTAAAATCTTATGGAAAAATATTTTGTAACAAAAGAAGAAGCAATAGCACTTGCTGAAATTGGTTGTAGATTTAATACGCCTTTTTATTATGATAGAACAAACGATGTGATGTTTGATGTAAAGGTATATATGGGATATGATGATGCGGGACACTATGTAGTAGTAAATGGCGATTTTGATGATTTCCAATTTACACGATTATCAGAAAAAGAAATTTTAGCACCTACATATGCAGAGGCTTTGGACTGGTTCAGAAACAAAGAAGAAGTGTTTAAAATAGATGTAGATTTAGTAGGTAAAGGGGTAGAATATACCGCCTATGTAATGAAGTTGGGAGAGTTTATTACTGCTGGAAAATTCAGTAGTTATAATGAAGCTGAAAGGTGTATATTAAACTTTTACATTAGTGTAGAAATAGAAAATAAAATTTATGAACTTGAAAAATTAAAGAAAAAATGAAAATCAAAGATTTAAATTATATAAGTAATAGAGGCTACATATTTTATGAAGTAACATCTGAAAGATTTGAGGAAAACGGAGATAGAAAAGTAGATGAGGCTTTTCGTTGTGCAACATACGAGGAAGCCAAGAGTGAAGCTGAAAGTATGAAATTAGATGTAGGGTATTCAGCCGTAATTTATGCAATATATCTATCAGGAGTAACAAAGGAAGCCGAAGAGGTGGAATTTGATGATGTGGAGGAGATTTTTGATGAGTATTTTGATATGATTGATATAGAGTTTGATGAGTATGTTAAGACAGAAGAAGGAAAGAATATTGAGGGAGCAGTTGTTATCAAGTGGCAATGGAACAAATATGTGGGCTACAGCCGTAACTTTGTAGGAGTAGGAATTGCTGGACAATATCCTTATCATAATATCCTTAAAGAGATAGACCTTATTACAGGCGATGAGGATAGAGTTTTTAGAACTAATTATAGTGTATTGGCTACTAAGGAAGAATTGGAGGAACATGGCACGGAGGTATTGCTAAGAAAAATGATTGAGGGAGATTGGAAATGGAACAATGTTCAAGATGTATCCGATACTATGGCTCGTTTTGTCACAGAAGACCTTAAATAATAAAAGTATTAAGTAAAGTAAAAGAAAATTATGAAAGATAGAATAAAATTATTAAGAGAATTTATAGAGTTATACGATAACGGAGAGCTTATAGAAAGGAATTTAAACTACGACAAAAGTGTGTTTTGGGAAAGAGATGTAGAGGGTGTTGTAGGATTTACCGATGAGGGTAAAGAAGTGGTTGAAAAACTATTAAATTTGGGAGAACTTGATGAAGATGTGGTGGAGTATTTGTTGGAAGATGACACTCACGAGGTAGATAAAGTAATCCGTAAGGTAAAGGTTTTATTGAAATAAAAGAAAGTTATGAACGACGGAAATGAAATTTTAGATTCGATGTTAAAAGTAGTATACTTCGTGGATGATGAAAACAGGGAACCGTATCTTGTACACTGTGAAGTAGAGAATGGGTATTGTGTGTTGGGGTTAAAAGATTATCCCGACACACCACAAGACTTTGAAACACCGAGAGAGTTGGTGAGAAGATTTCCTACAAGGGAGGAAGAAATAATAGCAAAAATAAAAATAGCAAAAAAATTAAATAAATAAATTAAAAAGTTATGAAATTAGAAAAAGTATTAAAAAAGAAAATGGATATTGATAATATCGTAAATTACTTCGGAGTTATAATTGATGGAAATGTGATTGTAACAAATAGACACTTAGCGATTGTTTCACCATTGAAAAACTTTATCAAAGAAGAAGATGCCCATAAAATAGAGGGATGTTTGTTTGACTATGAAACGATTAAATTGCTTTCCTCAAAAGACAATAAGAATTTGGTAGTAGAGGAAGGATGTTTAAAATTAGGAAATGTAGAATATAAAGCCGTAGATAGGTATAATGAAGATGGTGTATTTACAGGAGGTTATAGATATCCTACGAAAAAAGGAATGATGGGTGTTTGTTTTGTAGAAGAGGGAGAGCCTTGTATCGTTAAAGCGATTGCTGGAAAGCAGTTAGCATTGTTTGAAGAAGTTATGGATTTGAAAAATTCTTACACTATAATTAGGAATGTAAAAGGTAAGGAAGACCAAGTTATGGTTTACCTTAAAATGGCAGAAGATAATTCAGGTAGTTATGCTGTATTAGCAGGAATAGAAAAAGAAAAATAATATGAAATCATTTGTAGATAGAATAGAAGAATTAAGAAATGAGGTGGTAGAATCAATTATAAAAAGTATAAAGCCTCACAATAGAGTAAGTGTGGAAAGATTTGGAATTGAAGAAGAAGAGTTAGGACTTATAACTTATATCAATTCAGATTATAGTTTTAATATTCAAGGAGATGGTTTTCCTTATCATATTAGAAAGTGTTCAACAGAAACACTATGTGTTATAGCAGATGAGTTAAATTTAAATAATTAGAAATCATGGGATATACAACAGTAATAGAAAGAAAAATATACATAGGTTCTAATTGGAATTTTAGAAGAGAGAAATTTGGAAAGTTAGAAATTAAAAGTTTCCCAAGCAATATTGCACCTTTTGACACCTCTAAAATCAAAGAGATTGTGATTGAAGAGTGCAGTTTTCCAAATGATGATTTGTTTGAATTGTATAAGAGTTTAGATGATAATATCTTATACGAGAATGAGTGGTGGGCTGGCGAATTGAACAAGGAACATGTGGAACAATTGATTGATTTGATGGAAAAAGATGATGAAACTTTTTCAGAGGAAGAAGTTAAACAAATGAAAGACTTTTTATTAGGAATGTCTGATGAATGGTTTTATGAAATTAAATTAATATAAAAATGGTAAAGACAAAAGAAGTAAGAAACAGCCGTATAAATCCTACGGCTGTTACAGATGAATTTAAATCAGAAGTTGGTAAAATCTGTGATATATTAGGTGTTAGAGAGCCTGATTTAGTAAGAAGTGCCGTAGAAAGTTATGTAAATTCTTTATATCGTAATGGAGAAGTAATTAAATTCTATGATGAGTTTGAGAAAACAAATGTAGGAATGTATGCTGTAGCAGGGGAGTATTATGAAAATGGAAAGATAATGTATGAGTTTACATTTATGGTAATGAATGAGTTTAACACAAGAAGTGTGAGTTATGATGTAATATTTTTAGATGGGAAAATTCCTCAAAACGAGGAGATTGTTCGTAAACAAATTATAAATAAATACGAAAGAACATATTAGTTTTTTCACTATCAAAATTTTAAAACATATGAAAACAGTAATTGCAGGAGCAGTTTATAAAAGAGAAAACGATTTAGTTATTCCTCACTATACAGGAGAGTGCTGGATGGTAGACTGCGACAACTATGTAACAATAGAAGAATTAAAAGAAAACTATGATGAAGAATACATTAAAGAAGTAGAAGATAATTATATTGAGTATGAAGGAGTTAAGTATTATTACGCAGAGTGGTCGCCTGAGCATGTAACAGATGATTGGGAATTATTATCAGATATTAGTGAATTAAGATTAACCGAAATAAATATTTAAATTATGGGATATTATGTAGACTTTGAATTACAAATTCAAAATGTAGATGAAGTAGAAAATATTGTAGAAAGCGTTGAGGAACTTTGTCCAGACTTAATAGAAAGTATAGAGTATAGCAGTGGTGTTGTTGAAGAAGAAGTTAAATCGGGCTTTATAGTATTTAATTCAAAATGGTACGACCGAGAAGGAGAATTAAAGGCTTTAACAAAAAGACATCCTGAGTTAAATATTACTTTGTATTGCGATGGGGAAGATAACGAACGATGGGTAGAGTATTATAAAAACGGAGAAATGGAAATAGGTATTGCAACTCTTGTTTATTCTAAAACAACATTATGGTAAATATTATGACAACGAAACTATTAAAAATAATAGACGACCTCGGATGGATACACGAAGAGGAAGGAGTAGTAAGCATTTGGTTTCAGAGAGAATTTAGTCCATCACACCTTGATAAACTCATTAAAGAATTTAAAAATAAATGTTTAAATGAGTTTGAAGAGTATAACATTAAAATAGGTAGTGTTATTTGGAATGAGAACACTAAATCATATGTGATGGATTACACATTAGAAAGAGACGAACTGTTTGTTTTAAGAGAATTATTGGCTGAGTTAAGAGATAGTTATGATAATGACAATCTTGTGAATGAACATGAGGATAAAACATTTGAAGACTTTTCATTAAACATCAACATTTATAAAGAAATAAACCTTATGTTTGCAGAAAATGTTATAAAACTTACAGAAGAAAACATATTACAAGATGACTTTGTAGTGGCGGTATTAAACGAGGACAAAGAACGAGTAGAACAAATATTTGAAGAAGCATATCAAAGATTACAATAATTATGAAAGCAACAATAAATTTTGAAACAGGAAACCTAATTGTAGAGGCGTTTGGTTATAGTGAAACATTTAACCTACAAGAAGAAATGACAATTCAAGGATGGGATGACGCTTGGTTTGTGTTGGGATTAGAAAGAGAAGATGGTGAAGCATATTTTGAATTAGACTTTAACCTTGTATGGAATGAGGGAGAAGAGCCGATTATGGATGTATATCCCGTAATTGATGGTGAGAAATATCATACGAGTTGGGAAAGATGTGAACTTAAAGTTGTAGGTGAAAGAAAAGAATATGAAAATGTAGATAGTAGTATAGAGAAAGATATTATGAACTACTATGATAGGTTTATAACTTTAAGAACACCTGAATTTGTCGAAGAGACTGTCCATCTCACGGATGAGGGTATTAAAGCAGTTATCAGCAGGATGGCTACGAAAGGAGATAAGATTGTTTTAAAACCATTAGGAGATGTATTGAAAGATGATAAAATGATGGATAAACTTACTATCGGAGAAAAAGAAAAATTAGAAATGATTATTAACAACAATCTCACAGATGTGAGTATTGCCAAAACATTATCTTCTAAAATAGAAGAAACTTTAAAAAACAACAACTACGATGTTTATGGATTTATAAACAAAGGATACGCAGTAAAAAGATAATAAAATAAAAAATAATTCAAAATGGAAAAGAAAACATATAAATACAGATTACAAAACATTATTAGACAATTACCTTGGGCGTATAACACTATTCATACTGCAACGATTAGTAGATTGCCCAAATTTAATTATCAACAGGTAAATGAAGAAATAGAAAGGTTTAAGAGACTATGTAATAAAGAGTTTGGAGGTGTAGAAATTCTCGGGATGAGTTGGGATGATAAAAATGGTATGGTGCTTAATTTTGATTTTGAGTATGATGAGGAAACTCTTATGCATGAACAACTTACAGAAATAATTGAAGCCTTTAAGAACGATGAATTAGTAAAAGAAGAATTGTCTGAAACAACTATGACCGATGCAGGAGAGATGGAAGTAGTTAAGAAATTAACTATTGTAGATGAATATAAATACATATTAGAAGATTTGGTATCGTTGGGTGTTTTAGAAGAAACATCTTATAGTGATATATTTGATACAGTCGTAGGACTTAAATCAAAAGAGGATATATTAAAACAACTTATACGAAGCCATACAAACATTAATCAAAATTATATCGTTATATCCGATATGATTAAGACTACGGAGAGGTATAGGAAAGCAGATATAAATTTAAATTCTTCTGACTATGTTATATTAGATGGGGATGGTGAATTTGTAAGATTTAAAAATAATAACATTGTTATTTACGGAGATTATGTTGAAGCCTATAATGATGTAGACCCACAAGGTAATGAGCAAATTGTCAGTTGTGTTGAATTGTCAGAGGAAAAACAAGAAGAATTAATTAAGTTCATTAAATCAGTAACTTTAAAATAAAGTTGAAATGGAAAAGGCGAATGAAGAGAAACTTCCGTTTATTATAAGTAAACTACCTTGGACTTATGACACAGAAACTTCTGTAATAGTTAGCACTACGAATTGCTTAAATCCCTTTCTCTTTTCAAGAGAACTTGAAGAATTTGAAAGATTGTGTGATGAGGAATTGTTAAGAATAAAGATATTTGAAGTAAGTTGGGTTGAGGGTAAAGGGATGGTTTTAAACTTTAAACCCAATTTTGAAAGTCACTCTCCTGAGTATGGACATTTTACAAAAATTATTGAAGGTATTAAAAATGGTAAAATTGTAAATAGAGAGTTAATAAAAAAGGTCGGGTTGAAAGGTGGTAAAGTTAAGATTGTACTTAAACAAACTATCAATGAAGAATATAAGTTTGCAATAGAGGAGTTGATTAGAATGTATATAATGGGGAAGGGGATATATGAAGAACTGTTACACGCTGATGGAAACGCTGAGGAGACTGTTGCACTTGTAGAAAAATTGATAAATTTTCGAACAAATCTAGAGCGAGAACAAGTTAGATTTCATAAACAGGTTATTGCGGAGGCACTGAAGAAAAAACACTATTAAAATAATAAAAAATGGAAATTAGACAAATGAAAGATAAGGCCACTATGGTAGAACTTACAAAAATAGGAAATGTATATTGTATAAAAAGCTGTGTTTATGCTAACATATTAGTAGACGGAACACCTTATAGTTTCTTACCGACAATGGTTAAAGGTATACTAAGTTGGGTAGATTATGATTTAATTCGAGAAACATCTTCCCGCTTTGCGATAGATGTTAAGGAAAATGAAGTTCATTTTACCAAAGATGGAAGTAAGATAGTTTACGATGAGTTTACTTGCAAAAACCTTGTAAAAAGGGCAAAAGAAATTGAGAAGTATGTAATTAATTTAAAATATAAAGAATTACATGGGAACATTCTAAGAGACGAAATGTGGGATGATATTGTAGAATTAGAAACTTTAACTTCGGACACTTATGTGTCAATACCTTATTCGTTCCCTGTTGTTGTGGAAGATGAGGTTTACAATTCTTCCAAAATATTATCAATTCTTGAAGAGTGGGAAGAGATGGTTGTAAATCATAATAAGATTTTCAATGTTGAAAATGGAATAAAGAATCACTCTATTAGAATGTTAGAAATCAGATGTGCTGTAAAGAGAGGAAGAGTTTTCAAAAGAACAGAAAATGTAGATGTAAGTAAAGCAAAAGAATTATCTTTGTATGTAGACAGTGTGATAGAGTTGAGAAATTGGTTACTTGAAAAGGTGGGTAATTGTCCTGTGAAAAGACTACTTATTAATGGAATGTGCAATTCTATAAAACTTAAATAAAGATGGAGGTAGTTTGGACAATTGTATTTAATATAATCTTGACTTTGGTGGCAGGTTATATGTCAGATGAAATGGATAAATAATAAATTAAATTAAATTAAAATAAATATCATGAGAAAATTAGTTTTAAGTTTAGTGATTATGTTGTCACTTGGTGCTAACGCACAGTCGGTAAAAGTTAAAGGAGGTTTAAATTTTGCAAGTGTTTCAAACACTAAAGCAGGTGTTGGCGTAAGAGGTTATTTGGGAGCAAGTTATGAAGTTCCTGTAAATGAAAAATGGAGTTTCCAACCTGAATTACTTATCAACCTTAAAGGTTATGGAAGTTATACAGAATCTGTTTACGCTGAAAGACCAGTGTTAAGAGTAAATCACGGATTAGGAATGGTTCAAACTCGTTACGAAAAATACCTTGCGACAAATAATGTTCCTTCTTATACAATGTTTTACATTTCACTTCCTTTGATGATGAAATATAAAATTGTAGAAAAGTTCAATGTTGAAGCAGGTTTAGAACCATCTATCCTTTTAAATAAGAATACGGGTTACGAAAAAACATTTGACTTAGGTGTAGCTCTTGGAGCAGGTTACCAAATCACGGAGAAGTTAGGTGTAGGTGTGAGATACACACTTGGTCTTTCTAACACAGTTGACTATAAAGATATGCCTTGGATGGATAAAGAAAGTCACAAGAATCGTAACTTTCAAATTGGTGTAACTTACAAATTAAAGTAGTATGAAAGAGAAAACTGCGTTGTATATTGGTTTAACGCTGATAGCAAGTGCCGCATTCAATATGTATTGTCTACTCTATATAATAAGAAAGGAGCAAGAACCGAAGGTTTCTTTTCCTGAAGAGTATAATTTGGTAACTGAGCAAGATAGTTTGAAGGCTACTTATAAGAATGATACATTGTTTGTTGAATTTAATAATGCTGTAAATCAACGAGTTAAATGAAAACATTAGTAGAAATTACTTTTCAGTTTGCATTTATATTATTTTTGCTTATATTTGCAACAGGATTACTTATTGAAAGTTATGAGATGGCAGGTCTCGGATTACTTGGAGTAATTGCAGAATGTTACATCTTTAAGACTTTCTTGGACAACGATTGATTTCACTATCAGCAATTTTGATAACCTTAGTCTGTGGTTGTGAGAACCACTTCCACAGACTTTTTAACAATGAACAATATGTACAATTTAGTAATAGAAAGATTAAACTATCCAACAGAAACTGTTGAATTTGAAGATTTGGAAATTCAAGATAAACTTGTTTCGGGCAGAGTAGAAGTTAAAGTTTATAAATCAAGTGTTCCTTATGATGGAAATTTGATTAGTGGTGGCTACACCGAAGTTGATTACAAATACGAAGTAATAATAGATAAAATTTTGTAAAAATGGAAGAAAGATATGTAATAGAGATTTATCATCATTTGGTAGAAATGAAACCTATTGTAGTTGATAAACAAGGTAAATCAATATTTTTAGATGATATACATCTATGTTGTTTAGGAGAACTATGTAATATTGGTGTAGAGGCAACCAATGGTGATATTTATATAATTGGTAGAGAAATCCTAAAAGAAGGTATTATTAAAATTAGAAAAATAAATTAAAATATAAAGTGTTATGTTTAGTGTTGGAGATAGAGTTTATGATATAGAATTTGGTTGGGGAGAGGTGATAGAAATTGATGAATTTAAAGAACTTCCCATTAAAGTAGATTTTAAGAAACACGGGAATCGTTGTGTAGGGTACACTTATGATGGTAGATTAGGTCATAAGTCAAAATTAAAAAGACTTTCTTATGAACGATATAGTCTTTGTGGTTTTAGTCAGATAAAACGCTCTGATTGGTATGCTTATATTAACAAATGGGGTAAGTTTTGGGATGGAAATGAAAGTGATATTGAATCTATCACGATAGGTCGTTTGGGAGAGTATTGTGAAGATAAGGAACATTCGTTCGAATGTTTTGAAACAGGTGAACTTTTTGCCCATTTTAAACCATTTACAGAGGAACAGTTAGAAATTTTAGAATTATGAATGAAATAAAAATAAGACCTGTCACAGAATTATTAAAAGTTCTTAGGGACAACACTGACAAAATTGTTATGTGGCAGTTACCAATAGAAGGAATAATGGAATTGGCGGTTTTTCATGATATGTTCACCTTAGAAGAAAGATATGTTTTAGCAGGACTTCTTATAGAGTGGGGAATTAAGCCTGATGAATATGTTGTGGAGCCGATATGGAATTTGTTAGATAAGATTATTGATTTTTATGAAAACTATTAAATAAATATATTATGGAAAGAGAAATTTTAATTTTAGCTTTAGCAAGCTTATTATATGTTGCTCAATTTGTAAGACTTTTCCGTAGAAAGAAATTTGGAGGAGTTGCAGTAAGTATGTTACTAGTGTTGGCATGTCAACAGTATGATGAGATGTCGGGTAAAATAGTTATAAGTTATACCCTTATTATGGAAACAGTGTTATTATTTCGGTCAATTTATAATTCTAACTCTTTTAAAGAATGGAAAGAGAACCAAATGAGATAGAAGACTTAAAACGAAAATTGAATGAGGTTGTAAAAATCACTCATGAATTTAGGAAAGAGTTTGGAGTAAATGTTTTATATTCCGTTGTTCCTGATAGGTGGGACGGAGATTCTACTTTGAATAAAGTGGAGGGGCGGGATTTTCTGAGGTGGGGGCACATGTCTAGAGAAGACCATATGTTTCGTTCAGGTGAAATCTCTATAAAGTTTCTTGAAAAAGACATTAAAGAAATCAAATTAATGTTGTTAAAAGAAATACAAGACACCTATAGGAAAAGAGATGAAGAAATAAAAGATAATATTGAGAGACTCAAAGTTAGAATTAAAGAACAAACTGCAATGAGAAAATCTCAAATAGGTAAATGGTTTAAAGTAAAACAATTAATTGAAGAGTTAGAATGACACTGAAAGAAATACAAAAGAATTTAAAGCAAGTTGTAGTTGATAAATTTAGAGAACTCAATCAGATAAGAAACGAAATTATCGCTGAATGTGGAGTATGGGCGGATAAAGACCATAAAGATTATAATTTCCCAATAGAAGATTTCAGCGAGAATGTGTTATTCATAAAGTCTTTATCTCAAGATGGAATAGCATGGTATATCTTAGGAAAACCAAGTAAAACAATTTCATTAGATTATTTTGAAAAAGACTACAACACTTTAAAAAGATGGTTTTTACAGGATTTGCGAGATGAATACAACCATCGTTTGAAAGTGGTTGTTGAGAACTACAATTATCATAAAAAGTTCTTGGAAAATGTTGGTGAGGATTGTAATCATCATGAAGAGTGTATGAAAAATGCTAATGATGTTCGCAAAATTTTTGAAGATAAACTAGATATTATTAATAAATTAATTGAAAATGATGGCAGATGATATTTATTATCCTGACGGCGGGAGAAAGAAACGAGATAAAAAGAAAGCTGACTTCCATTTATCAGTCCAACATAGCAATGGTAAATTAGATAGAGTTCCACTGACTGCCACAGGCTATGGAGATTTCTTAAGAGATTTTAGAGATATGGGAGAGTCTCATTCAAGATACATTTGGATGGAATCAGTTAATTCTGACAAATATATTATTTCAAGAGAAGTTCTAATGAATGGAATTATAAAAATAGAGAAGTCATGAGGAAAATTAAATTTAAAGAAGAAGGTGATAGAATTGTTATAGAAGATAACGAAACTGATGCGTTAAAAGAAATTAATGATTGGGGTCATAGAGAAAGAGAAAGACAAGATTGCTTAGAACACTTGAAAGCAAGATATTCTTATTTATTAGAAAACTATGAGGTTAAACAGGCTCTCGGAGACCTATTTTATAGTAGCCCGTTTAAATTGAGAAGAAGGAACAGAGGATAAATAATAAAAGATATGAGAAAGATATTATATAGAGCTAAAAGTCTTGAAAAAGATAATTTAGGAGAATGGGTTTATGGAGACCTTGTACACCATAACGAAGAAGCATTTTATATTCTACCTCAAAATAGAGAATACTCTGAATTATATACACATGGTATTTTGGTAGATGAAAATACTATAGGACAGTTTATCGGAATCTATGATGTAAATAGAAAAGAAGTATATGAAGGGGATATTATTACTTTTTTGATGGGAACATACACAGTAAAATGGTCTCTTTCAAATTTGTCTTTTAGAATGGAGCAATGGATAAATGAAGAGGAAGGTGTGAAAGAAATAGTATCTTTCATGCTCACTCCACACCATGAACATAAACTAACTATTGTAGGAAACATACACGATGATTTAGAAAAGAAATGAATTATGAAAAATATAAAACAAAAACATATTGATTTACAAAATGATATTATAGATAGGTTAAAGGAGCTTAAAAAACTCGCCAATGAGGTTACTGATGTATTAGGAAATCCTGTAGAAACTTTTGAAAATATTTTAAATTTTCCTTTATGCGATTATAATAATTCTGATATTCATGTTGAGGTACGAGGTGATAATGTTTTTTGGAAAGTCAATTTGAAATGTGGACAAAAACAAGGTAAAATAGGAATGCATTATTTTGAAGCAGATAATTTACTAGTGAAATATTGGATTATCCTTGATTTACTTCGGGAATATAATAGTAGGTATGATAGAGAGTGGTCTAACAAAGAACATCATAAAAAACGTATGTTAGAAATTACAGAACAGATAGAAAAACATTTGAAAAACATTAAACTGTTAGAAAGTTTAAGAGATAACACAGAAGAAAAACTATGAAAATATTTATAATTAATTTTCTCGGAATTGACTACGAAGAAATATCAGGAAATATAAAAATAGTAGACTATTGTAAAACACGATTAGAGATTGCTTTACTGCTTACAGCAATATTTCTTTCAGTGATGTCTATCGGATATACAGATAGTTCTTTAGGGATATTATACCGAGAGCGACAGTTGGCGATTTGTGTTATTTTGATGGTTCTACTGATAATAATTAGAACTTTCAAAACGATAGGGTTAATAAATAAACTTGTCGCCACGAGAGAAGTGATAACTGCTGGTAAAGTAAACGGACTTTATGTTATTGATTTGGATAAAGTAAGTTTGTTGAAAGATGTAGGAAATAAGAAAACATATTGGTCATATTTAGATAATAATATTTTAATTAGAGATGGAAAATAAAGAATTAAAAATAGAAGTACCTCAAGGGTATGAAATTGATAAAGAAAAATCAACTTTTGAGAAAATAGTTTTTAAGAAAGTTGAAAAAGAATTACCTAAATCTTGGGAAGAACTAGATATTGTTAAAGGTTTTTATGTAGATAGTTTAAGTGAAATAGCTGGGACAGGGGAAGAAACATGTGCTGAAGAATATAATAGAAATACATTTCCGACAAAAGAAGAAGCAGAAGCATGTATAGCACTTGCTCAATTATGTCAGTTAAGAGACATATACAATGCGGGTTGGAAACCTGATTATAAAGATAATAATGTAAAATATCTTTTATATTATTGGGGTGATACTATTACTAAATCTCACACTACTGGTGCGAGTAATTTATTAGTATTTAAAACAGTAGAACTTAGAGATAAATTTTTAGAAAACTACAAAGATTTAATAGAAACAGCAAAACCATTATTATAATTTAATAAATTAATATTATTAAAATGATGACAGTATTTAATCAAGGACAAGAAGTTTATGATGAAGTCTTCTTTCCAAACAGAAAACTTACCATATCAAAAATTAATTATCAAGAAGAAAGAATAGAAATATGTGAAGAATATTATGATTTTGAAGGTTATAGATTAGATGATGTATCTTACGAAAGAGTATTAGATATACCTACTTTATCTACAAAATCATACTCTTTAAAAGGTTTTGAGCAAAAATCTAATATACCTACATATAAAATAGCAGAAAAATGGTATAAGGAAAAATATCACGAAAAGGTAGAATTGGAAGGTTCTTTAGATGCAATAAAGAAACTTTACGTTCTCAGAGATTATTACAATAACAGTTGGATTCCTGATTATGAAGAATATTTTTATATAGGTAATTTTTTTGGTGGAGATTTTTATGTTATTGATTCTAGAAGTACCAACTATGATTGTGAAAAGAGATTTTTAGCCTTTAAAACCAAAGAAACTGCAACAAGGTTTCTAAATGAACAGAAAGAATTATTAGAAATAGCAAAGCCTCTGTTATAATAAATTAAAAATAAATATTATGAAAATTAACGAATACGAAATAAGAGATATTGTAAAGAGAATATATAAACTTCAACAAAAATTCCATAGATATTGTAGGAAGTTGGGAAAGATTGAAGAAGACCACACACCTTTCGGAGATTACATTGGAGGTCTTTCCTTCGAGGATGTTCTTGAAGAGATGGACATTTGTTTAGATGTAGAAGATAGAGGTTTGATTCGTTGGAGACTTAAATATTATGACATTACTTATGGTTTAAATGCGAAACCCGATGTTTACAACGGACGATTTGATTTGAAATATATGAAAGAGTTTAGTTTCAAGAAAGTTGCTTTAGCATATTTAGAGAGAAGACAGCAAAATTTAGTGGGGGAAATTGCTAACAATGAGTTTCGAATAAAAGAATGTAAAGAAGAACTTACTGCGATAGATAAAATTAGACAGAAATGGAAGACGACATAGAAGATTTAATAAATAAAATCTTAACTATCTGCGAAGCCTTAACTATTATGATTGCAGCAGCTCTGATTCTTAGAGTGATTTTGTTACCGAGTTGGGAAAACTTTGGAGAAGCGATGTTATTTGTATTTTTAGTATTGTCGATTGATTGGAGTAGGAGAAAATAATTAAATATTAAAATTTTATAAATTAAAATGACTAAACAAGAAATTTCTAAACTTGTAGAGGAACACTTTGGAAAACTAACAAGAAGTTGTAACTTTGTTGGAGGTTGGATGGCTGAAAATAAATTTAGATTAATATATCATGAGTTGTTCAACAAAGCCTTGGAAAAGAGTTCGAAAAACACCATTATTAAAGATGAAACACCTGTATTTGATATACCTTGGGATTTCGACAATAAGGATTTAAATAAAATATTCTCAAATAAATATCTATTACCTTGTTTAGACTTTATTGAAGAAGTAGAATTTTTAAGAGATTCTATTAGAGAACCCTTATTACATAATTATTTTACACTTTTAAGTTTGAAACCTGAAAAATGGATGTTTAAAAAGAAAACAGGATGGTTTAAGTTTAATCATAAATTTTTTAAAAGCTATTTAAAAAAGAATAGTTCAGAGACTATTAGAAAATTTGAAAACATTCAAGATATGTTATTTACATATAGACTAAAACCAACTAAATCATTTATTAAAGAAATGACTAAAAATATTGGAAATTATGAAAAGTAACAATTTGTTTTTAATTATAATAGGGATGATAATATTTTTCATTATTCTTAATATTGTAATGTATTATCCTTTTGTAATATATAATGTGAGTTTCAATGTTGCAGATTGGGAGAAAGAATCAAGAGCTTTATATGCTTATTCAGCAGGCATTATGAATATGTTTTTTATGGCTATATCTCCAATAATTTTTGAAGAAATAAAAGATAAAGTAAAATGAAAAAATTAATATTTAATAGAACACTTATTTCTTTAAACTCTCACTTTGATGAGGAAAAAGAATTTTTAGATAATTTACCTGATAGACATGAAACTTCTAATCCATTAATGTTAAACATTGCTTGGGAAGAAGGATATGAAATATTTTTGTTAGATGAAGATAAAAGAGAGATAAATATAAAAGATTTAACTCCTAAAGAATTGAGACCTGTACATAATATAATGAATTTATACTTAGCAAACCATTTTACAGGATTTACTAATCATAACGAGTTACTTCCAAGAATTTTTAAAGAATATGGAAAACAAAATGCTGAAGAAAATTTTGTCTATAAACTGATAGAAAGTACTTTTGGCGGTAAATATCCTGAGGAGTGGAGAGAGGATTACAAAGATGTTCTGAATAATATAAAATACTTAAATAGAATTATTGAATTTTGTCTGTCTGAATTAGAAATTACACATTGCAGTATGACCAATGGTGAGGTAGATGTTTTAGACTGTAAAGCCGAAGCAGAAAAGGGTCTTAAAGCACATAAAGAACGAATAGAGAAGATATTATGAAAGTAAAAAGAAATAAACAATTAGTTTTTAATAAGGGTTTTATATCGGTTCAACCTATCTCTGAAGAAGTTGATTATTTCTTAAGTAATCTACCTGATTATTACGAAACTGCTAATCCGTTAATACTAACTAAAGCTTTTACACAGGGTTATGAGATTCGATTTGTCAATAATGATACTAAAGTGGAAGCTAAAAATATGACTCCTGACGACCTTAAACTTATTTTAACTGAGTTGGAATATTTTCATAAGATTGCTTCTCACAGTATCACAGAATTGTTTTTAACTGATTTTATAATGACTCGTAATGGTGAATTTGCACAAGGTTATAAATACGAAGGGAGAAAAATGCTTAGAGAATTAAAAGAACAGGTAGAAGAGTTACTATCATGCGATACAAAATAATATATGTTTACGATGATGAAGAACATACTTTCATGAAAGAATTCGAGTTAATTGTGAAAAATCGTAAACAGTTAAACGAAGAATTAAGACAGCTTGAAAAAGAACTTCGTGATATAAATTTCCACATCGTGGATGTACAATTAGTAAAGTAGAATGAATATTTTTAACTATTAAAGTGATGAGTTATTTTATTATATTTTTAGTAAGTTTGATGTTTTGGACATGTTTTAATGTTTTGTATATACTATTTTACTATAAGCTTATACAGGACGAACCAAATCTCAGCGATAAATTTAAAAGAAGATTGTTATTGTCAGGACTTATAGTTCCTGGATTGAATGTTATCATTGTAATGTTATATCCATTACCAATAATATTTTCTATTATTAAAGATACCATTAAAGAAGAATTTAAAAATGAAAAAGATTAGAGAGCAAAACCTGTATATTCCTTACAATCTTTGCTTGAAAATGAAAGATTTAGGGTTTGATTGGGTGACTTTCGATTGTTATTGGGAGCGTGAGAAAGGTACTTCAGGGTTTGGTACAAGACATGAAAAAGTTCCTAAAATTCTTTATAACCAAGCCTTTGCGTGGTTTAGGGAGAAAGGATTGGAGTTCAACATGGGACCTTACTACGACGGTTTTATAACCGAGCGTTTAGGATATTATTATGAGATAGTTGCTCTTGAAGATGAATGTGCAGGAGAAGACGATTGTACATTTAAAAACGGATGCCGTGAATTTACTTTTATTGAGGAAGAACGTTTTGAAACTTATGAAGATGCTCAATCAGGTGTTCTAAATAAATTAATAGAGATATATGAAGAGGAAAATTGTAAGAAACTATAAACCAGGAACTTGGGGCTATTGGCTCTTCTACCACGGTAAAAATGAAAAATGGTTTAGCCACCCTAAATGGTTTGGATTGAATATCTAAATTGATAAAACAAAAATAAATTATACTTATGAAAAATAATATTAAATTTTGGTATGAACTAAAACACCACGATGATAAAGAACTCAGTAGGCGAATGACGGAGTATTGGAAAGTTGCTTCTGTATTACGACCTATCTTAGAGGGGAATAAAATCTATATAGATGATACACATTTCCTTATCAGTCCAGAGAACAAAGACCGAACTGTAAAAAATAAAACAGAAATTGACAATAGTGTAATACCTTCCGATAATTTTACATTCAAGTCAAATGAATTAGAGGAAGATGAGACTGTAAAACTTGTAAACAAGCTATTAGAATTTCAGGAAGGGCTTAAATTATACAACAGAGAGTTTAATATTTTTGGAGATGATATTACTGACTATGATAAAGATTATGTTATACAACATATATTTATAAATAGAGCAGGTTATTCAAAATGTTTCACTTGGAAATTAAGTAATAAAGAAGGAGTTTTCTTACCTGAATGGTTTGATATGAATCTAAAAGATGTAATGATTAAAGATTTATATGCTAGAAGATTAAGCGTAGAATTAGAAATAGAGAATTTACAAGACAAAATACAAAAAATTGATAGAGAAATAAAAAGATATGAAAACAATATTTGAAGTAGGAGATAGAGTTTATGACATCCGATTTGGCTGGGGGACAGTAAAACATATACAGGAGGATGTGAGTAGTTATTTTCCTGTAAATGTCTTATTTGATAATGACAAATCTCAAAATCTTAAATTTTACTCATCTGAATTTGATGAAGAAAAATACACAAATTTACTTTCTTTCACAGAATACACCTTGCAAGGATTCAGTCAAGAAAGACCTATCAATTATGAGGGCTATATAGGTAAGTGGGGTAGATTTTTTGATAAAAATGAAATTCATATTGCTATAGATAAATTAGTCGATTATCATGGTAGTTCTACAGATGCACCATTTGAATCTAGATTTGCTCATTACAGTAATTTTGAACCACTAACAGAAGAACAAATAAAAATATTAAATTTAGAATAATGGAAAATAATTTAAAACAATTTCAACAAAAATTTGGGGAAGCCTCCAACTTAAGAACTTTAATTCAACCTTATATTTCAAGAAAATTGGCAGAATGGTTGTATATGAATTTACCAATGCGTAGTTGTGAAGGAGCGATGCCTTTACATAACTACGAAGGAGAAGTGTTAACTTATGAATATGATACAGAAATTATCAACGATGCTTTTTTAGACAATCTTGAAAGTAATTTCAAAGAGTTAGAAGACTTTGTAATTTACTTACGAAAAGAAAATATTAAATTTGTAATATTCCCTGAAGGGTTGATTTATACATAACTATAAAAATTAACATAATGAAAATAGACGGAAATACATCAGACGGTTATCATACATTTAATGAGCTATATGAGTTCAGAATGATATATAATGCAGCACTATTTAATGAGTGGGCGAGTCATAACAAATACGAAACAAACAAAAGTTGGAAACATCATGATGGAGAATGGTGCTTTGGAAATAAGAAAGAGTGGTTCATTGTAACGGCTAAAACACCTTTTGGGGTTATTTCTAATCATTATCCAGCAGAAGATTGGGATATGTTTAAAATCCCTAAAACCGAAACTTCCATTCATGAATATGATGGACATACGGCTCGGGATGTAGTAAGAAGATTGAGAAATACAATTAAATTGGAGTTTGCAGCATCTTCATTGGAACCTCATAAGGTAGGTTTTGAAATTCAGAGATTACAATTGGAATATAAAGCATTGTTAAAACAATACGATGTTGAATGGGTGTCAGTATATTTTGGAGACGATATAACACAGGTTGCTGATTACTACATTGAAAATAATTTTGAAATTTCTGTAGACTGGGAAAATAAATATTTGAATTGGGAAATTACCTGTAATGACGGGGACAATGTTGTGATTCATAAGACAGGTTATGTTGATTTCTTTTGGCTTGAAGGTGGAGATATTGATGAGCAGAGAGAAATGAAAAAAGTGTTAGAGAACGGTTTAAGACATTTGATTAAAGACAGAGAGTTGGAAGAAAAAGAAGTTGAGGAATTAAAAAGAGTTTTAGAAAAATTAAATAGTTAAATTATGAAAATTACAGAAACACATTGTTTAGGAGAGTGGGATAACACCACTTCTGTAGAGATTTTAATGAAAAATGAAGATGGAGATGAAATTAGTTTTTATTTATCTGAAGGAGAACCTGAAGATATGATATTTGGTAGAAATTTAAACGATGCTCTTTTTATTACGAAAATGCTTAAGTTTGCATATGAAGCAGGTAAGCGTGACGAAAAATTAGAATATATTTTTGAAAAAGAGAAAGATGATTAATGAAACCGAAAAATAAAATATGCATAATTTGTGGTAGGGATGACCTACCACATTTTTCAAAAAAGAGGTGTAGATACTGTGCGATGAAAAGTTATGATAAACCTAAAACTGTCAGAAAAGAAAAAGAGAATAAAGAAGAGTTAGATAAGTATTTCGAAACTTTAATCAATCAATACAAATCTAACCCTGTGTCTCTTGAATCAGGTGAAAGGATTTCTCAAATTGGTAGAGTTAATATCTGTCATCTTTTTCCAAAAAGAACATTTAAATCACTATCAGCAAATTTGGATAATCACACCGTATTAACTTTCACGGAACACACTCGTTTCGATGATTTATTAGATAAACATGATTTTTTACGATTAGAATCCGAATTTCCTATAAGTTTTGGGCGATTGTTAAAGGTTTACAATAAATACAAGGACGAGATGGAAATAACGAATTTAACTTTAAAGTTAGATGAATATCTTACTAAAGAGTAACTTACTAAACAGTAACATTAATTTTATATAAAGATGAATATTTTTTGGAATGGTTCAGACCTTATCGGTCTTGCAATAATAACTTTTGTAATTTTGGTAGTTCTTGTTAGGCTAATAGTTTTATGGGTTGTGGAAAAGATTAAACAATTTTTTGTCAGTAAACAAGAACCTCCTAAATCGACGGATTATGTTGTAGAACAGCTTAAATTTTTAGTGGCTCGTTATCCTGAAATCAAGATTAAATACTATTTTGAAGATTTTGACAACGACCATTTTATTTGTTTAGACACACGAGAAAATGAGAAATTGCTTTATAAAGAACAATATATTCAAAAGTTTGATAAACGATTTATGTTAAAATTTCCAGATGAATTGTTAGCCTTTGTTCTTTTAGAAGATTATTTAGAGTTCGCAACTAATGGTGAATTAATATTTGAAAGTAAATAAAAACTTTTTAAATTTTGAAGAAATAAAGTAAAAATAATTTGTTAGTTTAAAACTTTTTATTATATTTGCAACATGAAAAAGAAGAAAACCAAATTAGTAGATTTTGAAACATCTTGTTTACTTAAAGATATTGGTTTCAAAGAACCTTGTTATTTCTACTATGTAGATGGAGTGAAACTCATGATGTCGGGTGAAAAACAAAATCACAACGATAGTTTGACACAGACTTCTGTTATATTTACGAAAGATGGAATTGTGTGGGTGAAAAGTAGACTTTCGGAGGAAGACCTTGCACTTTTTGATATACGATACGGTAAATCTGTAAAGTTGAAAGAAGAATTGCGAGATTTAGAAGATTTGAATAAATTGATTAATTTTTATAAAAGAAGGTATATAAACAATGGAATTAGAATTTAAAGAAGGCGAAAGAGTGTTTGACATCCGATATGGATGGGGAACGATAAGAGAACCAATAAATGAATGTTTTACAGCTGTAATATTTGATAAAGATAGGATAATAGAATGTTACGATGAACGAAATGCAGTGACAATGTTATCTTATGAAGAGTATGAATTACATGGAAGATGTTCTACAAATTATCGAAAGTATGTGGGAAAATGGGGAGTCTTTACAGATTATGTTCATGATATTGAAGATGCTTTTATCGGTATACTAAAAGATGTATGTGTACACAACGGAAACCTAAGATTTACGGTAGAGACTTCTGATGGGGAACTTGAGATGAAAAGATTTATCCCTCTCACTGATGACATGTTAAAAAGATTAAACCTTAAAAATAAATAAATATGAAAACAATAGGAGAAATAAGATGTAATGTTGGTAATCAAAAAATAGAGTCAAGTTTAGTTGAAAATGTTAGAGCTGATTTGGCAGATATTATTGATATGTTAGAAGAGCAACGAACAAATAAAGATTTGTCACAAGTGAGTGGGGAAAAACAAAGATTAATTTCAATTGCTCAGACTAAGTTAGAAGAAGCTTGTATGTTCGCGGTGAAAGCATTGTACACAAAATAAAAATATTTTATATGAAAACTACAAAATACGATTATATTCTATCGTTATGTACAGGAGATGACTCGATGAGAAAAGTTCTAAGTACACCTTTCAAACAAGAGGGTTATTACTGTGCAACGGATTCATGGATTCTCTGTGTAGTACCTGATAAATATATAAAGGTGGAATATGAACAAAAAGGAACCCCTCCAAGTGCCGTAAGATTGCTTGATGATTGTTTGAAAAGTTGTAAAAATGAGGTTACTATTAACCGAGATAAATTGCTTTCTTACTTTTCTTTTTCCGAACTCAAGTGGAGAAAATCTCTTAAACAGTGTTCTCATTGTGAAGGTTACGGAGAAGCACCTTGTGAATGTTGTGGGAACTATGTAGAGTGTAATGATTGTAAAGGAACGGGGGAACTTGAAGTTTCCAAACCTTTCTATAAATTAAGACTTGATGGAGACGATGTAGAGTTGAATGGTTTCTATTTTACTCCAAACCTTATAAATAAATTGTTAATGATTGCGTTTGTTTTAGGTGAAGAACAAATAAAAATGAAATACGGAGAGTATCATAAACCTGTAATATTTGAAATAAAAGATTGTAAAGTATTAATTTTACCCATTAATAAAGAATAATTATGGAAAATAAAAAAGAATTTAAATTAAAAAGTTTTGATTTACATTTTGAAAGAGGTTGGATGCATAAAGAAGACCCTGCGGAACAAGTTGATAGATATGAAGGTAGTGTATCATTTTTTAATGAAGTGGGAGATATATTTACAATGAAAATAGATGCGGAATTGTCATTTAAAATATTAGAGGTCATTAATAAGAAACTTGCAGAAAACACTGAAACCTTGGTTAATAACATTAAATCAGCTATTAAAAATGAGGACGATAAAATTTAGAGGAATAGATGCACCCAACGATGAATGGATATATGGTAGTTTAGTTATAGTTAATGATGACTTTCATATATTGGATGGTGATGAGGATACAGCTCACGACTATAACAGGGTGGACGAAAATACTGTTGGGCAGTTTACGGGACTCAAAGATAGTTTAGGAAAAGAAATATATGAAGGTGATATATTAAGAAGAATGGAAGGTGAAGGTAATGAAAAATATAAGGTTGTTTTTGAAGAGTGGATAGGTAGTTATACTTTAGTTAATGTAGAGACTCCTGAAGATATGAAAGAGTTTAGTAAATTTATAATTGGAGCGAGAAAGTTAATGATAGTAGGAAATATTCACGAAGATATAATTAAAAAAATTTAAAGAAATGAGTGCAATAACATTAAGAAAATTAAAAGAGATATTAAACGAAATTCCTGATAAGGAATTAGATAAACCATTAATTTATAATTCAGACGAATATTTGATGAATGGTGAGATACAAGGTATTTATAAATTGGAAGAAACTAAATATATAACAGATGATTGTGAGTTATTAACTTTACAAGAACTAAAGGAGGATTATGGTTACGAAAATGAGAAGCAGGTGCTACAAGATTGTTCTAAACTCGCAAAAGGTTATCAGATATTAATAAGTTTCTACTAAATTATACTAAAAGCTATTAAAATATTTGGTAGATTAAAAATTAATTCTTACATTTGCAGTATTAAAATTGAATAAATAATGTTAGTACCTTTAAGAGAGGTAGTTGAAATAATGGGACTAAGAAAGAACACATTAATAAAGTATGAAGATGAATAAAAAGGATTACAAACCATTTTGGGACGACTCTTGTGAGGCGATAAGTTCACACTTATTGTCGCACACTCAGATAGATTCTGCAGATTTGGAATCGACATCTTATTCAAGCAAAATGGTGGAGGACTCATGGTTCTTAACCGAAAGAAAGTTTCACTCGAGCAAGAACTCACAGAAGACTTACTTACAATCTTACATGCCTTCTCTTGTAGAATGCGTGGACTTAGAAAGCACTCATATAAAATCAAGGAAGGTGCGAATCTATCCGACTCAGCAACAGAAGATTCTATTTAAACAATGGTTTGGAGTAGCTAGAAAATTCTATAATGAAACCTTAACTATCTATAAAAATGGTTCTGAAAAGACTTGGGATAAGGTTTATCAAGATATAGCTGAACAGAATAAAGAGCATGACTATATCAAATCAGTACCCTATCAAATCAAGAAAATATCAGTTAAGGACTATAGAAAAGCTTTGTCAATAAATAAGATAAAAGCTAAGCGACTTGGTAAACCTTTTGAGATGAAATTTAAAAGTAAGAAAAACCCTAAGCAGAGTTGTTTTATTCCTAAATCAGCCATAAGTTCATCAGGTATTTACTACACTATTGCAGGTAAACTTAAGATGAAAGAAAGACAATGGTTTGAAAATGAGAATATTAATGACTGTAGATTAGTGTTAGAACATGGCAAATGGTTCATAGTAATTCCTAAAGAAGTAAAAACTACGCCTATCGATAACCAAGAAGGTATAGTTGCTATTGACCCAGGAGTTAGAACCTTTGCTACTTACTTTTCAACTGAAGGGTATTTTGGTAAGTTGGGACAAGGAGCTTTTGATAAGATTCTGAAGTTAAACTTGAAGATTGATAAATTGATAAGTAAACTGAGCAAAGAGACTGATAAAAATAAGAAGTCTAATCTAAAGAGGTCAATATTCAACATTAGGTTTAAAATTAGAAATCTAATAGATGAGCTTCATTGGAAAGTAATTAAGTTCTTTATAAATAGATTTAAAGTAATCATATTTCCTCCTTTTAATGTGAGTGAGATGGTTAAGAAATCTAAAAGAAAGTTACCTAAGAAAGTAGTTAGAGCTATGAAATGCTTTAGATTTTATGAGTTTAAAGAAAGATTAAAATTGAAATGTAAGGAGAATGAAGTAACCTTTGTAGAATCTTCAGAAGCATTCACAAGCAAGACTAATAGCTTTACAGGTGAACTTATAGCGAACCTTGGAAGTAAAGAGAAATTTATGTTTAACAATGTCTCAGTAGATAGAGATATTAACGGTGCTCGAAATATTTTAATTCGGGCAATGAGAGATGCCTCCGCTTAAGGTTGAGATACCTTAGGATGACTAGTACCATACTACGATTTAGTAGGAGTTGGTATCGAACATGCATCAGAAGTTTCATCATAACATTTTAATTATGTCAAAAACAAGAACACAAAAAGACTTTATGTTTTCCATTATAGGGGTGCATGATACACTTGTAATGGTTTTAATAGAATCTGGATTAAGTAAAGAAGATATAGAGCAGATAGACATCCCTGGAAGAGATGTAGTAAAAGCCTTTAAGGAAAATAAAGAAGAAGATTTGTTTAAATTCGAATTTCCGAGGAATTATAGTGAAGATATTTATATTAATCATGAAGATGGCTCAGAAACTTTAATAGAAAAAGAATTTTTATATTATGAGCCAATGCAACATATTACTAACTTTTTAAATCAACTACTTATCAAGAACTTAGAACGAGAAGTTAAACTTAGAGCGGAGTTATTACAATTAGAACTAATCCGTCATAAATTAGAAAACATTACAGAAGTGTGGAAATAGAAGATACTGAAATTGAAGAATCAACTGATATAGATTCTATCAATGCTCCAAGTGCTTTTATTTGGAAGAAGCCACTTGCAATAATAACATAATAATTTTAAAAATGGAAAAACAAATATTTAGAGTAGATGATAAAGTATATGATTTTGAATTTGGTTGGGGTGTTGTTGTTGAAGTAGCAATATGTGGTTTTTACCCTATTAAAGTAAAATTTGAGTCTAACGCAAACATGTTCTACTTTACAAGAGATGGTAAATATGAATATTCCTCCGAGGCACCAAGATTATCTTTTACGGAATATGACCTTGTGAATGGAGGATTCAGTCAAGAAAGACTAATAGACTACAATGAATACATAGGAAAGTGGGGTAAGTTTTGGAATGGAAGTAGTAAAGTTGTTATAGATACACTTGCAGAAATAAAAGATGGAAAGTATGGTAGGGTGGTGTTTAACCCAAGGGTTACAAGCATTTACTGCGACAACTTTGAACCACTAACAGAAGAACAATTAAAAGTGTTAGGGTTAAAATGAAAATAATAGAAACACATTATTTGACAGATTGGAAAGATGTTATAAGGATAACATTTACAATAGAAGCCGAAAACGAAGTGTTTGATTTTAGCGTTGCTGAAGGCGACCCTGAAGATATAGATTTCAACAGAGATTTTTATAACATTCACAACATTCGCAAACTGATTAAACTTATTTACGAAGCAAGTAAACATGATGAAAAATTAGAATATATTATAAAACAGATAAAATTTTAAAATTATGGCTAATAAAAAAATAAGAAGGTCATTTATTACGGCGTTGTTAGAAGAAGTTCTTAGAGAAAGTGCTAAAAAGGCCGCCAAATGGTTCAACATACAGAATGACGAGAACTTAAAACAAACAAAACTTTAAAATTATGACTATCGCAGAAATAAGACAAAAATTCTTTGAAGAGGTGTTGAAAGCCCTCGAGGAGAATGATAAAAAAGTTGTTGAATGGTACAAAATAATAGGATGGAAAAATTAAATCAAAAATAATTTGGAAATTTGAAAAAAATTTCATATCTTTGCATAAAATAAAAACATGGAAAAAGAAAAGACAATAACTCACGATTATATCTACCCTCCACATTTTGTAGAGTTGAAGAAAAAGATTGTGAGAAAACTACACAGACTGAAAGATTTAGGAGAAGGAACAATCTTAACTACACTTACAGGTAGTGATACTTATAAAATAGTAGGTGTGCGTAAACAAGGTTACCATCTTTTAAATCTATCAACAGGTAGAGTTATTAACGAACTTGGTGAAGATGTTGAAAATCTCTATGTTAATTTAGGTAAAAATCCAACACTCATGGATGTTTTAGAACTTATCGACGGTGGTTTCTGTTGTGAAAGTTTTACAAACGGAATAAGTATCGTTAATAATAAACTACAAGAAGAAGTTTGGTGGAACACAGAAGAGTTATTCTTAAATGACCAATCTTTAGAAACTATTAAAGTTTTGAACACATGGATTTCGTAAAATCCACAAATTGAATATTAACTTTTTAAATTTTTTATTATGTCACAAAAAGAAAAATTAAACGAACTATTAGAAACTGTGGAAACAACACTTAACACCGTAAAAGAAGACGCTGTAAAATTTGTTGAGAAAAACAATGCTTCAGCAGGAACGAGAGTAAGAACAGGTTCAATGGCAATTATTAAACTGTTGAAAGAAGTTCGCACCCTCGTGAGTGAGATTAAGACCAAATAATACTGACATATTATTCTTAACCATCGAGAGGGACATTCTTCTCGGTGGTTTTTCATTTTAAAAATTCAAATAAATTATGTATTACATTTATTGCGACGGGGGTAACAACGCATTATCCGACAAGAAAGGAGTTTGGGCATTTGCTGTTATCGAACATAACCGAGTTATTGACGAACATTATGAACTGATAGAAGATGCTACTAATTCAAGAGTGGAAATCCTCGCTTTATACAATTCGCTATTATACGCAGAACAATTAAACGAGCCGTGTATTATTCGTTCTGACTCTCAATATGTTGTAAATAGTTATAACGATTGGGTATATAAGTGGGCTCACAATGGTTGGAGAAAAGCAGATGGTGGAGAAGTTGCTCATCAGGACTTATGGGAAAAGATAAACGAAATACGCCACGCTCACATAGTGGTAGAGTGGGTCAAGGGTCACGGGACTGATAAATGGAACAACTATGTTGATAAACTTACTCAAATCGGTCGTAAGAAAGATAAGAAAAAAGAAAAGAAGAAAAAGAAACAACTAAACAAAGACAACTTCTTCTTGTGGTTTATCAATAATTTAGATGAATTTGAAGAAGAAGACTTTGACACTATTATCAACCTTATTACAACTTATGAAGAAAAACAAGGAAAAGTCAGCAGGCAGGACATGGCTTTTAGACATTGAGGTCTATAACGATTTGTTCTTATGCTCGTGGCAGGATTTTCATAGTGAAGAGATAGTAGTTTGTGAAATCAGTCAGCGAAAAGACGACCGTGAGAAACTGTTTAAATCACTGAAAGAATTTAAAGGTTTCTTAGTAACTTTCAACGGACTTCATTACGATGAGGTAGTTTTATCTTACTTTATGAAGAATTGGAAACGGTTGAAAGATGAAAGTGTTCGTGATTTCTGTTACGACATTAAAGATTTCTCAGACATGTTAATTCAAGATGAAAATAGTTTTGAGAAAATAAAAGAGTATAAATGGTTTAAGAGACCTTGGAAATCAATAGATGTTTATACACTTGGGTGGAGTAAAGGTTTAAGAATTTCAAAACAAATAAGCTTGAAAGCCCTTGCTGTCCAATTAAGACATCCTGAGATACAGGAATTACCATTTGAAGTAAATCATTACTTTGAAGATAAAGATGAAGAGATAGATGCTTTAATACACTATAATACGGTGAACGATATTGGTGTTTTAAGAAAGATATTCGTCGCTTTAGAAGAAGAGATAAAATTAAGAGGTTACATTTTAAAAACTTACGGTCTTGAATGTTGGAGTTTAGATGCTCCGAAAATTGTATCGGAATATCTGTTGGATGTTTATTGTAAAGCAACCTTTCCGTGGGATATATGGGAGGATGACCCTGATTGTGACAAGAAGTACAAAGAGTATATTAAGATGGTTCGCAATCAAAGATATGTACCAGGACATTTCACTCTTGAAGAACACTTACCTAATGTACAATTTAAAACAAAACCTTTTCAAGAATTACATGAAAGATTTAAGAAAAGTAGTGGTAGTTTCAAAGAAGATTTTCCTGTTGTCAAAAATGATACAGCCGTAATGCTTGCACCATCTGTTGGAGGGATACATTCTGTGAATGACAATCAGTATTTTGAAAGTAAGGACGGTTGGATTATTGTTGATGCCGATGTTGCTTCTTTATACCCTACTTTGTTTAAAGAATATGGTTTCCTTCGTGAAGAGTTGAAGGTCGTTCTTGACAAATATTGTGAAATCATAGAAGACCGAATCGAAGCAAAACGAAACGGTGATAAAGTTAAAGATAAATTCTTGAAATTAGTACTTAATAGTTTCTCAGGACTCGTGGATAGCGAGGTAACGTGGTTATATAGTAAGGAAAAAATCACTTCCCTGCGAGTTTTCGGACAAATTATACAGTTGAAGTTTATAGAAGAACTATCAGAACTTCAAGGCGTAAAAGTATTATTCACTAACACAGATGGTACTTTATGTATGATAAAAGAGGAATTACTTCCTAAATACTGTAAGATTGCCCAAGATATTGCTAAAGAATTTAGAATAGTTTGGGAATTTACTATAAATAAAAAGATAGTATTTTCAAATACTAATTCTTATATTTCGATAATTGATGAATCTTTTATGTTGGATGATGATGCTAACATGATTAATCATAAAACAGGGCTTAATAAAATCAAGAGGAAAGGTTCTGTGTTTAGATACGGTAGTGATGTTCCACTTGGAGATTCTACGAATGAGGAAGTTATCCCACGAGCGTTAGAAGCGTATTTAGTACATGGTATTTCACCTGAAGAGTTTATTTCTAACCCTGAAAAAAACGGCTTAACTATATTTGATTTTTGTTGTGCTAAAAAAGTAAACAGAAACTTCGAGGTTTTCTTTGGAGAGGAAAAAGTACAAAATATCAATCGTTATTACTTCTGTCGTAAAGGTGAATATCTGATGAAGAAACGGAAAAACTCATCAGAAAATAAACAACATTTACATAAAGGTAACCCTGTAATGTTGCTTAATAATTATGATGAGAATAAGCCGTTAGAAGATTACGATATTGATTTTAAATATTACATTGCTAAAACTAATAAGATAATACAAGAGGTTGAACATGATTTAAGAAATCCTTCTCTTTTTGGTTAAATGAGGTTTTATTATTTTTATTGTTTAAAAAGAAATCGTTAAATTTGTAATTCAAATAAGATTTAATGGCTGCGAAAAGTAAAAGTGCTAAATACTACGCCAGCAATCCTAAAGCTCGTGCTAAAAAGAAGGCTTATGATACAGAGTTTAATAAAAAACCTGAACAACGAGCGAAGCGTTCTGAACTTGTAACAGAGAGAAGAAAGCGTGGGATATATGGTAAAGGTGGTAAAGATGTAGCACATACAAGTAAAGGACTTGTTCTTAAAAGCCCGTCTGCTAACAGAGGTAGTAAAACTGATAGTGCAGGGGATAGAAGAAGTCGTGGTGGTAAAAAAAAGAAATAAATTGGAAAGAATCTTGTGATAAAATTTGCAAGATTCTTTTTATTTTATTATCTTTGCAAACAAATAAGTATAGTTAATGACAGAACAAGAGAAACTAAAGAAAGAGTATGAAGGTCTTGCTAAGTTTTTAGGTTGGATTTACATACCTTTCGATGATTACCACCAAGAACATGTAGGTTGGTATTCAGAAGACCCCCGTTTAATAACAGCTCGTAAGGGAGTACAGAAGAATGGTAAACATATAAGTTTTGTTGCTCGACACACATTAGCATTAGATTTTCGTTATAATTATGATAGGTTAATGCAAGTGTTTGAAGTATTGAGTAAGAAGTATGGTTTAACACTTTCTTTCACAAAAGAAGGTTTGTGGATAAACGATGGTGAAGACGATATATTTTTTGAGGGTAACGATACAAAAGAGTGTTTATACGATGCTTGTTTGTCATTCTTAAAATTAATACGAAAAACGGAAAAGAAGAAAAAATGATTTTAAAAGACTTACATTGTTTGAGTGGTGAAGTTGACTTTCACCAGCCGTGTTTCACAGTGGACGATAAGTTTGAAATTACTTACAACAGAGATGGTTATACCATTAGACTGAATAGTAGTAATGAAAACAATCCTTATGTAAAACGATTCAAGGAGCTTGGTGAAAAAACTTCTGCTCTCACGAAAGAAGAACTTGAAAATTTATTAACAAGAATTTATAACAAATAAGATGAGTAAAAAACGAGAAAACGAAATCCATTTTGGAAAAGATGCTCGCCTTGCATTGAAACAAGGTGTAGATTTAGTTGCTAACGCTGTTAAAGTAACTTACGGTGCGAAAGGTCGTAATGTACTTATTTCTAATTCGAGTGGATTTCCACCACACATCACAAAAGACGGTGTAACTGTTGCAAAATCAGTAGAGGTAGACGACGCTCTTGTTAGACAAGGTGCTTTACTAATTCAATCAGCGTCAGAGAGTGCTAACCGTATCGCAGGTGATGGTAGTACATTAACAACAATTCTTACACAAGCCCTTGTGAATAATGGGTTTGAGTCAGTGGATAGACTTCGTAATGTCAATGTTACAGATGTTAAACGAGGTATGGATTACGCTAAAGAAGAGATTGTTAAAATTATCGAAGGACACGCTGTTAAAGTAGAGAGTGTTGGAGAAATCAAAAATGTAGCAACAATTTCAGCAAACAACGACCCTGTTATCGGAGGGTATATAGCTGAAGCATTTGAGAAAGTTGGAAAACACGGAGTAGTATCATTCGATAACTCTGAAACTCATCAGTCGTATGTAGAGTTTGTAGATGGTTATCAGTTTGATAGAGGTTTGATTACACCGTATTTAATAACAGATGCTGAAAGATTAAGAAGTGTAATGGATAATCCTTACATTATTATTACAGATTATGTTATATCGAGTGCGTCTGTATTTGAAAACATTGTAAATAAAATCCTTGAAGCAAATCGTGAGAACAATGAAAATCGAGGGCTTGTAATCATCTGCGATGATATGGAGTTTCAATGTGTACAGTTGTTCTTGAAAAACCACGCACAAGGTATTATTAAAGTTTGTGTGGTTAAAGCTCCTGAGTTTGGAGATAGAAGATACGATATGTTACAAGATATGTGTATTGTAACAGGTGCGACTTTCGTTAGTAAAGAAAAAGGTGATAGTTTTGAAACTCTTGAACTTGATGATTTAGGAGAAGCAACATCTGTGGTAGCAGATTTAGAAAATACCACTATCATCGGTGGTCAAGGTAGCGTGGAGGCTATTACGAAACGAGCAGAAGATATTAAAGCTCTTATGGATAACAAGAAAGGTTATGCTTTGGAAGTTTACGAGAAAAGACTTGGAAAACTTACAGGTGGAGCAGCAGTTATCAAACTTGGTGCAACATCGGAAGTAAACCTTAGAGAGATGAAAGACAGAGTGGAAGATGCAATCAGTGCTGTTAAGGCTTCTATAGAAGAAGGTGTGTTACCTGGTGGTGCTTCTTTCCTTTATAGAATTGGAGCTGGTATTTACAATCTTCAAGTTCCTGAAAATACAACATCGGTGGCGTTTAAACTTGGTTTAGACATTGTTAAGAAATCACTTGTTATTCCGTTCTTAACACTTCTTGAAAATGCTGGATACATTATCGGAGAAGAAGTAAATGACCCTGTTGAGAATTTAAAAAACAATGATGACATAGGTTTCAATGTTTTAACAGGAGAGTTTGTAAATATGTTTGAAGCAGGTATCATAGACCCTGCGAAAGTGATAAGATTGGCAACTGAAAATGCGATAGACACTGTTAGTACAATGTTATTAACTGAAGCAATTGTATTAGGGGCTGACGAGAGAGGAAAAGGAATAAGTAATTTTGATTTATAATATATGAAGAAGTTTATTGAAAACATTAGAGAATTTCAAGCTAAATTAGCAGAAGTAGAAGAGGGTTCTTTAAAAAACCTATTTGGAGAAGAGTATGTAGAAAGAGTAAATCTTAGAAACAGACTTCTTACAGAAGAAACACAGGAGTTGGAAAACGCTCTTTCTCGTAGAGATGATGTAGAAGTGTTAGACGCAGGTGTGGATAGTTTATACATTTTACTTGGAACAATGCACGAATACGGATTGCTCGACAAATTCGAAAAGGCATGGGATTTAGTTCATGCTAACAACATGACTAAACTTGATGAAAACGGCAAAGTTGTTAAAAATGAATACGGTAAAGTCATCAAACCAGCGAATTACAAACCTGTGGATTTGACTGTTTTATTTGAAAAGAAACAACCAGCCAAAGTAATCGTTGTGAAAATGATTGGTTGTGGTCCATGTATGGAGATTGAAAAAGAATTACCTAATGTTAAAGGTTTACCTGTTGAACAGTTTATAGGTTATGAGAAACCTGAACTTATGCAGAAATACAATGTTAAAAAATTCCCTACGGTTATTATCGTTGATGAAAACGAAGAACCGTTGTTTACGAGACCTGGTTTCACAACGGCTGATAAGATAAACAAAAGAATAGATGAACTTAGAGGAGATACGAGCGTGGAATAAGCGTCTTAAAGATGCTTTTCCAGGGATAAGTTTCCAAGAGGACATTCATAAGTACACCATTGCAGGGCAGGAGGACAGACCTATAAAGTCTGTCTCTGCTCTCATGAAGTACTTTTATGAAGAGTTTGATTCTGACACACTTGCAGAAAAGTATGCTAAATCAAGGAAGTTAGACCCTGAAGATGTTAAATTAGCATGGGCTGGTGAAGGTACTATTTCTACAACACATGGTACAAAAGTCCATTTATTTGGAGAAGATTATATCAAATGGAAATGGTTAGGAGAATTAGATGAACCACCTGTTGTATTCGATAAACAAAGTTTAGGTGTTAAACAATTTTTAGATAGTCTACCATCTTACTTTGTACCTGTGGCTTCAGAATTACAAATGTATCATCCTGAGCATTGGTATTGTGGAACGGCTGATATTATCTTCTATAATGAGAAGACAGGGAAGCTCTCAATTGGCGATTTCAAAAGTAATCGTGTGATAGAAGGTGATAAATACTCTGAAAAACCATTAAAATATATTGGTGAGAAGTATGGGTTGGATTCAAGTAATCTTTCGAAATATTCAGTTCAATTCAGTTTTTATCAATTGATGTTGCAAAATAAAGGGTTTGAGTTTGACACTCGAGTTTTAATACATCTTACAGATGATAAATTTGAAAAGAAACTTTATAAGACTTATCGAACACTCGATTTAACAGAAGATTTAGATAATTGGTTATTAACTAAAGAACATTTAAAATGAAAACATGGTTATTTATAGCAGCGTTGCTACTTTTAGCATACGGGATTTTCGAACCTTCTATTCGTAAAGACACTTCGAATAAGCGTTGGTTAGTATTTTTCAACCCTTTTACAAATAAAATGACGAAAATATTTTTGTATTAAGAATATTATTCGTATATTCGCAACATGGAAAACGAAAAGAAATTAGATTATAAGATTGAGGAACAACAATATGACTTCCTCAGTAAAGACATTACGAGACCTACAACATTCATCAGAAGGTTTCAACAAGGAAATAACCGTTTTTACTATACTGTAGACCCTGCAGGAAAAGTTAAACTTTATTCAAGTGGTACAACACTTATTAAAGATGGTTATGCAGAAGATAAGATTGCTCTTGAAACTTGGAGAAATAAACTTCGAGCAGAAGGTAAAGACCCAGGTAAAGAGTTAGAATACGCTGCCTCAAGAGGTACTTTAATGCACTTCTTATTAGGATACTATATTCAAGGAAAACCTATTAATCTTTCAGATTTAGATATTCTAATCAACGAGGAAGCACCCGAGCTTACAATGTTACCTTACTTTGGTGAAATCATGGCGAAGGATATAGAGTGGTTACAAAAAGCAATCTTAGCATTTGGACAATTTGTTGAAGATTACAATGTTAAACCTGTCGCTCTCGAACTTATCATGAAATCTGAAAAATACCAAGTAGCATCTCCGATTGATATGATTTGTAAAATGACTATTAAAGAAGAGGGTTATTTCGGTGAGGTTTATAAAACAGGAGAAAAGAAAGGACAACCTAAACTATCAAAGCAGGAAAGAGAAGTTTATGCAATTGTAGACTTTAAATCCACACAATCAGGTTTTTATGATTCTCATTATTTACAACTTCAATTATATAAAAGAATTGTAGCAGAGAATTATCCTGATTTGAAAATCGAGGGACTATTCAATTGGTCACCGAAAGAATGGATAACAAGTCCTTCTTACAACTTAAAAGACCAAAGTGGTACGGATAGTTTACTCGGTAATCTTTGTGAAGTTATTTACGAACAAGGTAAGATAAAACATACTTGGAAAACACCAACTATTAAATTAGTTGAAGGTTCTGTAAGTATTGATAACTTCAAAACTGATGTTATAAAAAGAGTAAGTCTTGTTGAATTTTTAGAACAATTACATAAAAAATAATGGCTAAGGAAGTAGAATACAAACCGTTCACTTTCCGTTATCAATTAGAACCTTATAAAGGTAGAGACAGCCGTTTTACTTGTCCTCAATGTGGTAAGAAGAATACATTTGCAAGATATGTAGATGTTACTACGGGTGAGTATGCTGACGACGATTGTGGTAGATGTAACCGTGTTATACATTGTGGATATTTGAAGTATCCTAACACGGATGAAAAAAAAACAACAGTCGTTAAAACTAAAGAAGTAAAACCTGAATACCTACATTTAGTAGATAGGATAAACTTTGTTAATTCTAAATATGTAGTAGAGTCGATGAGAGATTATGAAGATAACAACTTTGTAAAATTCTTATTTAAATACTTTAATAAAGAAGATGTAACAAAAGTTATCAATTTATATAGAGTAGGAACAAGCGATAAGTGGGAAGGCTCGACAGTCTTTTGGCAGTTGGATGAAGAGTTTAATACTCGAACAGGTAAAATAATGTTGTATAATGAAGTAGATGGTAAAAGAGTTAAACAACCTTACAACCATATTACTTGGTTTCATACACCTGATAAAGGTATTTACAATGATTTCAATTTAGAACAATGTTTTTTCGGGCAACATTTACTACAAGAGAATAATCGCACAAGACAGATTTGTGTAGTAGAGTCAGAGAAAACAGCAATTCTTGGATGTTTAGCACAACCTGATTGTATTTGGATAGCAACAGGTGGTATTCAGAACATCAATGAACAAAGAATGGAAGCATTACGAGGGCGGGAAGTTGTATTCTACCCTGACAAAGGAGATGCTTACTATGTATGGAAAGACAAAATCGAGCCTTTCTTAAGCCTTGGAAAGTTTAAAGTTTCTAATTACCTTAATAAGAAAACTGAATTACAAGAAGGTGACGATATAGGAGATTTAATCATTAATAAATTATTATAGACATGGGACAGAAGAAAATTTATGAACACACGCAGGAGTGGAAACAATCAAAACCACACCGAAGAGACAAAATTAACTTAACAATTTACAAAGATGGAAAACCGATTAACAGCAAAAGATAAAATTATCTTAGTAAATGTTGAACCTTTAAAAGACCAACAATCAGGGTTTAAGGTTCATGACGAGAGTAAACATCACAAGGCGACCGTATTTGCTGTCCCGAGTGATAGTAAACTACAAGTAGGGGAAACAGTGGTTCTTAGAGAAAAAGCTATTTCAGAAAAACTTGTATTTGAAGGAACAACTTATCATTTTGTACAAAATTTAGATATACTTTGTGGAATTAATGGAAAATAAAACAATAGACACAACAAAACATGCATATGATTTCGGTGTAAATATCGAAATCCCTGGAACATTATTTTTATCTCTTTTGAAAATAATGGATAAACTTGCTAAAGAACAGGTGTCAGCACAATATAAGATTGATGTTCGTTCATTAAATCATACAGCATCGCCTGAAAACTTGATGCAAGTTATATCACCTGAAGGCGTTACATATTTTAACATTTTAGGAGATATGGAAATGTTACATGAGAAGAATATTCAAGAAGGTAAAACAATACCTCAAGAAGAATTTACAGAAAAGCTTAAAAAGAAGATAGAGGGTGAAATTGAAGCTTCTCAAAAATTAGCAAAACAACCAAAGGTTGCTAAAACAGTAAGTCTTGGTTTAAGAAATAAGAAAAAGAAAAAATAGTATGCTTACTGCTAAACAAGATAAGTGGGTAGTAAAGTGTATAGATAATACCATTAAAACATTAGATAACGAAAGTCAAAAAGAAGTTATCGAAGAATTAGAAAACATTAAAAAGAATTTCACAGAAGGTTCTGTAACACGATTAGAATTTAAAATGAGTCACGAAGACTTGAAAGAAATCGATGAGTGTTTAGAACAATTAGAGGAAATTAGTAAATATTATTCTTCAGTCTTAGATATTCATGTTACACAAGAATATGATAAGATTAAAAAAGCGATGACTCCTTTACTTGAATATCTTGCCACTTTAAAAGATACAGTTAATAACGATGTTTCTTTTAATGAAGATTTACTTAAAAAAGAAATCAAGGCGGAGGTAATACAATTGTTATCCGAAGAAAAAGGAATATCTGTAACACAATCTGAAAAATTAGTTTATACTGACCCACGATATTCTAAAGAATTTAGAAGATTGAGAATTTACAACGACTATGCAAACATAACTAAAACTAAATATGATTTTTATCTAAGAGTTTTAACTAATGTAACACAGTCAGTTTCAACAGCATCGAAAGAAGCAGTAAATTCTCGTATGAGTGGTAACGCTTAGCGTTATGTTTTTCATCAATTAAAATAATTAATTTAAATTTGCAAAACCTCCTGTAAAAAGGAGGTTATTTATGTACTATGGGAATATTTGATAAAAGAGAAAATTACAAACCGTTTGAATATCCAGAAATCATGCAGTTTGTAGATTCCATGAATAAGTCCTTCTGGGTGCATTCTGAGGTGGAATTTACAGCGGATATTCAAGATTTCAAGGCGAATTTGAGTCCGATAGAAAAAGAAGCTGTAAAGAGAGCCTTGCTGGGAATAGCACAGGTGGAGGTTTCTGTGAAAACTTTTTGGGGAGACCTATATGACCTTTTCCCAAAGCCAGAGTTTAATGGACTTGGTGCCACTTTTGCCGAATGTTATATTGAAGGGACAGAAGTTCTTACTAAAACAGGATGGAAAGATTTTAGAGATTTAATAGAAGACGAAGAAGTTGCTACTTTTAATAATAAAAGAGAAATTTCTTTTATAAAACCTTCTAAATATATATCAAAATCTTACATAGGAAAAATGTTTAAATTGTCTTCAAAAGATAATTTATCTTATATTACACCTAAACATAAACTTACTCTTTATAATAAGAGTGGTTTACAATACCATGAAGAAGCTGAAAAAGTTTCTTTCAACGATAGTAGTATAAGAATACCTGTTTCTTATGGTATAGGTTCCATATCAGAATTAGAGTATAATAAATACTTAACTGATTGGGATAGATTAAGAATCGCTATTCAAGCTGACGCCCATAAAAGATTTTTTAAATTAAAGGACGGTTCAAAACAAGAAAGAGGTATAAGTTCTGATAAAACAATATACGAACTAACTTTTACAAAACAAAGAAAAATAGATAGATTACAGTCTATATTAGATAATCTTTCAGATATAAAATATTATAGGAGAGATTATAGTTCTGGAAAAGTTTGTTTTGAAATATTTTTAGACGGAACAGAAAATAATTTAAAATCTTTTGAATGGATTTTAAAAGATGAAAGGTTAACAAATTCTCATTGGGCTTCTGGAATTGTTTCAGAACTATCTTATTGGGATGGACAATATTTAAAGAATAAAAAAGATTGTAAAATTAAATATTCTACTACTAATGAATTAAATGCGGATATTATACAAATAGTAGGTACATTAGCTGGTTATAAAACTAATATTCAGGTAAGAGAAGATTTAAGAAAAGAAACTTTTTCTAAAAATTTTATTGTGTCTTTTAATAAGAATAGAGAAACATTACCTATTACATCTCTAACTAAAGAAGAAGTAGATTATGAAGGTAAGGTTTATTGTGTTACAATTCCTTCTACTGGTAATTTGATTACAAGATATAATAAAAAAATATTTTGGTCAGGAAATTGCGAATTCCGCCACTCAGAGGCATATTCCAGATTGCTGGAAGTATTGGGATACAATAATGAATTTGAAAACTTGTTAGAAGTTCCTATTTTCAAGGAGAGAAATCAAGTTTTGAAGGAGTATCTTTCTAAAAATAAAGAAAATGCTTTGGAGAGAATCTTGTTTTTTACTTTGATTATAGAAAATGCTTCGTTATTCAGCCAGTTTGCGACGATTTTGTCATTCACTCGTTTTAAAGGATACATGAAAAATGTGGCAAACATCATCGCTTGGACATCGGTAGACGAGCAGACACATGCTAACGCTGGGATTTTTATCATCAAAAAGATTTTTGAAGAAAACCCTGACATGAAGGAAAGAGGAATGAAGGAGATAGAAGGCTTTATGAAAAACTATATAGAGCTGGAAGACAAGATGTTAGATTGGATTTTTGAAAATGGCGAGCTTGAGTTTTTCAGCAAAAAAGACTTGGCTAACTATATGAGATACAGGCTGGATGATTCTTTGGTACAGCTGGGCTTGGGCAGACCTTTTGGAATAACAGGAGACGAAATAAAGCCGATGCTTTGGTTTGAAGAAGAGGTTTTCGCGAATGAGCTGGATGATTTCTTTGCGAAAAGACCAACAGCATACACAAAACACGATAAGTCTATAACACAAAACGATTTATTTTAATTATAATGACAGAAGAAAAAACAAACATTTGGTGGTTCAATGAAGAATCAGAACAAATGCTTAATAGAGGGTATTTGTTGAATGGAGAAACAGTCGAGGGAGCAATCGAAAGAATTACAGATGCTGCTGCTAAAAGGTTAAATAGACCCGATTTAAAAGAACAATTTAAAGAGTTAATTGTCAAAGGATGGATTTCTTTTTCATCTCCTGTATGGGCAAATATGGGGACACAGAGAGGGCTTCCTATCTCGTGTTTCAATGTCCATGTGCCAGACAGCATAGAGGGAATTACCCACAAAATGGGGGAAGTTATCATGCAGACTAAGATAGGTGGCGGGACTTCTGGGTATTTCGGTGAGCTGAGACATAGAGGAACAGCCGTTACAGACAATGGTAAATCTTCTGGGTCGGTTTCTTTCATGAAATTATTTGATACTGCAATGGATGTGGTATCACAGGGAGGCGTGAGAAGAGGAGCTTTTGCGGCGTATTTGGATATTGACCATGATGATGTAGAGGAGTTTTTGCAAATCCGAGACATCGGTAATCCTATTCAGAATTTGTTCATGGGGGTCTGTGTGCCAGACTACTGGATGCAGGATATGATAGATGGTGATGCAGATAAACGAAGAGTTTGGGCTAAAGTTTTGGAAAGCCGCCAGCAGAAAGGAATGCCGTATATTTTCTTTACTGATAATGTAAATAGAAATAAACCGCAAGTCTATAAAGATAAAGAATTAACAATTAACGCCTCGAATCTTTGTGTAGCACCTTACACAAAAATACTCACTTCTAACGGTTATATACCAATAGGTGATTTGGAAAACGAAAGAGTTGAAGTTTGGAATGGTAAACAGTTTAGTGAAGTTGTTGTTCGTAAAACAGGAGAAAACCAAAAACTATTAAGAGTTGTTACCAATAGTGGTTACGAATTAGATTGTACTCCTTATCACAAATTTTATATTCAAAAAGGTTATAACAAAGGGGTAGGGTTGAACAAATTAGAGTTGTTGGAAAAAAGAGCTTATGAATTGCAACCAGGTGATAGGTTAATTAAATTTGAGCTACCTCTAATAAAAGGAGTTGAAACACTTGAAGATGCTTATTTAAACGGCTTTTATTCAGGTGATGGTTGTTTTACAAAATACGGTAAGAGAATATATCTGTATGGTGAAAAAAGAAATTTAAAACATCTATTTCACAAAATAAAAAAGTGGACTATCCAAGAAGATTTAAACCGAGAATATGGACATTTGGAATCATTAAAGGATAAATTTTTTGTACCTGATTCTCAATACACCGTTGAATCTCGAATTAATTGGTTATCTGGTTATTTGGATGCAGATGGAACCGTTTGTAACAACAAAGGTTCTCAAACCTTACAAGTTTCGTCTATAAACAAAGAATTTTTGTTAGACATACAATTAATGTTACAAACGCTTGGATGTGATAGTAAAGTAATGTTTTCGAAAGAAGGTGGACGATTTTTAATGCCTAAGAATGATGGTTCAGGGGAACTAAGTTACTATAATTGTAAAGAAGTTTATAGATTATTAATTAATGGTAACTCTTTATACAAACTATCACAATTAGGGTTGACTTGCAACAGGTTAAAGTGGGACATTAAAAAGCCGAACAGGGAGTGTTCACAATTTATACAAATAACTTCTGTGGAAGAGTTAGAATACAAACAAGACACCTATTGTTTCACTGAACCGTTAGAACACAAAGGTATGTTTAATGGAATTTTGACAGGTAACTGTTCCGAAATTATGTTGCCTTCTACAGAAGACGAAAGTTTCATCTGTTGTTTGTCTTCCATGAATTTGGAGCTTTATGATGAGTGGAAAGATACGAATGCGGTCAAATTGGCCATATATTTCCTTGATGCTGTTTTATCTGAATTTATTGAGAAAACAGAAGGGAATTATTACCTTTCTGCTGCGAGAAATTTTGCAATTCGCCACCGTGCTTTAGGATTAGGAGTTTTGGGATATCATTCTTATTTACAGCGAAATATGATTCCTTTTGAAAGCATTGAAGCAAAAATATTTAATGAAAAAGTGTTTAAGCAAATTCAAGAACAGTCGTTAGAAGCTTCTAAAGAATTAGCAAGTATCTACGGCGAACCTGAATTATTAAAAGGTTATGGTGTTAGAAACGCAACACTTCTTGCAATAGCACCTACGACATCCAGCTCGGCTATTTTAGGGCAGACATCACCAGGGATAGAGCCGTTTGCATCTAATTATTATAAAGCAGGTTTAGCAAAAGGGAATTTTATTAGAAAGAATAAATACCTCGTTAAATTGTTAGAAGAAAAAGGTCTTAACACCGAAGATGTATGGCGAGATATTATGTTGAATCAGGGTTCTATTCAACATATAACCAAGCTTACACAAGCTGAAAAAGATGTATTCAAAACATTTAAGGAGATTTCACCTTTAGAAATTGTAACTCAAGCAGCACAGAGACAGAGATATATAGACCAAGCCCAATCATTAAACCTAAATATTCCATCTTCTATGCCAATAAAAGATGTGAATAAAGTGATAATAGACGCTTGGAAATTAGGAGTAAAAACGCTTTATTACCAGCGTTCGCAGTCTGTTTCTAAGGAATTAATTGTTAATTTTATGACTTGTTCAAGTTGTGAAGCTTAAAAATTATATATAGGTAATGTCAAATTTAGAAATTATAAATGCTCAAGGTGTGGGTTACACCACAGAGGAAATCTCACCTTTTGTGAGGACAAAGTGTGATACAAGTGGTGAAATGACTTTTAAGGTTAAAGCAGATGGTCATTTTAAAAGAAAGCTTACTTTAAGTGTGAGAGGTAGTGATAGCGGTTGTAGTTATACAATAAAAGTTCAAGGTGGTACTGTAAACGGAAGTACCGAGTTTCATAAGAACTATCCTGTGAAACCTATTCTTCACGAAACTTCTCGTGGTGATTTAGCATTTCAGGATGAGATAACAGACATTGAATTAGAATTTACTAACGAGGCTACTATCACCCTTAAACAAGAATTACCTACAGTAGTGCTTAATCATGAACGAGGAGAAACTTGGTCAGGTGTACCGTTAGACTGTATCGATTGTAGCGGACCTGGTCACATAGGTGAAACTATCTACGCTAACTCTTGGATGGACTTTTTAGGAAAACATTTCCAAATCAATGCTTATGCATGTCCTGATTTTTCAGGTGTTTAAAAAATAATTTAAAAAAGAGGTGGTAAAATTTTGCCATCTCTTTTTCTTTTCTTATATTTGCAAAAAATTAATCAAGAATGATAAAAGACAGAGTTAGAAAAGACGAAGATGAAAACTTCGTAATGAGTCCCGACCCAATACACATGAGGGATGTGCGGGGTAAAGTTGTAGCGATAGTTTGTATGAATCAAATTAAAGCAATTGGTAAAAACAATGATTTAATGTATGAACTTCCCGAAGACTTAAAACAGTTTAAATCTAAAACGGTAGGTAATAACGTTATCATGGGTTATAATACTTGGAAAAGTTTACCAACCAAACCTTTAAAGAATAGATTTAATGCTATTGTAGCCACGAAACCTTGTGATATAGAAGAGAGTGAAAATGTAAAAGTGTTTGAAAGTGTCCCTGAAGCAATAGAATATTGTAAAAGAGATAACAAATTGTTACACAACTCTACAACTTATATTATAGGTGGTGGTAGAATATATGAAGAAGCAATGCCTTATATCGACGCCATAGATGCCACTATTGTTGACGATGATGCTGAAGGTGATGTCTACTTCCCACACATAGATTTGAATGAATTTACGGCAAGTTATACGCGTTATCCAATAAAAGATGGAAAGTATATGACAGATGGTGTAATATTTAAAAGAATAAATAATCGATAATTCTCCTATCCTTTTAGGATGGAGAAATAAATAAAGTTTAACATTAAAAGCTCTACAGGAACATAGAGTTAAAATCAAGGATAGCTGTTTAGGTTACTAAAAGCTTTGACCCTTGAAGCCTCACTTTAGAGGTAGTTCACAAGAAAAACAAGTTATGAATAAAGTAGATGAATTTTACAAAGATTTATTAAGTGAAATCTTATCAGATGGGTTTGAGTATGATGACCCAAATAGAAAAGGTACAAAAAGAAAACAGATGCCAACCGCGGATTTCTTCTTGTTTGCAAAAGATAATCCTGTAATATCTTTAAGGAAAGTTTATTTCAAAGGTGCTGTTGCAGAACTGTTATTGTTCTTGAAAGGTTCAACAGACATTAGGGATTATTGGAAAGCAAAAGTGAATTTTTGGGATTCAGATTTCTGTAATTATCAAAACATATCCAGCGAGTATCTTCAGTTATTGAAAAACAATCCTGAGATTGAAGATGATAAAAGATTTTCACTTGGAAAGATTTACGGACACCAATACGCTCGACAATATGAAGTCTTTGATAACTTTAAGGAAAACCCTTACAGAACAGATTTAATCATTGATAGTTGGCAGTTAGACAGCCTTGACGATATGAGTTTAAGACCTTGTCATTTCCTCTATCAGTTAATTAAAGAAGACGACGGTTTTATGCTTAAATGGTCGCAACGTTCGGTGGATACCTTACTTGGTTTACCAATGAATATTGTGTTTTATTTCTTAATGGGTAAAATCCTTGAGATTTGGTCAGGACATAAATTCACAGCCCTTGAAGGAGATTTAAGAAATGTTCATCTTTATGATAACCAATATGAATTGGCTGAAGAAGTTAGTGAAGTTACGGCTGTAGACAAAGTTCACGAAATACAGATTGACTCGTCAAGTTGGGAATTAGATAAACCATTTGAAGAGTTTATAAAATCTGTTAAGTATGAAGATTTTAAATTAGTAAATTACGAACCTGTTTTAAACAAAACAGTAGAAATGTTAGCTTATAAAAAATAATTATAATGAAAGGTAAATTTTTAAACATCCCTGTAGTGGATTATTCAGAAACAGTTATAAGTTTCTTTTGGCACTTACTTTTTGATTTAGTATTCTTCTTTTTTGGATACATTATTATTCTTTCCTCTTTTGGAATACTGAATGATATGCAGTCAATTTATAGAGATTCTTTAACAGAAGGAATTATGTTGCAAACAGCAATGGTAGTAGGAGGTATTCTTATAGGAATCATCTTCAAAGCAGGAGTAAATGCAATGGGTATTTTCAACTATATCCATGCTAAATACGACAAAATTGCTTACCCTGCGATAGTTTTATTATCGGTAATAATTTTAACACTTAATTAATATGTCTAAACAAACACAATCAATTCCTGTTGTTTCATTACAAACAATAGATGGTTTAGTAGAAATCCATTTAGCAATAGAAACTATTAAAACTGTTGGAGAAGGTCGCACCGTTGGAGCATTTAAGACTTACAGAAACCCTGAAGCTGTCCTTTTTAAATATAAAGATGACCGTAAACGTGAAATTTTTGTAGATAATGATAGATACATTTATTCTCATATCATTCCTTATTTAAAAGGTGAGATAGAAGAGTTTGATGATTATCAAATGGATGAATGGTTTAGTTATCATAAGAACATTCTCAACGAAGTGATAATACTATTTGCAGAAGCGATGGAGATAGGGTTTTTAAAACATGACCCTATACTTATAAATATTAAAGATTTAATTTTAAAAGAAAGACGAGCGAGATATGACCACATTTGGAACCGTTAAAATAAATGAGTGTTTTAATACTCCTTTCACATCAGCTCAAGGTTTCACGCCTTATTTAAAGTGTAGTAACACAGAGGCAATAAACCTGATGAATTACCAAGTTGAAACTTTTGATACAAACACAGAAGTTGAACCTTATCAGTTAAAAGACTTTTCGCAAGAAGATATAGAAGACACTTATAAAAAAGCAGGTAAAAGTTTCACTTCTGAAAAAAATGTATTACAAGTTCATGTAATAACTAAAACATCTCTCGATGATGTAAAAGTGGAGTTAAATACTTGGTTAGAGAGTAATTATGATAAGGAGATTAAAACGATAGAGTTTGAGAAAGTAGACTCAGAATTTATATTTATTATTTACCACTATATAAAGAAAGAAAAATAAAATGGCAAGTCCGATTGAAGTAACATTAGACAATGTAGATTTAAGTGTTATCCGTTCATCAAAAGATGTAATTAAAGATGCTGAAAACAAAATCCTGAAAATAAAGAAAGGTGAGGAAAAACCAATAATAACAAGGTACTCACATTTAAATGAGAATCTTTTGGGTGGTATTTTCAATCAAATGATAATCACCATCGCCGCTCTTTCAGGGTTTGGTAAAACAACAATCCTTAAACATATTGAAGATGATATGTTCGATAAAACTTTAAATCCTGATTGTGATAATTTTGTATTACTTAAATGTAACTACGAAATGACTTCATTCAACTTACTTTTAAGGAGGTTAAAGGAAACAATGAAGACGCCTATGAAACACATCCTTGCTGAAGATAAAGAATTTACAGCAATGGAGGAGGCGACTTTTAACGATACTCTCAAAAAAGAAAGTCACCCTAACATCTTCTATATTGAGAAACCATTAACGTCTAACGAATGGTTAGTAAATGTAAGAGAGTTTCTAAAACAACATAGAGATAAGGCGAAAGTAATTGTTTCCATAGACCACCTCGGACTTATTAAAGACGGAGGGAATAAAAAACAAGCAATGGATGAAGTGTTAGAATATGAAAATGATTTGAAAAAAGAATTTTCTAATGTTTCTTTCATTAACCTGTCTCAAATGAATAGAGATTTGGAAAGTAGAACAGGTGACCCTAAGAGCCATTTTCCAAAGGCGTCGGACTTGTATAATTCGAGTAATATCCAATTCATATCCGACCTCGTACTTTGCGTAAATAATCCGTTTAAACTCGGAATCGACAAATATATGTTTGTTCAAACGAAGAGGTATCCTCACTTGCAGGATTATATGATTGATAATAGACGAGATAAAACTGCGTTTGAAACAAAGGGTAATATCTTTTGGCATTATCTTAAAATTAGACAAGATGATGCAGACCCTGAAGATGACAGAGATGTAACTTTACAAATCGAACCTTTATATAAAAAGAGAAAAGTAGAAAATAGTTTACAGATGATGGTTGAAAAACAACCTGAGATTCCTCGAATGGAAGCCACTGAAGATTTATGGGGAGAAGATATGGACAACCCTTACAGTGGAAATGATGATGACGATTGTCCTTTTTAAAAATAAATAGAAAAACTTATGATTAATTTTGAATATCTTTACAAAGCAGGTTTAACAGACAGCGATTACATATTACTAATTAAAGTGTTACAAAAAGAAGTAGACCTTATCTCCAAAGATGATGCAGATAGAATAAATGAACTGTTAGAAGAAGGTTATTTTACTCTTGTTAAAGCAGGAAAGACTATTCGCGAGCGATTGAGAATAAGTCCTAAAGGTAAAGCATTTTTAGAGAATTTAGATAAACCTTTAGTTACCGATGAGGTTATTCTTGTAGAAGAGAAACTTAAAGAACTGTATGAAGAACGAGGTAATGGAGCAGGTAAAAATTTCAGAGAGCGATTGGCATGGTTTATGAATGAAACAGGTTTCAGTCCAAAAGCAATTATTCAAACTGTTGAAAATCACCTACATGCTGATTCCTTTACTTATGCTTTGCACAATTTAATATGGAAGCAACCAAATGTTTTCGCCACTCGACCGAGTTTAGAGGAAAGTCCTCTTTATGAAATGATTTGTAGAGATTATAAATTTAATAAAACAGTTTATTCTGACAAAAAGGACAAAGAACTACACTACTTATTTCAATATGGAAGAGTTGCCCCTCCGAAAGGTTTAAGAAAAGAGTTATATTTTACAGGCTCTTACGAAACAGATTTTGACCACTTTGTAAACTTAGCTGAAGAGCTAACAAAGAAAGTGATAAAATAACGCCTGTTACCTCTGTTGGTAACTTAAAAAGAGACGATGTTGGCAATCGTAAGTGAAAATAAATGCGTGTTGAATGAGTTTAATCCAAAAGATTTTAATACTCTCCTTAACCACACTGTTTTCCTTGTCTTTCGCTAATAATGGTGAGGCTACTTGGTATGCTTATCCAGGAAAGGTTAGAAGGACCGCAAACGGAAGTGTTTTCAACGAAAATGCTATGACTTGTGCCGCTCATACGAAGTACAAGTTTGGAACAAAGCTAAAGGTAACAAATTTAGCTAATGGAAAACATGTTGTTGTGACTGTAACTGATAGAGGTGAGTTCATGAACTACCCTAACGGTCACAAAAATGTAGACCTTACTAAAGGTGCTTTTAGACAAATTTCAGATTTGAGGTCGGGGCGTATTAAGGTTAAAGTGGAAGTCGTTGAGTAGACTTTCGAAAGCACCCCGTAACAGGGGTGTTTTTTTGTTTTGAATTAATTTTTAAATAGTAAATAATGAAAAAATTATTTTTAAGTGCAATTTTTTTATCAATTTGTTTGTATTCTTGTAAAAAAGATGTATCTTTGCAAGACGAAACTTATGTGACTAAAATTTACACAAGTTCGAGTCTACCAATTGTTAAAGTGCAAGTTAACGGTGTAGATAAGTTTCTGTTATTAGACACAGGGGCTTCGTTTACATCTTTACACACGGAAACAATAAAGCAGGTAGGAGGTGTGGTTGGCGACCTTGCACCAATAAACGCAGAAGGATTTGGTGGGTCAGAGAATAAATTATTCAACGCTCACAAAGTTAAATTAAAGTTAGGCGATACCTTTCTAAAAACTACAATTTATGCTAAAGACTACACAAGAATTAAAGAGGTTATTTACCAAGATGACCATATAGAAATAGACGGTATATTAGGAAACGATATTATTAGTAAAAACAATTTTATATTAAACTTTAAAGACAATACGATAACAAGATGAAAAAGATAACACTCAGACCATATCAACAAGAAATCTTAGACAAGATTGATGCATATCTGAAAAACGATGACATTGTGCTGAAACGAGGGCTGGTTATATCACCTGTGGGTTCAGGGAAATCAATATGCATTTCCTCCACGGCACACATGCTTAAAGGTAAAACCGTAGTAATTCAACCAACCGTTGAATTATTAAATCAAAATCTTGAAAAGCTTAGAGCTATAGGTGGTGACGCAAAAGTATATTCAGCAGGTGCTAAATCCAAAGAATTAGGAGATATTACTTATGCTACTATTGGAAGTATTTACAAGAAAGCAAAAGAATTTAAAAAGCATGGTGTTGTAAATGTGATTGTGGATGAGTGTAATCAATATCCTCCAACGAAAGGGTCAATGTTTCGTCAGTTTATAGACATCGTAAACCCTAAAATCATTATAGGTTTTACAGCAACACCTTGTAGACTTTATTCAGGATTAGGAGAGATGAACGACTCTTACTCTGTAATAAACTTTATAACAAATAAAATTTTAAGAGACACTCCATTTCTTAAAGATGTTATTCACATTGTACAAGTAAAAGATATTGCAGATAAGTTTTGGTCTAAAACAATGTACGAACAACACGACTTTGACGAGGGTAAACTTCGATGGAACTCGACAGGTTCAGAATATACAGAAACAAGTATTCAAGAAGCAATCTCAGCTCAAGGTATTAACAATAATATCTACAAACGAGTTAAGAAACTGAATGCTGAAGGAATAACAAAAACTTTAACATTCTGTGACTCATTGGAAACAGCTTCAAGAATGGCAGAACTTATTCCTAAATCTGCATACTTAGCTGGTAGTACAGACGCAAAAGAAAGAGAAAAAATTATTACAGATTTTAAAAAAGGTAAAATTTGGAATGTTTTTAACTATGGTATTCTAACCTGTCTCTCCACCGATACAGAAGTGTTAACTAAAAATGGTTGGAAGACTAAAAAGTATCTAAAACCAAATGATGAGGTTGCTCAATATGATATGGAAACAGGTGTTATAACATTTGAAAAACCTATCCATATCCACCAGCACACTCATACAACAAGTATGGTTCAAGTTGCTAACAACGAACTTACCAATCTGAGAGTTACCAATGACCATGATATGGTAATCCTTAATAAAAAAGGTGTTTATCATAAAACAAAAGCACATAACATTGTAGGTAAAGAAGTAACAATACCAACAGCAGGTGTAGTCATTAAACCAAAACTTGAAAAGATTGATTATGACAAATGTTTAAAACTTGCCATGTTACTTAGAATGAGTTGTAATAATGTATCTTCTTTAAGGTATATTTTACAAGACTTAACAAGAGGTGAATTTTTAGAGGTTGTGAGGGTCTTTTGTAGGGCATATAGGCAACCAAAATCAAAAGTATACTCTAACATCCACTTCAATAAAGATGTGCTTGATTTACTACAAGAAATCGCTGTATGTAATGGTATTACTTCAACGATTGAGCCGTTAGATGAAGGCTACTTTAAAATAACTTTTTATTTAACAAATAAAGTTACTTTATCTAACGAAGATGCTAAACTTCATAAAATAGTAAAAGAAGAAGTTTGGTGTATGACAATGTCGAAAGGGACATTGATTACCCGTCGTAAAGGTAAAATTGCGATTATGGGAAATACAGGATTTGACTATCCTGAACTACAAGCTGTGATAATGGGTAGACCAACAGGGTCTTATGTATTACATTATCAAATATTAGGAAGAGGTGTTAGACAACACCCTGACAAAGACCATGTTTTACTAATCGATTATGGAAATAATGTAAAACGATTTGGTAAACTTGAAGACCTTAGAGTAGAATTTGTACCAGGAAGAGGTTGGCAAATGTTCGCTCAAGGTAAACAATTAACAGGTGTTAGAATAGGTAGTGAAGACAGTGCTATGCCTTACGAACCACAGAAGAAATTCCAAGCCGACATAAGAAAGAAATTCCCTGACAGTGGTATAACATTCGACTTTGGAAAATATGTTGGTAAAAAACCATCTGAAGCACCTGAAAGCTACCTGAAATGGGTAGTAGAAAATATATTTCCTCGTGGTCCTTGGGACAGAAATAGAGAAAAACTTCTTACAGAATGTGCCCAAGTTTTAGACTACATTACTAAATTAAAAAAGTCCGCTAAATAAAGCGGACTTTCTTTTTATCTATTCTTCGTCATCATCATAATCTCCATCATCTTTTAAGAAGGCTTCGAAATCTTTCGCATTGCTAAACTTGGCAAAACCAAGAGAAGCCGTGTTGTGGAACGCATAAGTACTCATTGAACGGAATGGGTCTTCGTGCATGAACACCTGTCTCACAGGAGAATACTTAATAAACCATTGTAAAATCTTCGGTACATCTTTATAAGTTCCTGATTTCACGTAATCCGTAGATAAAGACTTAAACAAATCTACAAACGGATTCATAACCATTGTAGGTGTTTTCATCATCTCTAAGGCTTGAGGACCACCCGTATGTATCTGTGTAGAACCTAATTCTGAAACAGTCCTCAAATAAATATAAAGAGCTGATTGTAACATCCAATTCTGTTTATCCTCATCATCTCTTGCAAATCCTGCAAGAAGCATCATTCCTAACAAACCTGCTACAAGATGAATACTTGTTTCACCTATCTTTTGGTGGGTAAGTTTCCCATTCATTCTACGAAAATGTTCCGTCATGGCAGCTCTTTCAGAATCACTCAAATTACTATCGTTAAGTATGTTAAGTTGAGATTTAGTTAACCAATTTTCAGCGTCAGCCATATCAGCCACTTTTAACCATTTCTTAAAGTTATTAATAATAACCTTAAAAGCACTTGTTAAACCACCACCTTCGTACTGACCTGTAATATAATTAAAGTGAGTCTGTTTAAAGTCTCTCTGCATTCTATTAAAGAACCAATTACGGTTTACTAAAAATGCTCTACCTAACCAATGTCTACTCGCCATAGATTTCTGTTCTTGGTCAACAGTACCTTCTAAGTTAGTTTGAATAGAAATCAATCTCGTTCCTACATCAGTAAATACATCAACGTCCTTATCAAGTAAGGTATGAAGTTTACTTTCTTCAACACCAGGATTTTGTTTCGCTAATTCAGCAAGTGCAAGTTTCTTACCTTGTTCACTAACTTCAAGACCACCTTTATCATTTACAATATAGTTATCGTAAAGTCGTGGTAAAGAGTTATACTCAGCATCTATTTCAGATGTTGACGCACCCTCTCTTCTCTTTAAGTTTTCGTATTGAGCCTTAGACATCCAATGACCTTTATAAAGTTTAGTAGCATTTAAAATAGCCATTGTAAACTCATGTCTGTTCGGTTCTGTAAGAAAATCAGCCATTTTATATCCCGATTCAGTAAGTAAAGCTCTACCTGTTCTTCCAAAACCTGTAGCACTTAAAGTGTTTTCTACACCATAACCTTGTATTCCAAGGGCTCTCATTGTAAGATACAACTTATCTGTTCTTTTAACCTTACCTGCTTCAGTTAAGTTTTTAGAAGCTGTTGCATAAGAAGACAATACACCTTTTTTCCAATCGGTCATATTAAAATATTGTCCCGCAATAGCCTCAGACAATGTAAACACTTTACCCGAAGTATGACCTGTCGCACCTACCCAAAATGACCAAGAGGTATTCACTCTACCGATAACATCCGATAGCCACATCACAATTCTTGAAATATCTTTACCAAACAGTTCAAGTCTACCTACCTTCTTAATCCCATACCAATGAGAATCTAAGAATGACTGATACATTTTCTTAACTTGGGACTCTTTACCTTTTAAGTTACCTTTAAAAGTCTGTCCATCAATTAAAGACCCGATTAACAAAGCATCATCGAGGGTTTCTTCTTTCACTTTATAGTCAGCCGAATGATGTAAGAATTGTAAAGCACTTGAAGCAATATCTTGCGATAAGTCACTCATATCTTCAAGGTTGTAGATACCTCTCTTCGGCATCGTTTTATAGTCTGTTCCAAGTGATAAATTCACACCTTCTTGAATAGCACCCTCATCTTGTTTCTCAACATCTTGCTTAAAGTTTTTAGTAAACCAAGCAGTAACCGCAGCCTTAGGGTCAGAGATAGTTTGTATTTTACTCTCCACCTCATTCTTTCTTATCCTTGGTCTTCTGTAAATAGAATACTTGCTTCCTAAACCATAATTTTCATACGCCTGTTTATTCGCTTTCAACGCTTCAACATAGAGAGCGAGTTTACCATTGTTGGTAGTTTGAGCAAGATTTTGAAGATATTCCCATCTTTCAGTATCGTTCATTTTAAGGTATTGCTCCTTATTGATTTCACTGAAAACTTCAAAGAATTTATTATTGATAAACTTATCAGACTTAAACTGTCTACCACCGAATGGACTATCGTTATCGAAGTCTTCGTTTATCTGCTCTTTAAATGTTTTACCATTTCCGTCTGTATATTGAAGACTTGGATTTACAGTAATATACTGTTCAACAGGATTGTTGAATTTAGAACTGCCTATTTTCTTCTCATTTACAGCGTTTCTTAAAAACTCACCAAACGACGCTTGTTTTCCATTGTTGTGATAAGTTTTATTATCCAACAATCTCTTCCAAGAATCATATCCTTTTGGTGTAAAACGAGTATAGAAAGATGGCATATTTCTCACCATGTACTTCTCAACAAGTTGTTCTATCTGTGCTTGGTCATTCAGTATATTCGTATAGTTTACAGACAATCTACCATTCTCCAAAACATTCTGTTCTTCTAAGAAACGAATAATGTCCTTACCACCTCTCAACTTACCTTCTGTAAGAGCCTTAATAAATGTGCTTTTGATGTTCTGATACTTTGTAGGATTTATAGAGTTTTCAATCATGAAATCTAATTTGCTTTTACCCGAAGCTTTTAAATCCTGTTCAAACGCAGAGTTCATTTCATAAGAAGAAAAATCTTCTCTAAACTCACCATTTGCAGTATCCTCCACCATACCATTAAGTTCTCTTTTCAGAGTTCTAATGTCATTATCAAGTTCACGGATATGTTGCTTATCTATATCTGATAATTCATCACTGTCTATCTCAGCAAAGTTCAACTTATTTCTATAAGCTTTTAAAAGATTGGCTCTCTTAGTCATCAAAGTCTTCAATCTCTCGGCTGTATCTTTAACAACATCGTCATCCGTGTCATTAATAATCTCCTCTAATCTTTGTTTATAAGGAGCATTTGGTTCAGTAGAAAGATTTGAATAGAAAGACTCGGTAAAAGATAAACCACCTGTTGCTTGAACAAAATCCAACAACGTCTCATTTATCTCCTGATAAACAACAGATTTATTCGCTTTAGAAGATTTCTCAAACGTTGCAAAATCTTTATACCCATATTTTTGAGCAATGGTGTCCTCTATTCTCGTAACCTCTTTTAAATAGTTATCATTAATAGTACGAGTTTCATTTTGAAATCTTGCAACATTAAATAGGTTCATGTTTACCAAATCCACCGCTTGTTTAACAGAAACATCGTTTATATCAACACCAGGAGCAAGTTCAATTGTAGGTATCTTGAAAGTTTCTGTGATTTTCTTACCATTATCATCTTCATAAGTATACGTAATATCTCGCATCTTACTTTCATTCACTCTACCATAAACCTCACCTGTCAAATGATTAGTTAAAGATGCAGCCGCCGATTTTTCACTCGATAATTTCTGTAAATCCTGAAGAACAAATTTAGAACTTTTTAAAGCCTCGATATTGATGTTACCATCTTTATCCATAATTTTCTTTAATAAGTCATGTCTTCTCGCAGAATTAGACCTTAAGAAATCTAAAGCGTCTTGCCCCATACCTAATGCATTGTATATAGCATTCATCTTGTTATAAACATCTACAGTATAACGAGTGTTTAAGTATTCTTGGTCTATCTTTATTTTCTCATCATTGAATTGTCTTTGTTGAGTATCATCTAAATCCGTAAATGTAAAACCATCATTCTCATACTCCTCCATAGTTTTATAAGAGTCTTTATCCTTATCATGTTTTATTTGATTATACGCATTCAACAATGCACCATGATACGCAGCCTCTGCTTCAGCAAGATTGATATGAGAGATAAAGTTACCTGAATCTCCACCATCTGCAGTTCTCTCGATAAGTTGTTTTTGGTCTTCGTGAGTTAAATTAAACTTATCCAAAACATCAACAATACCACCTGCTAATTGGTTCATTACAGCTCTTGTCTTAATCCCATTGTTAGCGATGATTTTACCAAGCATACCAATCGCATAATGAGCAGAGTGTTCAGGATTTCCTAAGAAAGCGTAAAGTTGACTAATATCTTTCTGTTTACCGAATAAAGATTGAGCAATATGATAATAAGCCTCTTCAGGAATATTATATTTTTTAAGCAACTCCTTAACCTGTTGTTCAACATTTGTGGTAGTTACTTTTAAACTTCTTCTTTTATTATCATTAGCAAGAGCTTCAACCTGTGAAATAATATTGTCGAGGTTTGCTTTCTCTTGACCGTCAATATTAAACTCTGAGAAACTATTTTGCAACTCGTGAAGTGTAGGTATCATTTGGGTTTCCATGATACGAATATCAGCAAGCAAATGTTCGTTACGGATACCCTTGTGACCATTAGTTATACGCTTAATATCGGCAGCCGTCTTGTTCGCCATACTTTCAGCAATTGTAACAACTGTATGAATAGCAAGTTGTGTTTTATTATCTTCTAACGCTTGAATGGCTTTCTTAACCTCGTATTGATACGCTTCAACATCTGTAATATTCGCCCTCCTAATCCTTTGTAAACGACCTTGTAAAGCATCCAAAGTATCTTTAAGTGTTACAAGAACAATCTTATTTGCATTGGTAGCGTAGAATACAGGATTTAATGTGTTTCTATTCTTACTTTGAATTTCTTTCAAGTTAAGGATACTCTCCACTCTATCGTTAAGTAATCTATCTGAAAGGTCTGACTGCCACTGTTCTAAAGCACTCATGTTGTTGGGTAACAAAGCTTTAAGCTTAGCAACAATCTTATCTACAAAGTTTTTTAAGTTTTCAAAGAAACCAAGTTCAGACGCTGGTTCAGTAAGTAATCGATTTTCATATTGTGTAAGAATACCATTTGCCAACATCTTACCAAGTATCTCTTTCTTGGTTTTCATATCAAGCTCGGCACCCTCGTAACCCTGTCTTTCATAAATGTCTTTATAAGTGTTGTAGTGTTCTGCGTATTCTCTACTCTTTAAAAACTCATCACTATTAACAAGAGTTTCTATTTCAGACTCAAGCATACCTTCTACAACAAAGTGAGAAACCTCCTCTGTTAAATCATCAAGTGTAGCATCCTCACTAAGAGCAATGACACCATTCGCAACATCTGCAAGAGCCACAGCGTCCATCTCTTTACCATGGATTTCTGTATATCTCTTATTATAATTTTCAATCGTCATAAGGGTAATACCTGATTGATTGATAATATCGAATAATCTTGTTGCTAATTCTTTATTAGAGTCCACATTTAAGTTAGCAAATCCGTCAAGAACTTTATCATACTCACCATCCCTCATCATAATTTCTACAAGAGTATCGGCTGCCTCTTTCTCAGAAGTTTTCTCTACATAGCCCTCGTAGTCATTTGTAACATCTTCAAGTGTGATAAATTCACCTTTACTATTCTTAACACCTGTGTTATAATTATTCTCTGTAACATGAACCGTACCGTTAACATAATCATGAGAATAATCAATCCCTTGAGCCTCAACCTGATTTCTAAAGATTGAAGCATTTACCAATTGTTCAGTTTCGGTTTTACCTTCTGCTTGTAAATATAAATTACCTTTTTGGTCTACAAGAGTTTCACCTGTAAGTAATCCGTCTTTAATACCTCCATTGATAAGTCCCTCTCTTGTATTAGGATTTATACTTGTAGTTACATGACCTATTGGTGATAAATGGTTACCTTTCTTAAAGCCAAATGACAACATTCCTTCAGAGTCACTATCAGCAAGTGCACTTTTATAGTCTTCATGAATGCTCCCGTTAGTCGATTGAAAAAATAGTTTCGGTTCGTTTGTCCCCTCATAAGTTTCAAAACCTTTATTCTCTACTCCTCTTGCATAAGAATTTGCAAATGGAACAAACGCTTGTTCTAAATTCTCATAAACAGGTACTTTACCTGAAACATCGTCCCATAACCTTGAACGATTTCCATCTTTATCTAAAACCCTTGCTTGTGCAAGTTTCGCACTATTGTCAAGAGTAACATTATCCTGCACTCCCGCAGGGAATTGTACTTTACAGCTCATTTGTTAATCTTCCTTTTCTGTGTATTGTTAATCCTTTTCTTAAATTGTTTCTATCTAATTCGTTTACTGAACAGTTATCCATAGATTTAACCCTGTAAACATAAGAACTATCTCTTTCTACACCTTTAAATTCAGCTAAGAAATAATCTCTTTGTTGAGTATCTGTGTAAAAAACAGTACCTACTTCCATAGGTGTTCTTAAATAAATATAAAATTTATACCCGTCTTTAACAGGGTCTTTAACTATTTCACTGTGTCTAACCTTTGCTCCTGTAAATAACATATCTACAAATAACGGAGCATATTGTGTGTCGAAATCTTCAAACTTACCAATCCTCGGCTTCTCACGAAGTTCACAACATTCGTCGCATCCATCGGTAGAATAAATGTATTCTACACACTCCTTATCATTTATATTTGGCATTATGTTTCTATTTTCAGTCCACAAATATATAAATAAAAAATGACACCTTGAAAATAATAAGGTGTCATTTAACAAATTAATTCAAAAATTATTTACAATTTTTCTTAGCATCCTTGTTAGAAGTCGTAGTTTTCTTAGACTTTGTAGTATCCTTCTTAGTCTCCATTTTCTTAGTAGAAATTTTCTCAGAAGAACCCGTTTCAGGGAACAAAGTCTCAGGGAATAACTCATCAACAATAACGGTTTCAGCGGGAGTTACTTCATTGTTAACATTTGTAGCATTGTCAACATTGGAAACACCTGCTTCACTGTCTATTAAACCATCTATAATATCTGCTAAAGATTTACCTTTAACATCAAAAGATTCTAAATAAGTCTTTCGATAATGTTCTATCATAGTTTTATTTCTCGGAGTGTCTTCACCAAGTTTATAGAATATGTAGTTAATAATATCCATATCATGAACCTTATCTTTAACCCTTGTGTCAGCAAGTAAACGAGTAAAGCCGAACTTTTTACCTAAATCCCTCACCCATTTCTTCTGAGCAATATTACTTTGAAGACTTAAAAGAGCAGATATAGAAAAATCGTCAACAGATTTTGGTTCTTCTTCAGACTTTCTTTCTTCCTTTTTAGAGGTTTTCTTCTGTTTCTCAACAGTCTTCGTTACTTCAACCTTTACAGCACCACTATCCATAACATTCTCCAAATCCATTGAAAACTTAGGTGCAAAGAACAAATTCTCATCTGCTAAGTTAAGGTTAAGTTCTGTACCCTTTTTCAACTCTTCAAAATTCAAGACACTCATTGTAGAATTACCCATAAACTCAACAGGAACTGATAAATCATTCAGAATACCATCAATGTATTCTTGTCTACCAACATTATCTTTTGTTGCAAATAAATGTTTATACTTAGCATCTTTGATAGTATCATAACCCTGCTCCGTCAAAATATCATTTACCATTTTAGTACGAGCAGTCAAGTTTACCTTCTTGTTAGAAGCAATTTTAACCAAAGTTTCAGCCAAAGTAGTTTCTGTAGAAGGTGTAATTGTAACAGGGTAAGCCACATTTCTACCATTGTATTCCAACATCACATATGACACAACCCCGTTCTTTGTAGATTTAGCAACACCATCCACAAACCTGAATGAATCTCTTGTCAAAGATAAATCTTTAACACTTTTGTTCAAAACAACAGGTTCGTATTTAGAAGAATCATTTTCAGCCTTACGAGCATCAAAGATACCAAACCCTAAAACTTTTACATTCTTAGCAGTTTTTGAAGGAATACTGAAACGATGATTTGTCACATTACCCCCTTCATCTCTTGTGAGTTGAACATTCGGGTGACCATTCTCAACACGATTCACCACTACAAAAAACCCTGTGTCAATCAAATTAGGGTTACCATTGAATATTCTATTAGTCTCACCATTTCTAACACGAGTCACAGCTTCATTACGAAGTTTTATTAGATTTTCATATTGTCCTGTTGAACCGTGTCCTGCTTTTACAACTCCTACTATCCTACCTTTAGAATCTCCAAGTAATAAAACATCTTCCTTTACACTTGTCTCCTCTTTAGTTCGTCTTTTGTTATAAATTGCATTAGTTGGGTAAATCACAAAAACTTCATCTCCTGCTTTCAACTCTTTCACAGCCTGTTGGTCTATTTTGTAATTTTCTCCATCTTTTACTTCAACTTCAATATCAGAAGATACAGGGTGATAGTTACCGACTTCATCTATTTCATAAAGTGGTGAGTAATTAGAAAACTTATTACTTTGTAAAAGAGTCAAATCTAAACCTGTCTCATTTTTAAGATTTTCCAAAACATCCCTATCTTCCGCTTCAAGGAGAATATTACCATGCTTGTTATATTTAAAATTATAACTACCGCCCATCGTAACAACCGTGTAAATAGCATTGTCGTCAGGTTTAACAGCATCCGCCGTTTTCAAGTCAGTTTTTACTCCTTTCTTATTAGTAACTGTAATTTTATCATACACAAGTCGGTTAAGAAAACCTTTCAAACTAAGATTTGAAATGTTAACAAAAGTATTGTCGTCTTCATCTCTCTCAATCGTCATAAAAGTATTTGAATAGTTTTGAGCGTGAGCCGCAGACCTACCACCACTCCCTTCTTCATCTGCGAAAGGTTTACCTTCACTATCCGATATAGTTTCAGGTGTATAGTCTGTTGAAGGTCGATTGTCAAGTTCAGACTGCATACTTAGTTGATTCAACAAGTCAAGGTCTTCTTTCAAAGTAGAACCTTCTTCCGTATTATAAGCAGCATCAATAACAGACAGCCGTTGTTCCAAATCCTCTAACTGCTGTTGTTCCTCTTCTGTAAGTGTTTCCTTATTACTTAACTCTTTATAATTAGCAATATCTTGCTGAAGTTTTGTTTTCGGTTTTGCATTTTCATCTTGAGAATTTTGCTCTTCTTCAGAAGCGTCTTTCAATGTATCTAAAACATCATCTTCTGAAACATCTGTTTGTTTAGAAACTTCTGCTAACTTTTGAGCAACTCTTCTACTCACCTCTTCAAACAAACTTTCACCTTCTACAGATACAGGTTCATTCAAACTCTGTTTATTTGTTTCTTCTTCAATGAAACTATCCAAAGAAACAACTCCGTTTTCCTCAGATTTAAGCGTTTTATTGATAAATGTATCAAAGAAGTCTTTATCTTGTTCTTTTAAACCTTCATAAATCTTTCTTTCACGCAGAGTAAGTCTTTCCTTATTTGTTAATTTAGAAACAATGCTATCCACAACCCTTTGCATCTCAGGTTTAATGTTATAAACATATTCACCTGTACCTTCACCTGTTTCTTCATTAACAACCTCTTCTTTAACAAAAACTGAATCTTTAGCATAAATTTCTAATTCTTCATCCGTAACAGTTTCAAGAGGGTCTCTTTCATATAAAGCATTCAAGAAGTTATAGTTCTGTTGTTCGATTTGAGCCTGCTTGTTAAAACGGGTCCTGTATTGAAGTCTGACAAGAGCCTTTGTGACAGCTATCATTTCTGCGTTTGCTCTCGCTTTTTTCTTAGCTTTTTCTGTAGGTAAAGAGTTTATTACATCTTCCACCAAGTCTTCTACAAATTGGTCTTCCTCACTCTTAACCTCATTTCCGTTCTCGTCCGTATAAGCCTGTTTACCTCGGTCTTGTCTATCACTTCTGTCTTTAGTTTCCTTACCAAAGAAGTTTGCAATTTTTTGAACAATCTTAGGAACCACTCCTTTTGTATCAGATGCCTTTTCAACATCATCAAAGAAACGCTCCATAGAATCCACCGCATTTATAGAATTTGTATAAGCTTCAAGAGTGTTTAAAAAGTCTTTACCTGCTTCCTCATAACCTTCTGTATTTCTAAGACCTTCTGCAATATCACCAAGATTGTTAACATCTTCATAAAGTTTTGCAATTTCTGTAAAACTTAAATCTGCTCTAAGACCTCTATTTCTTTCGTCTTGATTTTCAGAATTGTTGTCTACTTCTACCGCATTTTTGACAGCAACTGTACGATTGTATTCTGCTTCCAACTGTTTCTCTTCTGCTTCAAGAGCAAGTAAGTCTTGTTGCAATGTGTTATATTGGTCCTGCAAGTCACGAATCTCTGCGTTCTCCTCCACACCTTTTTTAGTGTTCTTTACATCACCTTTCTTAACAATTTCTTTTATTCGACTTTCCTGTAAAACTTTTATTTCACTCTCAATCGCAGACCTTCTTTCTCGCAAACTGACAATTCTCTCACCTAAATTATCATAACCCTTTATGACATTTTCTAAAACATTCTGAAATTCTTGACCTCTCACAATGTTTAAACTGTTAGCGATTCTATCTCCAAAAGCTTTCTTAGATTCAAGAGCAGTGTCATACAAGTATCTCTGTCTTGCAAGAACATCAATCAGCGAACTGTTTTCGTCTTGATTTAAAAGATGAGCGTAATCAGCTGCATATTTTACAGCTTTGTCCATACGAGCTTGACGCTTTACAAAGTTTTCCTTATAAGAGTCTTTCAAAGCTTGAACTTCAGCGTCTGTATTTAAACCATGTTCTATCCTTAAAGCGTTATTATCCAAAGCATCAACTCGAGCGTTAAATAAGTTTTGAACAGATTTATCAAGAGCCGAGTTACCCCCAAATACTTTGTCAGACAACATCATCATTTGGTCAAAGCTTGCAGAACTATCAAGTAAATCTGCCATAAACATGTCTCCTTTATCTCGGAACTCATTAGCTTTATCAACTTGAGCATTAAAAGCAGACAATCTTTTAATCCTTTCCACATAAGAGTTAGCAACAGCTCCGAAGTTATCAGAAGTCATACCTCGCTCTATATCATTTTTAAGAATACTTTGCATTTCTGCTAACGCAGTTGCTCTATTTCTACGAGCCTCCGAGTAAGAAGTATTAGCAATTTCAGATACAGCACCTTTAAAATCACCTGAACCAGCTCTCATAATACCACCTCCTACAAGACCAAGTAACGCACCCATGTACATTTCGTGACGACCTTCAGGTGTAGAAAATTGTTGCTCAGTAGCATCTTTAAAGTTTTCTAAATCAAAAAAACCTGCAAAATTCCCTTCAATCTCATTAGTTGTTTTATAAAGGTTATCCACATCATACATGTTATGAAGAGCAGACCACGCCATGTTTTCAGCGATACCTACACCTCCTTCTTCAAGAGCCTCCGCTCCCATCTTTACACCTTTATCCACAACATGTTCTAACACTTTACCTTTCCAACCTCTTGAAAATGCCTGAGACGCATCTAAAGTTAAAAATCTATCTAACGCCTCTTGACCACCTTTTTCGAAACCTTCTTTAAGAAACTTAGAAGAAGCCTTGTTCATACCTGTCCCAAGACCGAATTTATTAACAAATTGATTTATACCAAGTTTATTTCCAACCTTACTAAGACCTTTACTTATACCAAGTATTTTACCAAATTGTACTAAATCTGACGCGGCGGAAATAGCAGAAGTTGTTGCAAAAACACCATTTCCTAATTTAGTAACATCATTTACATACTCTTTAAATGCTTCTTGGTCAACTGTTCCGTTTTTAACAATTGATTTATTTATGTAATCGTCAATAGCATCGTTTCGAAACTGTAAGGCAGTTGTAGCACCTTCCGTTGCACCTGATATAACAAGTGTTTTGAGAACATCCTTTGAAGCACCTGCCAACATTGAAGCCGTCGCATTGTTACTAACCGCCCCTAATCTCGTACCTAAAGAGGCAAGTAAGCTCGGGTTAGCACCAGCAGTAGTACCTCTCAAAGCAACACTAAATCTCGAACCAATACCCCCTGTCAAATAATGTGTCAGAGCGATTCCACCTATATAACCAACCCCTTGTAAGAAATCATCTGCCCAAAAGTTAACAGTCGCCATCTTACCTAAGAAACTTCGTTGTTTCTCCTCGTTTGTTCGATAGTTAGCTAAAGCACTTCTAACCTCCATATCCCAATCACCCAACGCTTGTTGCAAAGAGTTATCATACATTTTAGATAAGTCCCAATTTGCAAGAGAAGAACCAAGTCCATAAACAGCTCCAACAGTCCCTCTTGCTACAGTAGTTGCAACAGTGTTCTGCATTTTTATTATACCGTTTAAGGTTTTCTCAAAAGCACCCTGTTGTCTTGCTAATCTATCTTCGTCTGTAGAAGGGTCATAGAAATTTTTAAACTTTTTAACACCTTTACCATCAGAATTAAAGTCGTACAAATCTTCAAATCTTTGAGATTTACCTTCAAGTGTCATCTTCCCATAATCGGAACCAATGGCTCCAAAACCAGTTTGAGACGCAAATCCATTCGTATGGAACGCAACATTACTTGTCAAACGGTCGGTTTTAAGGTCTCTCATGAAACCATCTATATCCCAACCATCTCCTTTTTTACCACTCCCACCAACATTAGTATTCAACGAAGGAATGTCAAACTTAGGTGGGTCATATATAGTAGGTGTACTCAACGGAACATATTGAGGTACAGGTAAATCCAATGGTGTAGGAGCTTTATACTCCTGTAAACTCATATTAGGATTAAAATTATTTATATTTGGTGTCATTTTTACTTATTTATGAGCTACAAATTTAATGAAAAAAAGTTGCAACCTAAAAATAATAAGTTGCAACTTTACTTTATCTACATTCATAAATTTCATTTATGAATTGTTTACTAATATTCTCTTCATTTTTAATAGTTTGTTCAAGTTTAGGTTGCATCACCATTTCTTTAACAAAATTCTCATCAAGATGTCTAAATTCAGACATAAGCTGACCATCTGTCATGTTTTCAAAGTCTGTAACATTTTGATATAAAGAAGTGTTTTTAATATTGTAATAAACTCGGTCACCTCTTGTTAAGAAACTTTCTGTAGCACCCTCAACTCTTATCAAACTACCCATCTGTTCATAATCGTAGTCTTCCATACTATTAACATTCTCCATGTTTTCCTTAACATAAGAAAGTTCCTCTCTGAATTTACCTGTTAAAGTATTTGAACCTACATCTTTTGTAAACATCTTTTGAAGAGTTTTAAATATCTTGTTATCTGTTACAAGGTTTTTAAGAATACTTAAAGCACTTTTGTTTTCCAAAGAAACCCCATCTTTAACTATTTTTACCCATTTAGCAACTTTGTCGTATTCCACACCATATTGTTCAGGATTAAGTTTCATACGAAGTTTCATTTTTTGAACAGCTGCTGGAAAGTTATTAACCAAATCTTGTATAACAGCTTCTGTACCAATTAACTCTTTAAGTCTTAAGAAGTTGTCAATGTCTGTCTGAGTGTAACCTGTTTTAACATGTTCACCCATTTTAGCACCCATAAGGTTTTGATAGAAAGTCATAAGATAAGCATCATCTCCAAGTTTCTTAATAGTAGATTGTGAAAGAAACGGTTTAAATCTATCTCGTAACCAATTCTCAATTTGAGACTCTTTGGTGAAATTAGGCATATCTTTAAAGAGTTTCACATCCCTATCAAAGTAAGCATCGACCGCCCGTTTAACAGCTTGTTGGTAAGTAATGTTTTTATCAACCTTTGTGAAGTAATCTCCTTGTAAACGAACATAACCTCTTTGAAAAGCAATAGTGTCTGCAACAGAATTATCAAACTTAACAACATTTCTACCTTGAAACAAACTTGAATTATCAACCACAAAGTCATTCGATAAGTTAAAGAAATCACTATAAGCATCAGCAAAGCTTTCTATATCGGAATCGGTCAACGACCCATCTCTTATCTCTGACGCAAATTGCCTTAAACTTTGTAAAAATTCAACAGTTTCTTCAATTTCAACTTCATTTGCTCGTTTTTTCAAATCTGTCAAATCAAGATTAAAATCAATTGCTTGTTCAGATATTCTATCCAAGAAATAATGAACATTCGATGCGTCACTTAAAAGAACATCATAACTAAAAGATAATAAAGAATCTATGTCTAACAACCAATTATCCACATTTCCTTCATCAAGGATAAGGGTTTCCTTAATCTCGTTTGCAACATCTCTTTCCAACTTATCAACAACTTCTCCATCTTCCATAATTTTAATATCTATCTTACGACCTCTCAATAACCTCTCTTTAATGTAGTTATTAATAGTTTCATCTGCCCGAATATCATCTGAAACATTTGATGGAAGACTATCTAAAAAGTTTTCGTATTGGCTACCATTATCTATCTGTCTACCCGAGCGAACAGCATCTTTAATAAATTCATCAACACTCATAGTTTTCTGAAAACCCAATTCATCAAATTCATCAAGTAAAGAAAAAGATACTTCCGAATCAAATGAAGAGGTTTCCACCTTATCAATATGTCTAACGATTTGTTCTAAATTTGCAGGAGGGTTATCTAAGAAATTAGCAATCTCACTCTCTGTGAAAATTCCTGAATCCCTTAACTGTTTTTCATCTATTTTGAAATCCCCATTAACATCTAAAAAGGCGTCTTTATAAGCTAAAATCCCGTCACTTGTATTAGATAGTTTAGAAATAGATATTTGTTGTCCAATAGAAAAAGAATATGGTTTATTTCGTTCATAGGCTATAACCTCGGATAGTAAAGGTTCACCATTTACGTCTGTGAAAACCTGATTAGTATCGGCATAAGCTTTAAATTCAGCACTTTGAGCGACACCCACATAGTTAGCAGCTTCATCAGCATACTGTTTACTTTCTTGTTCATTTAAATTTTGTTTTTTACCAATGTAAATATCTAAACCTTTCTCTTTAATTAAGTCTTTAATAGTCATACCATCTATGTCAGACTTAATTCCTAACCACTTCTGTATAGATTTAAATTGCTTTCTGACCCAACTCGCAAGACCTGTTCTCGAGTTCTTAGTTAAATCTTTAAACACAAGTCCATCTTGACCCATTAAAATTTTTAAAATATGCTCAGTTGTTTTAAAAGATTCAAAATTCTCAGCATTTTGTATTTTATACAAAGGACTATTTAAATCCAATAAAGACTTTTCTATCTGAGCTAAACCTTGTTCAAAAGTTACAGGTTCATGATTTTTTAATTTCTCATAAAATAACTCAGACAATTCTGAAATCTTTGTATCAGGAGTAAATTCATCTTCATTAATAAACATATTTCCATCTCGAAGAATAAACTTTTCAGAATTTCCAAATTCAGAATCAGGTAAAAATGAAACATCTTTCATTAAACCGTTATTCTGTAATTCAGAAACTAATTTATAAGCACCCTCGTTAGAAATACCAAAAGCTTTATTTTCAACATCTTTAATGTTTACATAATCTTCCCCTGATAAATATTTATAACCCTCTTCAAAAAGTATGGAGGGTTGTCCATTGGGAGCATTAACTCCCAATATTTCACCTCTATTATTTGTTATTATTTGACAACTACTCATATCTTTTTAATTATAGGTTGAATATACTTGTAAATGTTTGACTTAAAGGACCTGTTCCTTTATTCGCCAATTCTCGGGTTATTATATCATTAATATAAACGGTTAGAGCTGATGAAGATGAAGTTTTTATCAATCTTGCAACCTTTTCGTAATCATCTATGTTAGGGTATATCATCTTACTAACAGTATTTCCTCGACTATCCACTATACTAATAGCACCGTTGTTACCCATAACAGGTGACACTTTTAATTTATAATTCCCACTTGCAATTTTAGAAGCTAAGTTCTGAACACCGTTCACAAAACCTTGTTGTCTCTCTGCAATAGCTTGTTTTTGTTCATCAGATGTAAGTGTTGGATTTTTCAGAATGTCGATGTATAAAGGCTGTGAATTTTCATAAGTAAACCTCGAAGCTAACGCATTAACCATTCCATCCTTCGTAAGCCCTGCAATCGCCACGGATTGTTCTTGAGGACCCAAACCTAAACCTGATATAGAATTAGAAAGTTGGAACTCTCTTTCAGGAGAAGCCGTGGAAGAAAAGAAACGAATAGGTCCTGATTCTATACCCCCAGACCTTGTAATAATCTTCTGTTGATAAGCAGCACCAACCAAATTTCGTTTTACATTTCTTTCAAACCATGGTACATTTCTATATAATTCATCTTTATTCACATTAGGAATATCCACTGTGTATACACTGTTTCCTTCGTCTCGACTTCCTTTCTTTTTAACAGAAACTTTTGCACTTATTTCCCCTGTTAAAGAATTAACTACATATCTAACAGCTGTTATGTTACTTGGGTCTACAGAATCAGAAAGAGGTTTATCCCCGCTTCTCAAACTTAACACAAATGCTTTTTCGTTATTTGTAGGATTTGAGAAAGTTATAGTTCTATTATTTGCAAGGTTTTTCAACACATCTCTGTAAAGAGCACTTTCCACTTTTTTATCCTCAGAACTTATTTTATTATCACTAAATATAAGATTATGAGCCCTACCAGCTTCCTCATCAATGAAGTTTTTAAATTTTCCTGTGGAATTATTTCTTAAATATCTGGCTGTTTCAGCATCAACTTCTTTTAGCTTGTTTCCATTTTTATCAAGTATCCCTTTTCGTATAAGATAATCCCTAACAGGTACATCTTCCCCTTTCACAGTTATAAGGTAAGGATTACTTGATGGATATGATACTATTTTAAAGAAAGGTTCTCCAAAAACATGTGTACTTTCTTTTTCGAACACAGGTGATTTTTTCTGAGCTTCTTCTCTAATACTCTTCATGGTTTTAATAGCTTCTTTTTGAGTATCTATATCACCCCAAGATGTAGCAACATTACCATGTCTGTCATAAATATCTGTTATTCCAAACTTATCACCCATTTCATTCCAAACTTTCTGCCAAAGTTTTTTATCATATTTGTTATATTTACCCCCGAGAGAAGCATATCGGATTTTTAAAGCAGCTGACGCTTGACTATCCTCAGGAGATTGAAACTTATCCCCCATAAAATAATCAAAAGCAACATTCATCTTAGAATCATAATCCTTTTCAACCTTACCAATTTCATCATGATACTGCCATTTAAATGACTTACTACCATCATCATACTCCGTCACATCGTCTGTCACAACAGGTTCACTACCACCGTCGCCACCATTTCCGTCTTTACCACCTGAACTTGAAGAAGAACTTGAACTACCACCTCTACCCAATAAACCATTTGCTCTTTTATATTCATGTTCCTCTTTCTCTAATTCAAACTTTTGAAGGTCAAGATTATGTTTCGCATAGTCAAGTTCCAAGCGTTTAATACCCATTTCCTTCTCGTGTTCTTTAAAAGCCCACTCCGTATTCTTCTCGTGAATTTTAGAATATTCACCTGTTGAATACATTCCTTTACCTTTCACAACAGGATAAATTTGAGCCGTTGCTCGAGACAAGTATTCATCAACACCCATCGCCATCGCACCCTGTTCAAAGTTTTGAGCCAACATTTGCATTCTTTGAGGTAACGAGGATAACTCGGTTTCTATATTTGAAAGGTTGTTTTGAATAAGTGTTCTTTGTTCGTTTGTTATATCTTTGGCTGCTAAAGCACTTGTTAAAGATGTCTTTTGGTCGTTTAATCTTTTTGTTAAAGTATTCTGATAGTTACCTAATTGTTGTTGGTAGAACGCTTGAGATTCGGGCGTTTTTCCTCCACCCATCTTAGCCCAAGTAGTAATCTTTAACTGTTCCTGCATATCAGGTGTTAAATGAGCACTTACAAGGTTCATCACCTCCTCAGGCGTCATACTATTCATGTCCTTTTTTATCATGGTTACCCCATCAGGACCAACAGTTTCTATCATACCATCACCCCTACCTTTCAATTGGTCAAGGATTTCATCTACTTTCTTATTTACATCCACAAACGGTCTATAAACCAGCGAACCATAATCCGAAAGTTTACTTCCTACTTTTCCATCATTTAAATAATCACTTACGAAACGCATAGCGTATGCCATATTGTCAGGATGATAACCTCCTTCTTTCACACCTTTCGCTTCCATTTCCTGCATCTTCTGTTGGAAATTTCGTATCTCTTTTGTAGAAGAATAAGCGTTCATAACCTTATCGTCAATCGATTGAGAAATGTGAGATTCTAAAGCTCTTGTTACATCACTATTAGACAAATCTAACGCACCCACTGCATTTATATCACCCAACATACTTTTAAGATTATTTAAAAGATGTTGTTTGTCTTCCGCCTTCATCAAGTCCATACCCTCTATCTCGGTTATTTTACTTCTTATTTTAGCGTCGGCAGCATCATATTGTCCTTGTTTAAAAGATAACCCTTTAGCGATTAAATCAATATTGTAGGGTTGTATATATTCTCCGTATTTTCGAGCCGTACTTGTATATCCAGCCATTAACTATTAACTTATTTTAAAATTAAAAAGGGACTGTTCGTTTGAACAATCCCTGCAAAATTACTATAAAACTTCGGATAAACCAAAGGTATAAGACTATATATTACTTTTTCTTAGAAAGAATAACTTCTTCCTGTTTAGGAGTCTCCTCCTTCTTCTGAGATTGAGCTTTTTTATTCCTCAAAGCCATCTCATGTTCAATAGCCTTTTGTTGACTCGTAAACGCTTGACCATCACTTGTAGTAAATGGTGAATCCGAAATAGGTTGAAATCCTATCGAACCATCAGAGTTTATACCATATTTACTATACAAGTTGTTCAACAAGTTCAACTGACTTCTTGTATTGAAATCACCAACATGAACTTTTCTGTTAAAGTCGAAGTAACCCTCCAAGTCTTTTCTTGTAGTGTCTATCGCCTTGTTCATTCTCTCATCATATTGGTCGTCTAATCTATAGTCAAGTTGCTGTTGTTGAGCAAGTGTATTCAAGTTGTGAGTTCTCACTGCTAAATCAGACTGAGCATTTTGAGCGTTTGTCTGTTGTGTCGCTTGAACATTCGCAGCAGCTGTATTACCAATCAACTGTGCTAAATTAGCAGCAGCCATATTATCAGGTAATCCTTCCAACTTCGCTCTCGCTTCGTTCATCGCTCGATAGTTTTGTTTCATAAGTTCTTCAGGAGAAGCTTGAACTCTATCAAGGTAATTCAAACGAATGTCATGTTTAGGAGCGTCCCTTAAAGCCTCAGGAGGAAGAACACTTTGGTCAGGTAACATTATAGGACCACGGTTTCCTATCTTCTTAGGAAGTTGTAATGGCTTCTTCTCAGGTTCAGGCTCAGGAGTTGGCTCTGTCTCAGGTTCAGGCTCGGGTTGTGGTTCAGGTTTGTCTATATCATGAGGATAGTATAAAGTGATACCTCCATGTTCGTTTCGAATAGGGTTACCATCTTTATCATACTCTAAATAGAAATAGTTACCTTGGTCATCTGACAACTTGTCAAATCTACCATTTGCCTTTTCTTGATATTCTTTCAAGGAAAGTTTTCCTTTCTTAACATTAAATACCCTATGCCCTTGTATACCGTCTGCAAAACCACCTAAAATAGCACCTTGTTTATCAAATTTAGCTTTATTAGCTTCATCTTTTAAATCACCATAATAAAGAGCTTTTGCGTCCGTAGTTCCTTTTAAATAATCACTCCTGTGTTTGTTTGTCAAAGGTACAATACCTTCACGGAACAATGCATCTATCTGACGGTTTGCAACATTATAGATGTTCTTCTGATAACCTAACGCCCCTGATTTAGAAAAGTCTGTAGCGTTCAACCCTCTTTGTCTTTCATAGTTGTTGAAATCTTCATAAACTCTTCCCCAATGTCCAATACCCACAGGAGATTTAACACGGTTTGAACCAATCTTGTTATTATCAGCCTCTATCTGTTGGTAAGTTTTACCTGGACCATAAGTAATAGGAATATTTCTACCTATCTCTGTTTCGGTACCCCAAGGAACACCTCCTCCGTATTCAGGTTTAGTAGGGTCTCCTCCAACATATGAACCTAAGGCGTATTTAGGAACTTCTCCATCTTGTTTAACCTCAGGTTGTTTAGCGTTCTCCTGCATTTCAAACAGAACTTGCACCATCTGTTCACGCATTTGAAGCAACTGTTGTTTCTTCTCCTCAGTTTCCTGAATTTTCATATTCAAGAAATCATTGTTAAGGTCTTGAGTAGTTTGACTTCCTTTACCCTGAACTTTTTTCAACTGTTTAAACAAGTCTTCTTGCTCTTTGTTCAGTTTATCAAGTCCTATTCTTTTAGTGTAAATATCAAGCACTTGTGCGAAAGTATCACCACCTTTCAGTTTCATACCTGTTTGTATAGCTAAAGCTCTTGCGTTAGCTGCTCCAATTCGACCTTTATCAGAAATAACAATAGTACCATCTTCAAGATTCATCTTCTCTCCTCCTCGTGAGTGTTTGTTACCCACAACTTTTTGAGTAAGACCATCTTTATTGATATACTCCCCTGCCTCAACTTCTGCGTTGTAAGGTCGGTTTTCACTACCTGTAGTATACTCACCTGTCATATATTGTTCAGGTGTAAGTTTACCTGTCATATCTTGGGTGTAAGGGACAGTTGGTTCTGTAGTAGGTGTAGCACCAAACATTTGTTGTAGATAAGTTTGTGCTTCCTCAGGAGAGATTTCTCCATTTTGAACCATCATCTCTAACTGTTGTTTAGCCTCTTCAGGAGACATTTGAGGTTGTTGTTGCACATCTGATTGTGCACTTTCACCACCTCCTTGCTGTTGCATTTGTGCAAGATATTGTTCGGCTTCCTCAGGGGTCATTTCTCCATTTTGAACTGCTTGCTGTAACTGTGCAACAATATCTTCTTGAGAACCACCTTGAGCAGGGGCTTGTTGTCCACCACCCTGCATTTCAGCAAGATACTGTTCGGCTTGTTCAGGTGTTATTTCTCCAGCTTCCACAGCCTGTTGAAGTTGAGCAATTAATTCCTCTTGACCATCATACTCACCACCTTCTGCAAATTCAGGAATATCGTTAAGACCTAAAGATTGTAATCTTGAAGCAAAGTCACTTCTTTCAATTCCAGGTTCAATATCATTTAAATATGCAAATGCTTCTTTAGCATTTCCAAAAGTTTTCCCATAGATGCTCACCGTAGGATTTGTTGAGTTATTATCACCAATTCTCATATTCCTTAACAAGCCTGCTTTATGACTTAATCCCATACGCTCTAATTCAGCTTTCTTTTCAGGACTATGGTACTCTTGACTTGCTGTATAAACTTTACCATTTATTTCAACAGTGTTAGGAGAAATCTGTTTAAAATCTATCGAGTTGTTACCATCGGAAAACTGTACATCGTCTACTTCATAAATCTTAGTAGAAGGTTGATTCACTTTCACCTTACTTTTACCGTTTGAAATCTTAGCAGAAGTTTTCTTTTTACCTTGTTTATTAGAACCAACAGAATTACTATCAAAAAGTTGTCCTGTATTATAGTTATAAACCCCATAACCTTCAGAACCATCCGCTCTATAACCAGGTGAAGTTGTCGCAGGAGGTGGTTCAATTCCTTGAGCCCTCATCCACTCTCTTTGTAATTCATCAGTACTCAACTGAGAAACATCTCGCCTTTCTCCAAGTCTCGACCCTGTACGCTTTTCAAAATCAGCTCTTGCCTTCGCTTCCAAAGCATCAACAGTATTAAGTTCAGAAAGAGCTTCCTTTATAGAAGGTCCCGAAGTATCTATATATTCATACCTTGCCCTACGACCAAACAACGGACCGTTATGCCTTTCAGCGTAACCATAACCTAATTGAGAGATGTTAATACCTCCTGTATTAGTGTGTTCTCCTCCGTCTTCGTAAGTTCTTTCTGTTCCTATCTGAGCGTTATTTAACCCTGCTTGGTTATGAACAGTTACTCCGTTTTGATTGTGAACAAGGTTATCTCTCATTTTCTCTTTAGCATTATTATAAACCCAAGAGTTTTTCTTACCATAACCTTTACCACTTGTAAATACTCTCGCACCACCGACAATAAGTTTCCCAGCGTTTCCTATAGCAGATAAAGTATTTGCAAACTTCTCTTGTCTCGCAACATCAGGATTATCCGACCAATCTTTTCTACCAAGAGCATTACCCAATCCAAATAGTGCAGACTCTAAACCATATGAAGTATGACCAAATAAATCGATACTGTATTTACCCTTTTGACCTTCTTCTCCGTTTGCGTCAGGAGCTTTATTTGCGTCTATACCTTGACTTGCAATGTTGTACAATCTCGCCTGGTCTCCCATATCCATATCCGTCTCATGAGTTGTTTGCGTTAATTGTTTCATTTGGTCGGCTGACAAATTTGAGTTTACATTGTAATTAGGTAAATAATAAGTATTCCCATCAAATTGTGCAGTTTTTCCAAAAAGGTTAAATGACGGTTCGTTTATCGATTGAGAATTTCTATCAATCAAAGGATTATTGGTTACTGTTCCGTTATTAGTAACTGTATCCGAAGCAGTAACTTGATTGTTAGGTTGCGTCGCACCAATCGTCATTGGCGTAGTACCTAAAGACACATTGTTTCCGAAATTCAAAGGTTGAATCCCTGTGAAAGGAGTGTTAGTTAAAGGTGTGAAATTCATATTCGGTACAGAAATCTGTGTATTTGGTTGAATCTGTAACCCACCATTTTGAGTAATAGGTGCTCCAAGATTCGGATTCTGTACGAATGTATTTTTACTAACATGTCCTGGTGTCTGTTTTTTGTTAAAAAAATTATAATTCATTATCTTTCAATGTATTGAACTTTCGCAGCCATTGTTTGAGCCACTAAAAAATCTCTTTCTTGTTGTTTTTCTAATAATGCTTGTCTTCGAGCCTCAGCTTCTTGAAGTTTGGCGTTTTCTTCTTGACGCTTCATAAGGTCTTGCTGTTGAGCATGGACTTGGGAGGACAAATCTCCTATAATACTATAAAGGTTATTTAACTGATAATCCTGACCTTCCACCTGATTGTTATCAGAATTACTCGGAGTAAAATTACCACCTAAATTACCACTATATACTTTACCTTTACCTGTGTAATAGTCTAATATAGAATTTAAGTCTGTTCGTTTAAACCCCGTACCACCAACACTCTCATGTAACTCCATCTTACCCGTGTTAGGATTTTTTACAACTAAACCAACATGGTCTATCCCATGTTTTCTTCCCTTGTCAAACCCTCGAACACCTGTATCCATAAAAACTAAATCTCCCTCCTTCAAATGACCATAACTACCCTTTGTTACATTTTGAGCAGAATTGTTTTTTAAAGAACTTACATACAAACCTTCAGAAGTTTGATATGGTATTCCGAGAGAACATGTTACAAAGTTAGAACAGTCTATTCTTTTATTCTTACTATCATTTGCACCAAAACCATATTTCCAACCTTCGAATTTACTTGTTACTCCATAAAGGTTAGAAAACTTAGGAACAGATGTTTGAGTGTTTTGATTAGAAGATTGAAGGTAATTACTAAAATCTGACCCCGTTACACTCTTCATAACCTTTGCAATACCTGCAGCATAACCTTTATTATTACCAGCATAATACCCCTTACCATCAGTTCTTTTAAATCCGTTTTTAAACAAATGGGAGTTATCTGTCATATTAGCACCATACTTATCTCTTAAAAGAACAGCTTGTGCTGTTAAACCATCTCTCCATGTCGGAAACTCTCTGTTATTACCAGCATCGTCGTTTCCAACATTACCAACATTTCGTGTTCTCGCACCTCTACCTGTCAAACCTAACTGACTCTCAGCAATACCCATCGACAATAACAGACCTGCATCTACACCAACAGTATTGGCAACAGTATAGTAATCTTGTGCAGTCAAGGGACTTTTACCCTTTCCCCACTTATCTATAACACCTTGTATTCGATTTATATCCCACTCGGTGTTTTTATATTGTTTATAAGTCAATGACATCTTATCAAAGTTTTGACAAAAATAGTAAATTTTAAAGGCTTTACAAAAACAATAAAACGCACCCTTATTAAAAGAGCACGTCTGATAAAAAATTATCTCTATAGGATAATAATTATTAAGGAATGTATAAATTTGTCGGATTATCTTTCTTCACTTCAAAGTTGAAAGTTTCCTGTTCACTAAAAGTTTTCAAATCAAATGAAGTAGTGATAAGATGCAAACCATTTTTTGAAGGTAGCAGCGCTATATCTTTCTTCCCTTCTGGTCGTAACCCATGTATAAAGGTACAAAACTGCTGTATTCTATCTTCAGATAATTTTTCGTCAATGTCTAAAATCCATCTTTTAGTACCTATTATTTTAGCACTACCACTTGCTTTTCCAAATATGTTCTTCAAACTTCTATAGTTTTCAGAGGATAAAGAAGAAGATAACTTCTCAAGTAACATGAAAGCTGTATTCTTATAACTCTTTTTGTTAAGATTAATTACAGCTCTTGCATTGAAAATCTCACAAAGTTTTACGATTTCTTCTTTCTTACGCTCTAAATAATCTACGGAAGAAATATAATATTCTTTAATGATTTTTGAGTCACTTTCCATTTCAGGATTATCTTTCCTACGCTTCAAAATAAATATAACATAATATTCATCTTCTTCCTGTTCAAACTCTAATAAAGGTTTTATGAGTTCGAAATTATCTATTACTTTTTTCATGTTGCAAATATAAAAATAATATTTTAAACTACCAAAAAATATTAAAATTATTTTTGTTTCTCTATTAAATTCCTGATAAAATCTAAGCCTTTCTGGTAAACAACAGTCTTCAAACCTATATGAGTCATCTCAGCCTTCCTATCGTACCACTGAGTTTCTATCTGTTTGAAATAGCCGTTATCGATATATTTCTGATAGGGTTGGTTATTATGCATCAGAACATTTTGTTCTCTCAGAAACTTAAACAAGTTGTTTCTTCCGTATCCTTTAATTGCCAAAACTTTTGCAACTTCTCCCACATCTATCGTATCTTCACTTTGAGTGACAGCATCATAAAAATCTGCTTTCGGCTGTAAAACTTTATTTTCAGCTATTAACTTTTTGTTCTCTCTAACTTGAATGAGTAAATGCTCTAATGCTTCTTCATAATTCTGAGGTAAAGAAATTACGTTTTGATTACCATTCAAGTTATTCTCCAACTCTTCCCATCTCAAAATTATTCTCGCCCTAATTTCATCATTCCACTTTGTAGCAACATAAAGAACTTCTCTCTTATCTAATTGATATTCAAGCCTTTTCTCTCCCTTTTTATCCACGTATTCAACCAACTCAAATTTGAGGGCGTTAACTTTTTCCCACGCAGGCTCCATGTTCCGAATGTCCCTCATTACATTATCGTGTCTTTTTCCTGTAATCTCTGCAATTTCTCGACTTGTCATTTTAAGGGAGTTACTATTATTCGCTCCTCCTAAATTTAAAATTTTTCCTTCCATCTTTTTATATAATTTTAAAAGTTTCTGTTTTCTTTAATTCTCCAACTCTTACTTTATTCACATGAGTGAACTTCACATTAGGGTCAGCTCCCTCGAATTGTTTTGCTTTCTTAATGCAATAGTCTATCTTATACCCAACAGATAAACAAACTTCATGATTGTTACCTTTCACAATACCCATCCCCATATAAATAAATTCACCTAATTTGAAATCCTTACTTTTAATGTAATCAATTTCTTTTTCAATTTTTGCGTTCATGATTATTTAATTTTAAGGTTTTTTACAAAATTACTAATTGTCTCAGACAACTCTTCCCGTGTCCCATTATTTTTAATTATTAAGTCAAACTCTTCATCTTTAAAACTGTCCATCTCTGTTTCAGAAACATCATCATCCCCCTCACAACCATCTCTCTCTATTTTTATAAGAAATGCTCCTTTTCCTTTAACATAATCTAACTCATTTCTAAAACGAACATCTGTTATAACACAGTTTTTAGCGTTGAAAGTAAACACTCGAGAGTCCATTACTCGTATCCACACATCAGGTCCTAACGTAGACTTTAAGGATTGACCAACCAATCGTAAATACTCTCGAGGACTCCTTTCATCAGAACTTGACACAGGTTGTTCTTTCCAATATCGGTCTATAAAATGAACTTGAGCTGTCGAAGCTACGATACTTGCAATCTCTCTAACAGGGTCTGCAAACGCAACCTTGTGAAGTCTTTGATGATGATACTTGTTAAAACAATATTCTAACATGTTCGCAACGGTGTCTTTACCCGAACCCTTTTTACCACTCAAAGCGATAATTACAGGGTAATCTAATTCTTTTTTACTCATAATTTAACATTTTTATTTTGCAAATATAAATAAAAAATTCATATAAACAAAAAATCCCGCCTATTTTCATAGACGAGATTAAAAAATTAATTTTTATAATAATTATCTTGAGTGTTTACCCACTTAAGAATATACTTAAATCGAGTGTCTTTATCCTGAGTCAACATAACCGTAAACCAATCCCCTCTCAATCTTTCTTTGAAAGGTCTTCGATAATCCAAAGCAGATTTGTTTATACTCTTCGTTATGGAATTTTTATCCCATAACCAAATAGGATTATTATTAAACTCATTTCTCACTTCGTTAAAGAAGTAATTGAAAGACCATCGTTTATCGTTTTCAGTAGTAAGTATCTGCATACTATCATCTCCCATTTTCGGATATGAACTTTGTTGGAAGAAATTATTCTTTTCAGCAACATTTAGTTCAAGCAATCCCGAGTTTTGAGAATGGTTATAAACATAGGCTTTATTAAAACCTTCATTACGCTTTTCAGCAAAGTCGTAATCGTTATGATACCTTCTACTATCTAGCCAATAACTTACAGCATTCAAAGTCTTATTCATCATGTTGTTTTTAAACGGCATTTCTACCGTCCATGGGAATTTCTCACCATAAAACACCTGATAAGATTTATTTGTAAGTAAGTGAGACCATAGTCCGAAACCTTTATCAACATTCACACCCGTTTGGAAATAATTCTGATGATTAATATAATAATCAGGTGTGAAGGAATAATAAGAAATCCAACTCTGTGTTAAGAAACTATAAGCCATTGTAAACGAAGCGTCTTCAAAGTAACGAGTATCTTGAAGAGAAACCTCTATTTCCGAATTATCTGTTTCCTTAACAAAGAAACTACGACTTTCCTTATCATATCTCACCAATTTCTCTTTTGCTAACTTAGTAGGAACATAATCCCTCTTAGTCATAAAGATACGCTTAAATCGGCTGTCGTAACCAAATATAATACCCAAACCTATGAAGTTATTATCACAATCCATGTGGGTCATACCTTTCACATGTTTGATTATCTTAAATGGTAAATGCTCTTTGAACCAATGTCTCTTACCTGTTGTTATCTGTTGTAGATTTCTTCCGTTAGAATCAACCATCAACACTTCACCACGCATCGCATCAGCCCAAACATGCCCGAACTCTGTAGAAACCATAGCTTTGTGTTGTGTACCACCGTATCCAATTTCAGAAGATTGGAAATTAATAGGTCGCCCTGCAAACAAACTACCTGTCCCTGTATATTCGGTATTAGCATTCATCGCGTCCTTGTATTGATTGATAGCATTATGAATTTCATAAGTGTTCTCAAATCTAACTAAAATCTGTTCAGACTCTATCCCTCTAATATCTACCAACTTACCATTAGCAGTAGGGAATTGATGTTTATCGTTCGGTCTATAAACTCGCCAAGGGTCAAATCTATCTACCTCCGAAGCATCTTGTTTAGAATACACTACAACATTATCCATATTGTAACTTCTATCCCAATAGTTTCTATCGTATTCAATAGACAACATTCTATTTAAACCATTGAGTTCAGTTCTCTTAGAATAAACATCATTGTAATAGAAAAATTCCCACGATTTGATAGATACATTCTTCTCTTGTGTCCACGACACATAGTCCGAAATGTTTGGATAAAAACGCTCTTCATCATTAACTCCTCCGTATCTATAATTACAGTTTACAGTACTTTCTACTAAGAAACTCGGTATTCCATAATAAAATAGATAAAACTTAGAAGGTGGTACAACATACATTTGGTCTAATCCATAAGGTGTGTCATACCTCGCAGCAAGGAAGAAGTTAGGATACTTCATACTATAATCATCACTATTAAAGGTAGATGTATCTGTATCTACATAAAATCTCGGATAACCTATGTTTCTATAACTTCTATAACCAAAAGGTATCAAGTCGGAGGTACCCATCGCATTTATATAGAAGATTGGGAATTTACGCTTAAATGAGAATCTTGAAATGTAAGTATCTCCACCAAACACAATATCGTAACTATTGTTTTGATTAAGCATTCCACAATAACCTGTATCCAACCATCTTACAGAGTTTATCTGTCCGTATTGAGAGAACAAGAAAGTTTTTAATGTGACATAAGGAGAACCAATATTACGAGTAAACTCTCTACTTCGACCACCTGTTAAACGATTATCACCTTCTACCTGACCCATAGTAAATCTACTACCTATGTTCTTATCACCATTATCCCAAGTTACATACTCAGGGTTATAGTTAAAGTAATAGTTTCCTAAAGAGATGTAGTGTGTAAACTCTCGGTCAGTATTATTAAACATGAAGTCATTACCTTGATAATCTTTAACAAAATGGTTACCTTGTTTCAAGTATTTAAACTGTTGGATACCTCTAAGTGAGTTAGAAGTTCCCTGTTTATCATGTTGTAAGAATACATCATAATTACCAACAGAAGAGTAATAATACGCAAAATTACGAGGGTCCCCTAAGTTTTTAAAACTCTCCAACCACTGCAAAGCATACCTGTTTCTTTTAACTTGAGCACCAAAGGTGTTATAAGCAATCTTCATAGCAGCGGCTGCCGCAATTTGCCACACAGGTAAATCAAAACCATTCGTTAAACCAAATGTTTGATATTGACGTGTACTTGATGTAATATTAGCAAGTTCAATCAATTGTTCAAACAATATCTCCAATCTTGCCAAGTTTTCAGCTCTTCTAAACGCCCTCTCACCTAAAATAACCCATTTAGGGTGACCCTCTACCTCTGCAAACATACCTTTTGAAGTACCCAATAAATAACCATCAAATTGCACTTCTTTTGGTAAAATATTAGCGTAGTAGAAATGTGTATCAGGTGAGTGGAATGTAAAGTTATTGTTTCTAACCCCTCCATGAGGGTGTCTTATCGAAGTAAACCCTTCAGGTGTAGAAGAGTTCAAGAAGTCAGAACCTAAATCATTATATGGATAGTTTGCATACAATGCTTTATTATCTCCCTCATTATACTTGTAAACATCGAATAACAACCCTCGCATAATGATTGATTTATCCAATGTTCTATCCCCTCTAACAAGCTCATAACTTACAATAGATTTTCTAAAAGATTCAGTTATTAAGTTATTCTTAACAGCTATATCTAAGAAAGCATTCACTATTTCGTTATCAATATGAACACCTAATACATTTATTGTAGACAGTGTGTTACTTTTCTCACGAGAAACAAACGGTTCAACAGCATTAGATGGAAACTTAAAATGTCGTATTGGTTTACATCTTAAATCAGTAACTCCATAGTTTTCACCGTTAAGATTAACCTGCGGTTTTAACACATAATTCTTACCTAACTTACCATCTGTATAAGTTTTTGCAAATCTTTGTTGATAAGTAACAGGTATATCATCCGTGGTTATTTTTAAATCAGAAGAGTTATACAACTGTGCATTATCAGGATAAGTTTCTATCGACTCGTAATAACCAAAGTAACCTTTTTTAGAAGGTATCACCCCACAAGAACTTATATCTTTCTGTAAGAATTTACATTTTCTTTCAAAAGAAGTATTCTTTCTAAATACCATCTTTTTAAATACCACATTGACTTTTGAATATACCGTATTTCTAACAGTAACTTTAAAGTTATTAAGTGTTCTGTTACTATATGCAATAAGAAACTGACGAGTTCTCTTATATTCCCCAAACTTATCTTTAGGACCCCAACTTCCACTCTTATAGACGAAACTGTTAAATCTTAAAGAAGGTATTAACTGAGTATCAATGGCAACAAATACAGATTCGTTTTCATAAAAATCAGGTTCCTCACTTGTTTCTTCATATAAAGAAGTATCAACATTCCATATATACTTTTTAGAATCTGATTTATCGATGTATATGCACTGAGCCTTTCCTACTTTAGGGAACAAGGTTTTATTTTCAAAAGGGATTGCTTTCTTAAACATAAGAAAACCACCCTCCTCTCGTTTCATAATGATAGACCGATAAGCCTGTAAATCTTTACAGTTTTTAAAAACACTAATTCTTATTTCATCTGCTGTTCTAAAATCTACATCTGAAGTTTCATCTTTATGGAAATCAAGAACAACAGGTTCCTCATTTTTATTCTGATTAATTTTCAACCATGTAGCATTTGACATAATAGCGTGCTCGTCCGTGATAGAATAAGGTTCAATAACATCCACAACCTCTGTGAAAACAGATTTAGACAATTTATTTGTAAATGCAGAATTAAAATGAGTTGCGTCTTTAAAAACATTCTTGTCAGTTAAATACCAAACACTTGTAGGAAGACTCATTAAATAACTTAAAGCTCTCCCTTCGTTAAGATTGCATTTTTCATTGTAACTTTCAAGAATAGGGCGTATTGGATTGTTTAAATAACTTTGGTCATTCTCATCATGCACATATCGTTGGTCAGTTGTGTGAATAATACCTCCATAAAACTTATTCCCATTGTTTACTGTTATTTCATTTGTAGTAGGTTTGACTTTACACAATCTTTTAATTTCAGTAGAAGTAGAATTATCGGTTTTTCTTCTCTTTGGAATACAACCAAACGGATAACTAAGCAACCCTTTATCATCAGTAGTGTCTTTATCAAAATGAGAAATAAAACCCTCAACAAACCCACGGTCGTCCATAACTCGTCCGTTGTTATCTCTCATAAACACACCATCTGAAAAAGCATCAACACCAACATAATCCTCGTCATCTTTTTCTACATCTTGTATCAAACGATAATCCTCCAATGGAGCAGGTTGAGTAACTCTTTCTTTCTCTTCGTATTCATCAACCATCATCTTAGAACCCGTAACCGTGTAAGGTTTACAAGAAACACCTTCAAAATCAAGAAAAGATGGGTCACAGTTAAAATCAGGAAATTTATTAATCCATTTATCATACAAAACAGGGTCGTTCTCCTTCAATATTTCGGGATTACTCTCTATCTCCCTCGCCATATCAGTAAAGTTCTGAGATGGTTTGAAACTCCAAGAAGTTTCTTCTTCGTTTCTATAGGTTTCGATGGAACAAACACTCTTCTGAACATCTTCTATCTCTTCACAACCCGTAGGGTCATCCACACAAGTTTTAAAGTTAGAAGGAGCTTTACCTTCAACAGTAGCAGTATTTTCAAACTGCCAATATTTTGTTCTTTTATTTTCCTCACAATTACCACCAAATCTGTTTACGGACTCATAATTAAGACCCGAGTAATTTGCAACTGCTTCCTTAGTAGGAGGAGGTGGTACTAACGGGAATACAGCAGTAATAAACCCATCGTTAGTTTGAAATTTCAACCCAAACGGATAAACTTCATCTCGTAGATAAGTTTGATAATTCGATACATTAGCACCATCCTTATACAAATCTTCTAATGCCAATGCAGATTTCCATTGTAAGAAACCACCCATAAGATTCACGACAGGTTGTAAGTTTACTTCTTCCTGTGTTTTAAGCCCCGCTTGGAACAGATAACCACCTGATGTAGACATTATGTCAGCAGTCTTATAAAGACTCCTTAAAGCCATAATTCTGTCCCTTGTAATAGGTATATCAGAAGCATCTTCTCTATCATGAAAAACTTTATCTGTTGAAACAGGATACACACCAACTGTTAAATAATTTTCAGTAAAATGAGCATCGTTTCTCCTAATCGTTACGATTTTATAATTCTTGAACGTAGTATCAAGATTTGTTATTTTTAAAGCAACCCCTTTACCTGAAGGAGCATTTCTATCCGATTCACTCATAGAATGTTTACCTTCATCGAACAAAGTGACAGGGTTTGTTAAAGAAAAGTAAGGAGACAATTCATTTCCTTCTGAATCAGAATAAGCAATCATATATTGATAAATACCCATATTCAAGTTCCCTCCTGATACAACAGACTCCACTGCAAGACAAGGTTTCGCAAAACCATGAAATACATTCAACTTCTCACAATCGACACAGACATCTTTAACATCATAATCCACACCACAAGAAGTTAAACCTGTCTTTGCGTAATAATTCTTTTCTTCATGTAAATAGCTATCAAAATATCTTGGAGGGTTTAACCCATCTGTCCAATACATCTTGATACCCACTTTTTCAGTTTTAATAACAATGTTACCCTCTTTAATAGGATATTTTAATGAAAAATTCAAACACGGTTTTTCCTGTTTAAAATTACCATTTTCATCTGTACAGTTGTCACCTATTAAAGTTTGATATTTACAAGTAGGGATAGTTAACTTAGCAATGTTGTCCTCCAACGATTGAAGAACAACAGATAAATCACACCCACAATAAGTTTCAGCTTCTTCAATCGATTGCATCTGAGGTGTCCCCTCAATGAAACCAATCTCCGAACGACCGTTCGCAGGATTTGTTAAAAAGAAATAAACCCTATTACTTGGTAAATGAGACTTAAATCCTACCACACGATAACCTTCTTTAAATTTAGAACACAATATATTGGAAGGTTCGTTTTGTAACATAGGTGTACCGTTTCCCACATATTCTTCTATAGCAGTATTTAAAGCAAAAACATAACTTTCTTGCCCTAAACGAGAAGGGTGGGAATCGGTATCCATACCCTTAGTAGGTATATTTATATTCTGTTCTATTTTCATTTAACTACCATGTTTTTATATTTTCAATAGGTGTAGAATAAGCCTGTAAATCTCTCGTATTTAACATTTTAAGTTTTCTGAAAGATTCAGGTGTCAAACAATCAAAATTTACATCTGCTTTAGCAAGTGAATAACTCTCTTGCATATTTGCTTTAAGTAGACCCATAAGATTAACTAAATTAGTATCATCTTGATTTAACACTATCTTCTCCACCACTTTGTATTTAATATAATCTTCTACATATTTTGCGACTGCTCCACGAGACGAGTCAGGGATTTCTATATCCCCTTCCTCAGTTTCTTCTAACCCGAAGTATTGCATATAAATGGTACCTTCAGGATAATTAGTGAAAACTATATCATTTTTTATCATAATCTCCTTAGGATTTGTGTGAACATGTTTATTTCTACACTCCTCTGCTATAGCAGACTTATTTCTATATTTACCAAGAGACAACAATCCCATAGGTTTATAGTTAAACTGATATTCATCTGTTTCAAAATAAATCTTCTCCGTTATAACACGCTCTTCTTCACAAGAACAACATTCATTACAAGTATCAAACCTCTTTATCTTTTCGTTTGTTTCTTTCCACTGCCTCACACCTTGTAAAGCTTTTGTAGTTTTAACTTTTGAATAGTTAATAGGTGTACACTCATATGCAGCATACAATGCGAAAAAGTTCAAAGGTAATTCACCTTGACCACAAGAAACATCCACAATCGCTTCATGTAAAGTCATCACACTCTTACCAAACATTCTCAAGGCTTGGATACCCCATCTCTCCATAGAAACTTCATCTAATAAACCTGTCGAATAGTAAGATTTAAAATCCACCTTTATCTCTGCTACAATTTCACTTAAAGTCATTATTAATATTTTCCTATATATTTAGCTCTACGCTTTTTATTTTTACTCTTTGTACCCAACGCTTTTATTAAACTATAATACATTTTGTACTTTTTACCTGCTTTAAGATTAACTGCCAATTTCTTCTTAATTACTGTACTAAATGTATAATCCATACTCCAAGGTTGGAGTAATTCATTTCTTTTTAAAGCGTTTGTTAATAACAACGGAGTGTAAACATATCCTTGAGTTTGATGATTATATAAATATCTTAACTCATTTCCATTTACAAACCTTCTCGAAATTTCACCTTGTCTTTTAGGAATCGCCCATACGAAGAAATATCCAATACCATCTAACAACACCCCTCCTTCATTCTCCACCAACTTATCGGCTGTTTTCTTTAATATCGCATGAACAATCTTCATTAGCTCTTCCCTGTTAACTATGGTTTTTCCTTTTCCTAAACCTGATTTGCTCTTATTATATCGTTTCAACATCTCTCGTAATCGAGGACCTGATGAAACTTTAAAAGGTTCATCCGTAGTATTCATCACATACGGACCCTTTCGCCCATTTCTTTTCTTTATCATAAATTACTAAAGTTTCGGTCCTGTTTTCTGATTACTATCTAAGTTTGGTAACTCATCTGTCGGAATCTGTCTACCCATTGCAACTTTCTGTATTGTTTGAGCAATCACAGTAGACATTAATTTATCAGGACATGTAAATTCACAATTCCATAAAGATTTACAAGTTGACTCTTCGGCCGCTCCACAAGTAGACAAATCACTTACGCACTTATCTTCAAGAGTTATCAGCGTAACATCTACATACTCTATCTCACTATCGGGTAAATACAAATACCCATCTTGAACATAGTAATAACTATTTTTCTTAGCGTTTTTGCGTCTAAATCTTTTATCCAAAAGTTTATAATCTGTTAAAGTGATAGGTAGGAATAATATATTACTATCCACGCTTGTTACTTCTATAATAGAATTACCATACCTACTGTATAATAGTTTTGGTAATTTCTTTTTAGAACGCATTACACTTTTACATCTCTGAAATTCATAAATCCCACACCTCACAACATCTTGAGGTATCATCTCTAAACAACGAATTGTTTTAAATAGATTGTCTTCTCTAAATATTGTTTTCTCCAACAACTTCTGAGAAATTAAGTTGGTCGCTTCTGTCTTACCAACTTCTAAAATAAATCGTCTACTAATATGTTCATCTTTAGTAAGATGTTTCAAGTTATTGATAATTGTTGAAACAAATTCTAAATTAGTCATTCTAAAAAATTTTAACAAAAATACTAATTTTCAGGAGTATTTAGAAATAAGTAACACCCGAATTTATCAAATGCAAAAACGGCAGGAATTAACTTCCCGCCGCAATCATAATTTTAATTGGAACAAATATATTGACTCTAAATAGAGAAAACATCAATTTAATATTATCCTAACACGTCTTGATAAATAAGAATTATCTTCTTCCTCAATTCCACCACCTTGTGTAGCTATTCGGTCACTATCAACGCCAACTTCCACCATCAACTGTTTAACACTTTCAGCTCTCTGTAATGAAAGTTTTTTATTATATTCCACACTTCCCGATTTATCCGTGTAACCTACAAGTGTAACAGTTGCTTCAGGATTTTGCTTCATGTAATTAACAAGCATTCCTATTGCAGAAGTAGAAGACTCTTTCGGAAGTAATGAGTTTTTATCAAAATAAACATCCGCATAATGACTTTGAATAAGTGTTTTAATCATTTCCTTAACACTTTCTTTCGGTCGTTCTACCAATTTATTTGTAGGTTCAGTTGTTGTATCTTTTGCAACAACTGATGTTTTAGATTTAGAGCTTTCCCACACAAAGGAAGGGTTACCTTTATCTTCTGTAAATCTGTGCTGGTCGTACCACTGTTTCTTTTTTCTACCAAGAGCATATTGTAGACCAACCATTCCTGTGAAATTTACACCTTGTTCGTTAGGATTATCAAACCAATCACCGTTGAAACGATAATGTTGTCGAACATTCCATTGTATAGAACCGTCTACCAATATAGACCATCTATCAGAAAGATTGATTTTAGGTGTCAATCCCAATATAGCGATTCCGAACTTATCAAATGATGAGAAATGATTACCTTTATGCAAACCAATTCCTCCACCAATGTGACCCAACACACCAAAAGTTTTAGTCATTTCTTTAATTCCCAACAACTCTCCAAAATCTATTACACCTTGAAGTGTTGAAAAGTAAACATGTGAGTTTTGTTCAGTCGGTCTAACATATTGATTGTATCCAATATTTAATTTCAAACCTACTACTTCATTAAACATGTATCTTGTACCAATATCTACTGTTATCATGTCTTTACTTGAAGTGGTAAATTCTTTAAAACCACCGTTAATTTCAATTGTTGTTTTTTCATAACCTTGTCCTTTACCATATAAAAACAAGGATAAACATAAAGTTAGAATTATTGATTTCATGTCACTATTTAATTTTATTTTGCAAATGTAATAATTAATTTTTAAACTTCCAAATTTTATAACAAATTTATTTTATTATTTTCTAAAATAAAGGTATTTCCATTGTACTTAGCAACATATTTCTCTCCGTCCTTAACCACCGCAGCATTTGAATAGTAAACACCATCTCTATATAACACTCCAGTATTTCGCTGTTCTGAATTAGAATGGATATGGGAAAACATATGCAGTTTTAAATTATGAAGAGTTTGTATTCTTGTTAATAGAGCAGAATCTCCCGTTGGTTGTAAATTACAATTCAAATCTAAAATTCCTTTAGGAGGACCGTGTGTAATCAAAATATCAATATCATCATCAATCGCATTACACCACCTTTTATATAGTTTACCTCTGTCCGCCATGAAAACCCAATCACCATAAGTAGGTACATAAGGTGACCCAAATATCTTATAACCCTCTATCTCAACGTGTTCGTCAATGAGTAATTTAACACCTACCTTCTCCCACATTCTTCTTGACCATTTCAAATTCTCAAACTCAAACACATTATGGTTACCTGGAACAAACACTTTGTGAGGAATGTGACTTAACTCTTTACCCACCCACTCTACAAATTGTTTACACTCTATTTCGTTCTTTACAACATCTCTATAATTAGACCAATCCCCACTATGAATGAGTAAATCTGTGTCTTTTGGTATATCAAGTTGCTCATGAGTCATATGAGTACAACCTATATGATGTATTTTCAATTTCTTTTTCATGTTGCAAAGATATAAAAATAATTTTAAACTACAAAATATTTTAACAAAAAAGGCTTGCTTTTTAGCAAACCTATTTGTAATCAATAAGATATTTTTTACCACGCCATGTAAAAGTATCATATCTGTTCTTAGAAGCAGCCGCTTTTTTAAACGCCTGTTTGAAACTCAACTTATCGTAATTTGTATCATCTTCTCCACCCGTTGTAGCTTTCGTATCTGTAGCAATTTCATTCTGTCGAATTGCCTCAAAAGACTTATTCTGAGGTATCATTGTCATCATTGCTGGAGCATTGTCTACATTTGAAATACCCGTGTATCTATTTCCAGGTGTAGCTTCAGCTCTTCGTATAACCGTAGGACCTTCCCCTTCTCCTGCAAATCTTAAACCTGCTTTATCAACACTATTCTCAGCAAACGGAGATAAACCTTGAGCCATTCTTAATTGAGCATATTCTGTCGCACCTTTTCGTATCTGAGCGTTCATCTCAGCATCGTCACCTAAACCATTATTCTTCAAAAGATAATCTCGCTGAACTAAATTTAAACGAGGTGTTATGAGTGGAATATTAACATACTGGTCGTTAATGAAAGTACCTTCTGACAAATCAGTCATCACATTCCCATTATCTGCAACCATTGCTCCATAGTATCCATTAGAACGAGGATTAGTGCTGTCTTCATAAGGAATATACTTTCTTTCATAATTAACCTGAATATTCTTATTCCCATCATTCACACCTAACTGCTGACTTGCTCCAAGTTGTCTAAAATGTTCTATATCTGCAGGAGTCAAACCAAAATCCCTACGAGGAATTACAACATTAGCAACACCTCCCTCTGCAAAAAATAAAGGTTGTTGCTGAACTTGAGCTTGTTGTAACTGTCCTTCAAAAGGATTCGGGACAGGAACACTACCATTTATTTGAAAATCCCCATGAAACTCTTGGTCAGGGTAAATATCATAATCATGCATTGTTTATAACTTTTCCACAAAAATAGTAAATAATAAGATAACAATAAAAACTATAAAATAAGAACTTATGAAAAAAGACATCTACTTTACGGTAGATGTCTCAGTGATTTTATTCTTCATTCAAAGCTTTAACAATAGGATATGGAACAAAAGCAGCCACTATATCCCACCAATCAAAGAATGTTTTCTTAACATATTTGTCATACAACTCTTTCCAAAAAGCAATAGCAAAAGTGAATAATATTCCGAACAGAAGACCTGCCCAAATACTTTTCAATGCTACTGAAAAGAAAATAGTTGTTACTAACCAAATAATATTACCTAAACGAGAATGAATAAGTTTATCATTCCCTTTTAGTCCCGATTGTATTAAATCTATAAATCGCATTTCAAATTATATAATTAATATTTATGGTATTAATCCACCACCTAAACCACCTCCATCATCATTGTCATCCACCCACACATGTGAATTTGCAGAAAACAAACCTGATAGATTCAAAGAACTATTCTGTAAACTAACTCGTAAAGAAGAAACAAGTTGATTAGAATACCTTGAAGATTGACTACAACTCGTAGACAAAAGTCGTTCACGTCCACCCTCTATTTTGGAAGTTGGAGTTTCAGAGGTAATACGTAATTCTAAAGCAGTATTTGTAGGAATAGACACAGTATTCAACACCTCTCCGTCATCATAAGAAAGAGAACGTTGGATTATTTCAGAACCTCCTTCCAACTTTAGAGAAAACGAACCTGTAGAACCTCTATCACCACCTACTTGACTGCTAACATTTACACTTTCAGAAGCATTGTTTGAGACAATCCTAAACCTAACTACCGTTTCACCGTTGCTACAACGGTCAGAACCATTTTGTGAAATAACATCTAAAGGATTCTTTCTACCATTTATTATTTTAAGTAAACTCATTTTCTTCTTTGTCTAAATATTCCTTAACAGTTTGAATTTCAACTTCATCAGGACAAACATATCTTAAATCTCTCAACCACTCACGAAGTTTCGTGTTAAGTTCATTTAAAATATCATTCTCTTTAACCTGTAACAAAGTTAAAACTCTTAAACTATAATCGTGTATCTCCTGGTATCTTTCCTCACAACCCCTTTTTACAGGAGTTGTTTTAGAGGAAAATTTTCTACAGTTACACATTACTTTTTCTTTTTCAATTGGAAATGAGGAGGGTCGAACATTTTAACCCAATCACCACCCCATTCTATTGCAATACCCAACTCATTTGCAGTTTTCTTAATATGAGCTGCAATATCCCTAAGTCTTGCAATAGTGTCCTTATGATTAACCTGCACCTTGCCTAAAAAGAATGGATACAAGTCTACAGCAGAACTTAAACCATCCTTCTTACCGTCTGCTTCATCTTGATGATTTGAAAGGTTTTTAACACCGTCTGCTTTAGTCACAATAGGTCCTGGTTTAGTTCTACCTTTAGCATAAATAGCTCTCTGTTCGGCAGTAGTTCTCAAACCACAAGTAACTGTAAAATCCACAGGACTGTTTGTAATCGCAGTTTTTATAACTTTCACTAAATCAGGATGAACATTTTTCAAGTTGTTTAAACTTCTCTCACTCAACTTGTATTGAATTTTCTGTGTTTCCATTAACAATTAAAATTTAAATAAATTATAGTGAATACCCACTCCCATATAAGGTCCTAAATAAACTTGCTTATTTTGTAAATACGCTCCATAACCAATATTCACACCAACTCCAAATCGTTTATTAGGAATTTTTATTTCCTTTTTATAACGTTCCATGTCGTTGACCTTGAAGTTTTTGTCGGGACTTGATATATCGATGTAACTTTTTTTTTGGGAAAACCAATTCTTTCTATCCTCATATTGTATAACATCAAGTTTTGCATTATAAGCATACTTTAAAGTACTACCCGCACTATCTTCAATAGTTGTTGCCTCAAGATACTTATCTTTATAATGAGTAACCTTCGCTTTGTTACTCGCAAGTTCTTGTTTTGTAGCCTTTAATTCTCCCTCAAGTCTCGCCTTAATCTGCGTAAGTTCTGTTATTTTATCAACACTGATATTCAAGGCTTTTATTAAAGTGTCTTGAACATAACTACGATAACCCTTACTCACAGCAACTTCTATACTATGAGTAGGAATATCTAATTTTTGAGCATGAACAATACTATCTTTAGTTTTATAAACTACAACAGGTGACAATTTTTGATTTTCAACATACTGTTGAGTATTCTTTATCTCCTGTAACAATCTTTCATCCCTGTCGGTTTTCACATACTTATCCCAAAGGTATAATCCTAAAACAGGTATCACTGCTATCAACGCACCTATTAATAAATCTTTTTTATGTGTCTTCATAATATCTAAGAATTTTTAATTTAAGGTTCAAGTTTTAACACTTCTTTAGCGGTGTCCTCTGTTTTATCTTTAATCACTTCATCATTCTTCTTCATCGCCTCAATAATACCCGCCTTGATAAGTAGCTGATTCTGTAACTCATCATTTTTATCTTTCTCCTTAATATAAAGCTCTCGCCACTGAACAATCTCTTCTTCATAACGTCTGTTAGCAATATAATGATTTATTAAGAACATTACTCCAAACAAAGCACCTACAAAGGCCGCAGGATACTTTGCTATTAAAAGAGTAAATCTACTTATTGATTCTGTTACAACCAAACCTTTATTCTGCGGAATAGAAATATCTTCAGAAAGTTCTTGTTCACTTTGTACTTCGTAATCTTTTATTTCTTCTTCCATTTTACATTTTTAAGTTTCAACAATGGCTTTTTTACAATGGTCTTTGTCAATTTTATCAAGCAACCATACCAAAGCCTTCCCTATTCGACTTAAAGTATTATCTCGTTCGTTCTTACCCAATGTACTACTAATAGTTTCATTTGAATTACCAAACTTATATCCATCCTTAGTAATCAACATTAAATTGAAAAGAGTTCTAAATTCACTGTTTCCAAATTTATCTACATTGACCGCCGAATGTCGAAAATAATTCAAGTCTCTGAAAATATAAATAACACAAATTATATTTATAAAACTAAGTGGTACAAACAAAAATATAGCCAAACAAAATAACAAAAAGTCTCCTAAAAATTTTAAAATTTTCATGTTAATCTACTTTTCAATTTCCCAATCCTGAACCTCACTTAGATACATACCTTTACCCGATATACCTGAGATACTATCTTGACATTCTTTCTTAGTAGTAAGTAAAAGACCCTGTCTAAAAAGTTCATTTATGTACTTGGTATCGCTATCAAAATCAGTCCTTTTTAAGTTTAAAACTTTTGCAAGTCCTTCAACAGTTTCATAATTATAAGTTACAAACCTGTCTTTTTTAGCGATAGGTACCTCTACAGTGACTGTTTTTCTCTCATACGCATGATTTACTTCATCATAAACAGGTACTTCCTCCTCTTCTAGTTTAAAGCAAGAGTCTACAATTTTCAGTTCATATGTTCTTTCAGATGGCCTGTTAATAATCATGTCAATATGCATTCTTACATATCCCAACTTAGCTTGTCCAAAGAACAATTCTTTATTTGATTTTATCGAAATCATATCTATTTAATTAACGCTTTAACATAAATTTTCTTAACAATATCTCTACTTGCTAATGTAGCAGGGAATTTCAACTTACCATCTGTAGTATGTTGAGGCTGTTCTACTTTAACAGATACCCCGTCAGCAAATATTAGATAACACTCTAGTATAATAGAAACATCTTTCATATAAGGTATTCCTGTAATAACTACGGCATTCCCATCTCTTCCTACATTTATACCGTCCTGCTCTAAAGTAAACACATCATCGATTCTCTTAGAGTTTGTTCCTGTAATATACTCATCTGGGTGAGGTGTCCAATCTGTAACTTTATTCCCCAACTCTATTTTATAATGTCTAATATCTAAAGCCACACCTGGCACATCAGTAGTAAATGAGAAAAATTCCACAGGTGATGTAAAGCTTTCTTGAACAACTCTTACCCACTTGTTAGGAGGAATAGCTTGTCCTAATACAGTTACATTGCTTGTGTGCGAATGTCTTACTTCAATACTTCTAGTGTGGTTTCCTAAGTTACTTCCTGGTACCCTCATTCCATATACACCTATTGCACTAGTAGAACTAGGAGTATATCTGACAAAATAACCTGTAGCATCAGACATTACGGCTGGAGTTCCTGTATCAGAACTATTAGGTGTAAGTATAGGTAAAGCAGAGTTTTTAACTAAGTTATTTCCTCCAATAGTAATAGCCTTAATTTTTGCATCAGTTTCTGCTTTTGTATATGCGTCCACAGTTCCTCCTCCCTGCATCTGAATAATTCCAAATTCTACTAGTTGAGATACGACATACTCCCCTATAAGTTTTTGACCTATTGCATTTGGATGTAGACCATCAATCATATAATATGAATGGTTATAGTTAGTAATCCCTACTCCTCGCATGTCTATGTACCTAAGACCATACAATTTTGCTATCTCTATTACTCTTTCCGCATAAGCGTCGGAATTTGGATTTAAGTCATTCTTTGTATTAGCTGTGAACGATTTTAAAGGAGTCATGAGTATTACCTGAGGTCCTATATTTTTATGTCGTTCAAGTAACTTTTCTAATCCTACTTGATATGCCTCTGTAAAATTAGCATAATTCTCAGCTTTTGTTTTATCTAAACTGTTTTTCGGTCTCAATGTTCCCAAATTAGCATTACCTACCTTTTGGTCATTGGCTCCCATAAAAATCAATATATACTCAGAATCGGCAGCAGCTTGTTCTGCTCTTGAGTATGCAAACGCATCATAAGTAGTTCCTGCAACCTTAGAACCTGAAACAGCATTAATAGAGGCTTTCTGTGCTCCTGTAAGGTCAAAGAATACACCTGTCCACATCATATCAAGAGAATATCCTTTCTGAGAGTTATATTCTGTAGAAGTAGAACCAAAATTAGAAATAGAATCACCAAAAATAGATACTTTTTTACCTTTTAGTTTATTTTTAACCTCTACTTGAGTAGTACCTCCAGAGCCTGAACCTCCAAGACTATCTAAAGAAGTAGTATATACTTTACCATCATAATCCATGATAAGAGCCTTAGCTCGAGTCTTATCAGAAATATCAGAAATATATACAGGATTTAGATTAAATTTACCATTAATTTGAAGTAATCTCTCATCAAATTCTCCATAAATTAAAGAGTTGGCTACCAAAGTTCTACTCTTACCTGTATTATGGATAGCTAATATGTTATCCTTATGATGTTCCATCTCAAGATGGTTACCTATCAATATAGAGTTATATAATCTAAAGTGATTTCTTGTCCATATGTGAGAACCTATGACAACATTATTATAATCTCTAAACTGAATACCTCCTCCCGAGTTTGCTCCAATCCATATCGACCCTACAGTTGTTGTCGCCCCTGGCTGGGTAGAAGAAAGTACATTTCCCACATTAGAACCTACATATACTGAATTCGAACTTGTAAGTCTATTTGTAGCAGCATCATACCCAAATGTTGGAGCTAATCTATTATATTTCCCTGTAATGTATGACTCGAAAATAGGAGAAATTTGCTTTAAGTCGTCTAAACTTCTATCTTGATTTAACAGTTTTCTACCCGCACTCTGTCCAACAATAGTTAAGTTTGTCCCAGCAAGTATTTCAGCCGCAGCACTAGTACCTATAATTGTATTATAGTTACCTTTAGTACTAGCATTAAAAGCTAAACTCCCCAAAATAACATTCTGTTCTCCTACATTCTTAGAAGCATTATTTATACCCAACTGCAAGTTATAAGTACCTGTATTATTCTTATTGTAGTTACCCCAATACATCGACCAGTTATGGATACCTATTTCTCCAAAAGCACTTCCTATTATTGAATCAGGGTCAGTTCCCTCTTTAATAAAAGAAATAGGTTTTGGTACATAAGTACTTCCATTGTCAACTGTTATAGTTTTGAAAGTAATTTTATTTAATTTAGTATCTACTTCTGATTTACTATAAGTATTACCTGTAAGACCACCAGCATCTATTGTAGCATTATTTGTAGGTAAAGAAGGCAAATAGGGTTTCACAGCATTCGCCCACGCTTGAGCGTTTGTAACACTAAGTCCTGTAGCATCCTTTTTAGCATAAGGTGTCAAATCAACAGGACCACCACCTCCACCACCTGAGGAAGTAACCATTTCCAAAGCTTTACCGTTACCGTCAGTTACTATCGGTGTAAAAGTCGTAGCACTTAACTGTTTAGCAAACAAGGTGTAAGTGTCATTACCCGTAGAACCAGGGGTAGGAACACTACCACCCGTAGATACTGCTTTAAATCTAAATTTCTTATTACTCATTTTTGTTACTAAATAAAGTTACCACTTGAATCTTCTACATTCGCCCCACCACTATTTGCTTTCGGGGTGTAAGCCACATAATGCACCTTAGCATTAGCATTCGCAGAAAATACATTACTTATCGTAAAGGAATCCTTCGTAGCCTCAATAAGAACCGCTGGTACAAATACACCTCTCGGGTCTTCTGTTTTAAAAAGCAACACAGGCTTCTCTGCAAAAGGCTGTCTAAAAGTATATTTAAATACGGTTTTATTCCCAGGAAGAGTCACTTGTTCAAAATCCGTTTTCGACAAAATACCCGCCTCATATGCTTCCATAGCACCTGTTGAACCACCTGCCGATTTAGAGGAGTTCTGTTGCATAACACACAAAAGTCTTCGCATCAAAGCGACCAACTCTGCTAAATGCAAACTATCTTCGTAATTACTCATTAATTATTTTTTAGTACCACTCCCCATTAATTTTAACTCTGAAAGTTATAGTAGTAGGTAGTGATGTAATATTTGTATATAATTGAAAATTCACAGGCAATTCCTCGCCTTTTTCATATAATTTTGTCATCTTTTTATCAAAGTACATATCAAAATCATATTTTACAAATTTAATACTTTGAACACCATTTCGCAAACCAATAACATCAGCATTTAGAATTATAGGTCCCTGTTTAGTATAAAACCTTTGTTTATTATTTTCAGAAATTTTATTTTCTTCAATTTTCGAGGTGTTCCATTTCATCTGTTGAATATGAACAAATGTACCCAACACAACTATTGACAAAATCACAACAATAAGAAATATCTCCATTGTAAAAGGGGCTATTACACCCCATTATATTAACTCGACCAATCGTTACCCGCTTTTACAAAATAATTTACATTGTATGTAGACTCATCATCCACATCAGGAGCTTTGTAATACAGAGTAAATTCGATAGGTAATTCCGTACCACTCGTGTAAGGAACTAACATGTTAGAATCTGTATATAATCTACTTACATCACCTGTAAATTTAACATGTGTAATCGGGTCATTATCAGGGTCTGAATAAATCAAATCTGTTTTTGTAATTGTTTTATTCTGTCTATTGCCTAACCTCAACACATTATTTTCTGAAACAGGTGGTTGATTAACCTCTGATACAGTGATAACATATGGTATTGTAGTCTGCCCTTGATTCAAACTAAAGTTACCTGTTAATTGACTTGCTGCACCCATGTAAGTACCATTATAAATCAAAGGAACATTCGTAGTTGAATTTGCAGAAACTGTCACATTATCAACACTTATTGTAAAACCATAATCTGAAAGCAATGTACCAGCTTCAATTGTAAATGCAGTCCCACAAGTATTATTTAAAGCGATATGTCGAGGTGTTACATTGTTATAGTTAATTCCTTTACGAATCGTGTCTGTAAAAGCACTATCCACAGTAGACACACAATGACCATATACATCAGCTGCTTTCGCAACATCAAATATTATTTTTGCCATAATAAATTTCGTTTATAAGTTTTTAATTTTATCTTCTATATCTTTCAACTGTCTTTCAAACTTATCAGAAAGAGTTAAAAGATTGAATATCTTACCCTCAGGCTTAAATTTAAAATATTCTTTATCCACCATAACATTCTGTAAAGGTGTCTCTAAAGCATCTTTACTTTGACAATTTCCATCTTTGTCCAAAACTCTTACAGAAAGTTCACTTACTTTAGGTGGGATTGCGGTCCCACCTTTTAGTAAGTCAAGAAGATTTTTAAGCTCTCTTTTCAAAAGAATAACTTCCTTCTCAAGAGAAATCACAGTCTCTGTTATATTCTTATCTGCCATTATTGTACAAATTCATAAGTTACAACTTGTTCATAAGCAGTGTCTTGAAACTTCGCATTATACTGAACAAGGTTCAAACTCGCTTTAGGAATAACCTGACCCGTTGTTACAGGAACACCGTTCAATGTAAGACCTGTTAAATCCCCACCTGTTATTCTCACCGCAGTATAAGGGTCACCTTCAGCATCAAAATAAACCTGATTAAAATTACTTTCACTTAATGAAATCAAACCTTTATTTGGAACATTCAAACGAATATCATTTCTTGCGACAGGAGGCTGATTACCTGAACAACCTCTAACAAGGGTACACAAATCTAAAGTTTGTTCCTGAATCATCTTAGTGATGTATTCAGACATGAATGTTTTAAACTCGGTTTCTTTTAAAACTTCTTTTAAAGTATCTTTAAACCAAGTTTCTTTTAAAGACTCTTTAAGATGAGTTTTAAACCACTCTTGTTTCAACCTCTCTTTAAGGACCTGATTAAACCACTCCTGTTTAAAATTTTGTTTTAAAACATCTGTAAACCAAGGAGCATTTTCAAGTAAATTTCTAAACTTGTTTTCAAGCCAACTACCTCTAAGTGCATCACTTATATGCTGTTCAATCCAAACATTATCTCCCTGTATTTCAACACCATTCGGATGGTCTACAAGTTTAATACCCGCTCCCTCCATTAAAGTTTTAAATTCAGCATAACCGTCCGAATTTATCCCTTTATACAACTCAGAACCAACACCAACATTGGTTATTTTCATACCTTCCTCTAAGGCTTTTTTAATATCTGCAATAGTATCATTAAGCAACACCAAAGCGTCCTCCATATTATCTCCATTAACAAGACCCAATGGTATCAGGGTTGAACCGTTGTAATGAACACATTCCGTGTTTACTTTAAAGTCGCAACCACACTTAGGAAGTTTTTTCTCACACCCACAAAGAATTGTAGGTTTTTTATTACATGAATTACAACCCATTTTTATAATATTTGTTTAATTTGTCCACTCGTTTCATCTCTATAAAGCATATTCTTAACAAGACCAGCAGACTTAGCTGTAGCATCATTAGCAAATGCTTTAAGACCCGAGTTAATTAAATTACCATTAATCACACTAAAACTACCTTCTGTTTCCAAAGTCAAGTTTGTAGAAGGAGGAGCTAAAGTTGCCACATTTCTAAACTTGAAATTAGGAATAACCAAACGATAATCACTCTTTGAAGTCATCAATAGGTACTCGAAATCTCCTTCAACATAACCTCCGTTATTTCCACCAACACCATTTAATGAAAAACTACCCTCGGCAGTACCAGCGTCGTTTATAAAATAATTAAAATGATAGTTAGAACTATATTTTAAAGTAGTATAAACAAAATTAGCCTTATCTGCCAACAAGAAGAAAGTATCTCGTCCAACATGAGCGTGGGTCCCAAAGTTAGGAACTTCCAAATTATAAACACTAAACGCTCCTGAAATAAAGAAGAACGCAGTGTTAGTTAAAGGTTTATAAATCTCAGGTTTACCACTAATTCTTTCAGTTATCATATCCACAGGCATTCGTTTAGCATTCAAACCTACATTTAACTTCGCATTAGCCATAGAATAAAATCGACCTTCACTATCAACCTGAACATTATAGTTCAAGATAGATTCAATATACAACTCTCCTGCTTGCACAGTAATAGAAGCGTCCGCGGATGGATTTTTAAAATTACATCTTACAACAGGTGCTCCCAAATTTAAAGATTTTGAGAATTTGAAGTCACTTCCATAACTTTCTCCACCAGCTTTTGTCTGATTACCTTCCCAAGTGTAAGTATCACTTTCTATAAAAGAAATCTTGTCAGAGGTTTTCTCACCAATGTAGAAATAAGAATATCTGTCAGTAGTAACACCTGTTCGTTGACTCCCGTCCCATCTTAAAATTCCTGAACTATGACCATTCGATACTGTCCCGTTACCCACCAATTTCATGAATAAATCCTCCTGTATCCCGTTACCTCCGTTCTTAGGAATATTTAGATACAACTTTTCAGAATCAAAAACATAATCATCAACACCTACATAAGTCAAACCAACACCATTCTGTAACTCAATCGTTAAAGTGTTAATTGTAGGATTCTGTGTCATGGTTCCACTTGTCTGTACAATAATCCTTGCATGTTTATGCTCAGGATTATAATCTGTCCCGCTACCAACTACTGCTGCCCTTGCTTCATCAAAGGTTAAATAAGGTCGAGAAATACTACCATTAGAAGGGAAATCAGCAGTAGGTTGATACGTATTATTTACATAAAACGTCTTAATTCCCGCTTCACTCGGTTGTTCGATACTTATTGAACCGTCGTTATTTTTCGTTAATTTCAAGGATGAAGACTTTAATCTTGAAATCTCCGCTTTGGAATTTGTATCAGAATGAACTAAACTTACATCACCCACAGCCGTAGCAACTACTTCCTTAGTAGGAACTTTTGCAACTTTAAAGTCTATTTTTCCATCAGTGACTTCAAGTGTTACACTTCCATCGCTCGAACTCAAACCTTTGAAAGTGTAATTACCACCATTCTTTTTGAAAAGAGCCTCTCCTTCACCCGAAGTCTGAATGTTTAAGTTCAGATTCTGTAGAAAACTATTTATCAAATCTTTGAACCATTGTTTTTCTAAATTCCCTTTAAGAACTTGTTCAAACCAAGGTTCATCCATAATACTTGCTAAATACTGTTTAAACCAATCTTGTTTGATAAGTCGTTTAACCAAATCACCAAACCAATCAGCGTCAGCACTTTCTTTCAAGTAATTCTTAACCCATTCTTCATTAACACTCACTCTAATTGTATCATTTTCAGGAGTTAACAAAATCCCGATACCTTGAGAAAGTGTTTTAAACTCTTCTTCACCTACATCATTCTTACCTTTATAAATCGGAGCACCCGTGCCCACATTTACAATTTTCACTTCAGAATCAGTTACTTTCAAATATACATCCGAGAACATCTCGTTTATTCTCAATATAACCTCTTCTAAGTTATCACCTCTAATAATTCCTAAAGGTAACAAAGGTAAGTTAGTGTAAGTTACGCATTTAGCGTCTAATTTTTTATCAGGACACTCACCACATGGTTTTTTCTTTTCACAACAACACACAGGTTCGTGACAAAACTTACATCCTCTCATTTTTAAGGTATTCTTCTCGCTTCGTTATAAAAACCTAAAACTAATTCTTTAATAAGAGTCTCATCAACAGCAACAACAATCGTATCATCTGTTTCTGTCAATTTAATTCCCTTCCCAACCTTCAATGTTCTAAAAGTATGAGACCCATTTTGACCCTTATCTTTATAAACCTTAGCACCGTCTCCTAAGTTCAACCCTATAAAATCATTATCTACTTTATGAGACAATGTTTCTATTTTAGTATCTATTCTTTTGAGAGCTTGGTCTAAAGTATGTCCTTCTGCAACACCTATGTTTTCAAGACATCTCCCTGTGTATTCCACAAGTGTAGCATCTGTTTTATTACAACAATTCATTGAAATTATTTTTTCATATTAGCGATTTTCGCTTTTAACATTTTTACTTCAGATTTCACCGCCAACATCTCCTGTTTAATATTGTTGTTATCTTGCTTCAACTTCTCATTCGCTCTAAACAACTCTTTAAACGTATTTTCTAACCAACCCACGTAGTCCGTTAAAGAAGGAGACACATGCGTGTCCATCTCAGTACCTTTTACCTTAACACAAGTGGAAGAGATAAACATATCACATTCCATCTCGCTGTTATCAACAGTCGGTATGTTTATTTGACCACACTTTCCCATTATTTCTTCTCTTTAAGTTTACAAATTTCATCGATAAGCAATTGTAATAATGCAGTCAAACTTGTAACCTTGGTTTCACACTCTTTCAAACACTTCAAATCAAGACCTTTAAGAACATCATCTGTCCCACCATCTTTCTTCTTTAATTTACAAAGCTCTGTAACAAGTGTTTTAATAGCGTCTTTAACAAGAACAACTTCCTTCTTATCGTATTTACTTTTAGTTACAGGGAATGTTACACATGTCCCTTTATCCACATCCTTAAGATTTATAGAGTCTAAAACGAAATCTGTTATTTGATATAAATCAGTGGTAGTATCCTCAAGATTTATACAATTTTGTAACAAGTTCAATTTAGAAAACTCAGGAAGTTCAAGGTCGTAAAACACACATCTTGAAGGTGTCTTAATACACCCGTCGGCTATTCTATTTTTTCTACAACCCATTTAAACATATTTATGATATAATGTTGAAACCCTATCTAAAAAACATTCATCGTCAAAGTCTATTTCACAAAAACGATGTTCTAACAAATCATAAAGATAAAGTATCAAATCTATTTCCTCCGATTTAAAATTATTCGCCAAACCCATCTTACGAAACATCAAGTCTTTATCAGCCATACACATGACGATTTCATCAACCATCTCCCTAATGTTCTCGTAGTTATTTTGAAATATACTTGTAGCACCCATTACACACAAGTTTTACAAGTTTTCAATCTATCAAGGTCTCTCTGAGCGTTTTGTAACAAAGTAGTAGCCTCACAAATGTTATCATGACGAACATTCGCCTCAGCACCCTTTATATAAAGTTCAACACGCTTAATTCTTTTAACAAGCTCTGTATCCACTCTGTTAACAGAACAAGAAAAGTTAACCTTCATTAAAATCTTATCAAGCTCTAAACGAAGATTATCTGTCTTCAAATGGTATCTTGTCTCAAAGAATTTGTCAGGTGAACCTTTTATTGTTATTTTATAAACACCATCAGGTAAATATCTCTTCTCTTCCCTAACATCACTTAAACCTAAACTAACACTTGTAAACATGTTAATCACTCGCTTATCTAAGTAATGAGTTATCGGTTTAGAAAACCCTGGAGGTGTTATCTCAATAATTGCAGGTTTATCCTCTATATGAGCCCACTCAGAAATATCATATATAACTAAGTATCTCGGGTCCCTATTCTCTAAAACCTGAAAGTCTATATCTATATTTTTAACAGTCTCGTTCATCACTTCAATATTTTAAAAAAGGGAGAGTTAAACAAACCCTCCCTTCAATTTATATTACCCCAATGCTCTTACTCCATCAATACCTGCTTGAGCAGCCAAGTTATTCAAAAGTTTTTCAACTTTCTGTTGTTTACCTGCTTCAACCATGATATGGAAAGTATTATTAGCACTATGAGTACCACCCATTCCTTGAGAGAACTGATTTCGTCTAATTGTAATAGCATAATCTATATACTGAGCGTTATAGTTGATATTACTTTCAACACCTTGTAAGAATTTCTCTTGGTTAGATTTAGCCTCAGCGATACCACCACCGAAGTAAGCGATACCTTCTCTTTCATAACCTCTTAAAGAATATCCTACTTTATCTCTCTTAGAAGCGTAAGACAAATATTCTACATGGAAAGGGTCATCAGAAATTCTTCCGATACCTTCTCTCACATCTCCTATCCAACCTCCTGATACTTCAATCTTGATTGGGTCTTCAGAGTATCTGATTTCATCAATAACACATTCTGTAGGATTGATTTCAAGGATTTTACCTTCAATCTTAAATCCACACTTGTTAGCAGGAGTCCCAGCAACAGCTACAGGTCTCCAAGCTCTACCATCAAAATCAGCAGGAGCTTCCGCTTTGTACATATCTAAGAAGATAGGGTCGCAAGCTTCACCTCTCAAGTTAGTTTTAACTTTCGCTTTGTATCTTGTTTGACATCCACCTGTTACAGTGTCCTTAGTAATTTCTAAGTTAGGATAAGCAGCTTGAAGTTCAGCCAATCTATCTGTAACACCATCACATTTAGGGTCTGGCAGGTCGATGATAAATTCTCTTGTAGAAAGTTTAACCTCTTTACCTTTAACCCAATTTGTAGAAGAAGTTGTAGCATTGTTACATACAGAAAGAGCTTCTCCTATATAGTTAACTGTAAGTGTAGGTTCTGTACCAAGAGCACCTGCAATATCAGTAGCAGAAATTTTCTTAGAGAATAGTGCCGTATAAACACCAACACCATCTTGTTGACCTTTTCCTTTTTGAACTGAACCAGCAACAACATTCGTTAAACCTTGAATAGTTGCAGATTTATCAGCACCATTATCTTCAATAGTGAAAGAGTAAACATAACCACCCTCAGCAGCAGTAAATCCTGTTGCACAAGCAGCACACCCTTTAATATAAGAAGGAATAGAAGAAACAAACGCTGCTGGGGCAGGAGCTGTCCCTAATTGTAACAACTGATAAACAGAAGTCAAACCTTCTCTCTTAACTCTTTCAACAACAACACCTGGATACTGTTCTCTTACAGCAGCAAGAGCGATAGCATCACCTGCATCCACCAATGTAAGTTCGTAGAAGTTATAAGCTTCTTCTGTCTCAACAGGTCTGTTATTGAAGATAGGTGTAATTTTTACAAATCTCTCAGGAGAAACACCACCTCTAAGTTTGAATTGTTTGAAAGACTCAATAGCCTGTTCAACAATCTTTTGACAATTTCCATCAGCACATCCGTCAACAGTTGTACATTTGTCACTGTAAAGACTTCCTGCATCGAAGAACATAGGAATTTGAACTTTCGCATCAGGATAACCTAAGTGTCCAATAGCCTCACCTGACAACTGAATCATAGCACTCTTACTTTGACCATTTCTAAATCTCAAAGAAGTAGTGTCATCAATACCGTTGTAACCAACGATTACTACATCAGGAGTAGCTTTTAAAACTTTTGGAGTTTCTACCTTGATAGAAATAATATCTTCTACTGTGAATGGATAAGAAGCGAAAGTTTTGTTATCTTTACTTCTCGATAATCCTTCACCTCTTTGTTTTTCTCCCTGTCTGTATCTTATCTCAAATCTTCGAGATTTAGGGAAACCATTAAACGCCTCAACTGCCACAAGACCATCCTTGCTAACATTTTGAGTATCGAAAATACCTACTTGACCTCGGTTCAAATCAAGTGAACCACCTTTAGTCAATACTGACCCATTAACCAAAAACATTGGTCGGTCGAACGGTTTATGTAAACCCATTTTTATAATTTTATTTTATTAAACAATGATTAAACAATAGAATTAATTTCATTAGAATCTATCTGATAGCGTTCTACATAATCAGAATTGATATTAAAATCTTTAACACAGATGTCTAAAATATTCTCTATGTCACTATCTGTAAATTCAGGATGAACATTTGTGGAATGAGAGCCGTCAAAATGTATATAACCCTCAATATCTACAGGTGTTGGAAACCTGTAATATGTCAGAAAGACATTAGAAATATCGAAACCTTTTCTGTAAATCTGAATTGCGTCCTCCCCGAATGTATAAAAGGTTTCTCGATAATCAAAGGAAGGTTCGTTGAACTTATCGTTGTATAACTCGTGTATGTTTTCAGATTTAACCTCCCACATTACATCAAAAAAATCTTCACAACCATCTTGTTCACCTTTTGCCCTCACATTGACAAATCTAAAATAATCTTCAGGAAGTAAAAAACTACGGAAATCCTCGTGTAGCGAACCTTTCACTAATTCCTTATTAGGAACTTTAAACTTTTGGATATTACGAACTTCCCCATTTGAGGAAGCTCGTATAATTGTATCCAAGTATTTATTTTGAGATGTATTGAACAAAATAACAAACCTACCTTTATCTACAGCAATATTGTCATTTATAGCGTTCTTGTTCACTTTCAAAAGGAATCTGTAGTAAACATCTAAAATATCCATTAAACTGTCATTAGAGCATGTCGCACCTCCAATAATTCTTTATCTTTCATAAGCCTTGAAGCTGCTTCTTTCAGGTCTACTCCTAATGGAATTTCACCATAGTAGTACTCCCCTGAAATATTTGAAACTTGACCTGTACGCACCTTCTTATTAAGTATGTGGAACAACGCTATTTCATCTGAACCGTCGCTCGTTAGAGCTTTTTCATAAATTCTAAGAAGTTTAACTGCGTTACCATCATCATTCATGAGCCAAGAATACACCATTGAATTTAAGGAACTATTCTCTATATCTTCTGAAATAGTATTAAATCCAATATATTCCAACGCTCTAATTGCTGTAACTCTGTTATTTTCCAACAATTTACCAAAGCTAAGAACAGCCTCCATAAAGTTGTTGTTAATTTCTTCTTTATGACCTTTGTATTTAGTTACATCCTCAACCATGTATTGAGCCGCACCATAGCGAGGATTTCCTTTTTCATTCTTCGGTACCAACTGATAAGAAAGTACTGCTTGTACAAGGTCTAATAAATCAGAAGCTTGAGATGTTTTAAATGCTCGGTCTACACCAAGTTTGTAAGAATAGTTGTCCCAAAATTCTAAGTTGTTGTGGTTCAGTAAACCTTCTTTACCCATAAATCTTTCATATGGTTCTACAACATATTTCTTGAGAGCATTAACTCTCAACTTAACTTCATCTCTGTCTAAAAGAGCATAACACGGAGAGTCTTCGTACAACCCTGTGTCATACACACCGTTACCCAATTCATCTGATACAAAGTTAACCCCTCTATAGTTAGCAACTTCCACAGATGGTAGTTTCGTACTACCTTTCTCTTGGAATGCCTCAGGAGCAGACTTATCAGGCCTATTAATAACTTTATAAATCGCACCAACTTCTATCTCGAAATCATTAACTTTAATAATATCGGGAACGACTTTGGATTTTTTTGTACTTTTTGCCATCTTTGTTAAAGTTTTATGTCTGCAAATATAATATAAAAATTACTCAATAAAAAGTAAGTGAAACCTCGCTTTATAATTAACACAAGGTTTCACTTTACTCGTTTAAACATCTTTTCGGAAAAATTTACCTAAAATATTATCGTTATAAAATCCTTCTCTTTCAAGCACACCTTCCTTAAATAATTCACGAGTTTCAAGATATGTTAGTTGTTTAGTATCTCTTGCAATGAATAATATATCTCTACTCACAACAGAAACACCCTTCGCAACATCCTCTTTTAACTCTTTATTTGAACCAATGTAGGTCTGCCAATCGCTTTCTTTCTTTACGATTTTATACTTCTTAAGACGCTTATCTGTAATTAACGCTAATTCTTTTTTACCTAACTTAACTTTCCTCTCTGTGAAAAAATTCTTTTTACCTAAATAACTTTTACCATTAGATAAAGTTATTTTATAAATAAAACCAAAAGGTTCGTCAGGTAATTGCTTATAATCATCTAAATCAAAATTCTTGTACTTCCACTTCGGAATGTTGTTTATTTCTTTCTTCATTTACTTTGTTTCTTATTTCTTCTTCAAGTTCAGGATTGTCTTCAAGCAACGAAGTTACATTAGACGCTCCCTGTCCTAATTTAACATCACCATACGAATACCATGAGCCACCCTTTTGAATAATTCCGTAATCAACGGCATAATCTAAAAGTTCCTGCATTCTGTCAAGACCTTTACCAAACTTAATTGTAAACTTCGCTTCTCTCATAGGAGGTGCTATCTTATTCTTAACAACCCTACACCAAGAGTTGTTACCAACTTTTTCCCCATGGTCTTCAGCACTTGTCCCTTTAAAGAGATGTATTCTCTGAGATGCATAGAATTTCATAGCTTGACCGCCTGGTGTAGTAACACCGCCACCATAACCACCAATCATATTTCTAACCTGATTAGTGAAAATAACGGTGCAATTACTGTCCATTGCCTTACTTGCTATCTTAGGCATTTCCTGAGATAAAATCCTTGCTAAAACAGCCATTGTAGCCTCTCCTGCGTCAGCCTCAAATATCTTTTGAGGTATCATTGCTGCAATAGAGTCAACCACTATCAACGAAAACTCTCCCGTATCTAATAGGTCTAAAAGTATCTGACATGCAGCTTCTGCACTATCAGGTTGTGTAAATAGTAATTCTTTAATATTCACACC